TTTCTCAACCTTCTTTCTTAGAATTCCCTATATTTGAATTATACAGGAAGCTCCTTTATTCTTAAAAAATGGCATAAAAAAAACAGACTTTTCGTCTGTTAGATTCATTTTTATAAATAGCAAAACAGCATATATAATATTTATTGTTTTATTATTTATAATTTTAAGTTTCTTTATATTTTTTTTCTTAAAAAAGTCCATGCTATACTTGTCTTCATGAAATCTGATAAAAATACATTTATAGTATATCATAAATAAAAATAACATGCACATATTTTATATAACATTTCATATAATTTTCAATATTTTTTGTTTAATTGGTATTATATGGAAATAAATGGTTTGTTTTTTTATATTATTACTGCTATACTAAAATTATAAAGATAATCATGTATATAAATTTTAAACAGGGAGGTGTATTATGTTTGATTATGATGTATCTACATTAAAAGATTTTACTTTCAGCTCTATATATGACGTATTTGCTCTAATTGCTCAAAATTATCCAGTACGATCCAGATATGATATAGAATCTTTTGAATATAAATCAGATTACTTAGCTGAGGGAAAAAGCTATAAAATTGTTCCGAAATCATTTTTTGAAAAATATCAAAAAGAATATGAAGATGAAAAAGAAAAATTTTTCAAGGATTATTATGGTACTCAAGGAGCTTCTGCGATCTATTCTCCATGCGATATATTAACAATAAAATATAATAAACTTTTAAACAACAGAAAAGAAATTATTGAAACAAAAGGCATTACTAGTAGAAAATATATGGATAAAGAAATATCGAATCATAAATTTGATTTAATAAAAGATGTGAATTTTACAAATAGTTATTTTGCTTATGTTCCTACTACGGAACTTGCCCCACTTCCATTGTATCGTCGCTTAAAATTAGACCCTTATGAAATGGCTACGACTATAATTTCACTAATTATTGAAGCTTCTGATTTCCCATTAAAATTAACTTTAGAATTTGAAAAAGACAGTGTACGCTACAAAAGATATGTTCACCTATTTGACGCACTAAATGATATTCAAGATCAGCTAGAATGTTATATGGCACTTGAAGGTATTACAATGACAAGGCTTGCAAAAGAAATAGGATTCCCAAAATATGCATATAACAATATATTTGCAAGGATTATAAAATTTAATGATTTTAAACAATTAACAGATATGGTTGGGGCTAAAATTAAAATTACATTTACACCACAAATAATTAAAACATATAGTTCGTGCAAATTAATGTTTGAAAAAATGTTAAGTAATATTGATGATATGGTATTTAAAAATGACCAATGTAAAGAATCAATAAAATATCAATTATTCTGTAGTATTATTAGAGAAGCTCCAGAACTAGCAATTGTAGAATCATTAATAGAATTAGAACAATTACGCCGATCATCTAATTTAGCACTTTTTAGTCAAAAAGATGTCGATATCTTTGAAGAATCAAAAAAAAAGGAGGCTGACAGCAAATAAGCTGCCAACCTCCTTTTTTACATACCTGCCATAAAATTCATTGCTTTTGCAAGAGTGTCTTTATCCAGGATTGGTTCTGTAGAATCTTTATCTTCTACATCTACATCTTCACCAGAAGATTCCTCAACCTTTTTAATTGGTTCTGGAATTTTAACTTCTTCTGGCTCAGGCGTTACTGGATTTATCACTTCTTCTACAACTTCATTTGTGGATTCTTTTTGTTCCGTCTGTGCAATTTCTACATTTTGTTTCGTTTGCACAACAGATTCTTCCTGTTTTTTCTTCTTCCTTTTTTCTTTAACTATTGGAGTGGAAACTGTATTCGTATTGATTGGAAAATTATCAAAGCTATTTAACAGTTCATTTCCACGTCTTTCGATTTTATCAGTCTGCATTTTTCTTTCTATCATTTCACCAATGATGATGGATTTAGCAAGAAATCTGCTTAATGATTTCCCTCGCTTCATTTCCAAAATATCATAAGCTAATTTCTGATCAGGATCGGATAAATCGAAACCAATATTTTTTCTGATTTGATTTTTTTCTGCCAATAAGATCACAACCTTTACAAAAAATATGCTTACTGTTTATTCATAAGGGATTTCGCACTTTTATACAAAATCTGTGCCCCTTTTGCATTTGCATGAACATCTTCAATGAAAATGACTTTACCTAATAAACCTTCTTCCTGTAACTGCAAGATGTATGGTTTAAAAATTAAAGATGCACCACCGACAAAAACACTTGTATACATTTTTAAATCAATTTTATCTTCGATAAACGTTTTAATACCTCGTTTCAAATACTGTAATGCCATAGTATCTAACGTATCTAATACTTTTGTTTGAATCGCAGCTAAATTTGATGGCAATGTTCGATTTTTGATCAGATTATCAATATCATCTTCTCTAAGATGAAGATCATATTCTGATACAATATAATTACTAAACTCATTATAAAATGGAATGATTCCCAATTCTCTTGTATCCATGATATCTTTTTCAGGATTTCCATTTCGTACAGAAAGATAATCCCATGTGAAACCACCGATATCATGTAACATGATCAACGGTTCTTCCTTAGTTAAATTGGAACGAGTATACAATGCAGCATGTCCCTGAATAAAAACAATCACATCTTTAAATGTAACAGACATCGGGTTATCATTAAACATGAAATTTACATGCTGACCTTTCATCATCATATAATTTTTCAGATTTTCATGCTGAGTACGATAATGAGCCGGTGGAAGGCTGAGAAGTAACTCAACTTCGTAATTATCGCCTTTCAGGCCTCTTCGTTTGATTTCTTTCGCAATAGCCATTAAGGTTAAAATGAAAAAGCGATCATCTGTATGTTTATATCGTGTATACTCAATTCTGTGACTTCCTACGGTATAATACTTTCCTTCATACTGTATGCAATCATTTCTGAAAAATGTCGTAGATGGATTACTGTCATATGAATCCAGTCCTGTCAAAAATAATAACTCTGGTGTCTTAATATTTTTGTTTCCTAAATCTACGCTTACGATCATAATAAGCTCCTTTCTTTGTGTAAAATTAATTTTTTCTTTGTTGTTTATTTTTGAGACGTACTAATGAATAAAAGTAGTCGTCAATGCCTTTTTTCTGCCAAACAGTATAATCCTGACAACGATTGATGGATGCATCTACATTCATCTTAAACTCACTGTAATCACCTGTTTCAACATCAATCAGTTTGCAATTAACATCTTCGTGTGGATGTAGTGGATTTAATATTGGCTCTGGAATGATCAATCTTCCTGTCTTTTCATCTGCAAAAAACTCATCAAAAAATTCACGTTTATGATTTGTGTATGTAGAATAAAAAGCATAGTCTTTATCATTGATCAGTACCTTATATGGCGTATTTTGTTTGAAATTACCGTATATCTCTATCGCATTCCAACGATACACTTCCATACGGATTCCAACTTCATGTGCAATATCAAAATTCTTTGCCATTGCTCTGTATACATTAGGATTTTTGAATTTGTCCATGTCAAATCCGTCATATACAAGTTCACATCCATATTCTTTCAAGCTGCTTAATGCTTTTTTTGTAGAATTAAACTGTCCACATCCAGCAATTGCCACAAACGTCATCGGTTTGTTCATTAGATATTTTGACAATTCATGGGCTACGTTTGCTTTTAAACAGCCTTCTGTCAAAACAACCGTTTTTGCTAAAGGATCATCTCCGATAAAATGTACCGGTGATCCGGGAGAACTTCCGCATTCTTTTCCTTGGCTTGAAAACCACATATATTTAGAATCTCTGATTGGTTTATTTAACCTGATCTGGAATCCCTGAATGTAGCCTTCTCGGCTCATCACTGGAATAAGAATTCCGGCGAGGGCTGGTGTAAAATTGACTTTCCATTTGCCATCTAACATATAAAATCCTGGAACTCCTTTAAGATCCATATTGTAAGATAATAGTGTTTTCACAATATTATCAACGCCTGTTACTGGAACAGATCGATATTGATGTTTTTGGATAGCGGCATCATTCAGACCTCTTTTTCTAAGATTTTTTTTGTGTTCATCACTCAGTGTCAAAATAGAAAGCAATGCTCGATACACATAATCAATTTCTCTTACATCTCTTTTAGGTTCTTCTTTTGTCGGTTCATCCACATCTATTGAACGATAATCTTTTTCGATTCCGTAAAGATCACAGATATTGTGATAGGCTTCACTGTTTGTCATATTGAAATATTTTGCATAAAGCTGCGTTCGTCCTCCTCCAGAATTATTCACACCTCTCGTCATGCAGGCACAGCAGTTCCACATATTCTTATTAACTGAAATATGTAAAGCTCCTTTGCTGCCACAGAATGGACAATCTGCATAGATTGTTCCGCCTGTCAGTCTGGCATTTTTAAGAGGTAACAGTTTTGCTTCGTCTTCTATAGTAAACGGAAATCCCATGATGCCTTCCTCCTTTGCTTTATAAGTTATATTTCTTCACTAATGTTTCCGCATGTCTTTGTAATTCAGGCTCAATAAGACTTCCTTGTCGTGCCATTTCTATAAGATCATTTGGATCCATTTTTGCAACATCGCAAAGCATTATTCCTTCATATTTTCCTTCTTTTACCATATAGTTTTCAGCATCATCATAGATGTTTTTTGTCTTTCCACGTCCACGATTAGGATCTAACTGTAATTCTTCTTCACCTGTCTCATATGGAACTAAATCCTTTTTTTCTGTCCCAAAGTATTTTTCTTTGGATACGGGGTCTAAGTCGGAAGACTTTTTGTTTTCTTCCTGTCCATCTTTGACAGATTCTTTCGGACGTAAAGCTTCTGGAATATCATTAAATTTCAAAGGAGTTTTGTTTTCATCGTAAAAATCCTTTGGAACGCTGATATCATAGGCAAGCATCAATAAATATCTGCGAAGATATGTGATATTAGCTCCTGTGATCTGAATTTTTCGCATATTATTGTTATGTTCATCATCGTTTCCTGGCCATGGAATGGTAATTTTTCCATGCTTTTCTCCTGTAAGTGAATCAATCATAATTAAAGACATATCGCCATTATCTTCTTTACATGGCATGTCCGTAATTTTGTATTTGCACTTTAACGGATGAAGAACATCATTAATCCCTTTCAGATCAATGTAGTCGTAATCATCGGTTTCTCTGTTTTTGACAAGATTTTTATTTAGTTCAGCAATTAAAGCTGCACGCCTGTCGTAATAGTTCATTTTTGTTATTTGTTCATCTGTAAATTCGTAAGTTTCTTTCTTCATCGTAAATTTTCTCCTTAATAATGAAAAAAACTACTGTGCTTTCTGCGTCAGTAGATTTAACAAATTGGTATTTCTTGCTTCTGAAAAATCATCATTTACAGCCATAAAAAAAGCAGCCAGGGAACCAATGAAAATAACTTTTTCTTTTGCTCTGGTTACTGCTGTATATAATAATCTTCTGGTTAACATTCTGTGATAAGATTTCATCAATGGAATGATCACAATCGGATATTCCTGCCCTTGGGACTTATGAATACTAACACCATATGCTAACGTCAGTGTCGCAAAATTTTCTTTTTTATACTTAACTGTCTTTTCATCAAATTGAATCGTAATAGTAAAATCTTTGGGATCAATCTTAATGATTTTTCCAATATCGCCATTCACGATTCCATTTATATTGCTGTTTGAAGTTTCTAATACTTTGTCTCCCATATAAAACCTTTTTCCATATGTTTCAACATATTCTTTAGAATCTGGTGTTGCATAAGGATTGATCAAGTCTCGGATGACTGGATTTAAATATTCCGTTGATGTTAGGGCTACTTTTCCACTCCTGCTAAATTTTTTACGCAGCGGTGATAAGAGCTGTACGTCAGAATATTCTCGATTCTCATAATTCATCTCATAAATTTGAGGTATTTTTTTAGAGATTTCTTCTTCAATCATTTTATCATTTCCTTCGATACGAATTAGCTGAAAATCTCTCTCATTCCATATCATCTTTGGGTTTCCTTCATTGATCAGTTTTGCATTGATTGGAATCATAGAATTCTGACCTTGTCGGAAAATATGATCCAGAATTGTTGTAGGGATTACTTTGCTATCGATCATATCCGTAAACACCTGTCCAGGTTCAATGGATTGCAGCTGATCTTTATCTCCTACGAAAATCAAAGTCGCATCAGGTCTTACCTGCGTGAAGATATCTCTAAATAACTTGCATCCGATCATCGAAGATTCATCTACAATAACAACATCTTCATTGACCATACGATTTGCAACAAATTCATCGTCTAAGAAATATCCTAGTTTGCTATGAATCGTACCACCATTTTCATAGTGTGTCGCAGAGATCATTCGTTTTGTAGCACATCCTGTTGGTGCCATTAACAGTACCGATTTCCCACGTTTAAGAAAACACTTGATCATAATGTCTATGGTTAATGTTTTTCCTGTTCCTGGTCCTCCGGTTAGAATAGATAAGTTATAAATCTGAGATTTGATAACTGCTTCTTGCTGCTGCGAAGCTAACAGGATTTTTTCTTCTCTTGCCAGATCATTGATCTCTTCAATCATCTTGGCTCTTTCATCCTCAGATAAGATTTTTTCTCCTAATCTTTCTCGAATCATCTTATTAAGTAGCATTTCTGCATCATAATATTCTTGTAAAAAGAATTTTCCATCTTCATAAACGATAGATTCATCGACCAACTGACTTTTAAAATAATCCAATGCAAACATGATTGTTGCTTTTGGGACACTTTTATGCATTACATAATAAGTTTCATTAATCAGATCATTTTCATAAATAAAAGTATGTCCTTTATTTTTACATAATCTTGTAATCGCGGAATAAATCCCGCACCGGATTCTGATCGTATCATTTTTCTCTTCTTCGGATGGCTCGTGATTCATTTCTATATCTGCTAATGAAATTCCAGCTTTGTATAGATTATAAATATTTGCATCTAGCATTTCTGTAGCATCTTCTCCGAATGCTTTAAGAACTTTTCTGGCCTGACCTTTTTTTAGGTCATAAGTACCCATCAAATAACATAATCTTTCTTTTCTTTCCTCAGCTTTGATAAAGTTTCGCACAGCCATAAGTTTTATTCTTGGAATCGTTTCATGTTTAGGAGGTTCTTTTAAAACGTGAAAAGTATCCGTTCCAAAGGCATCCACAATAGCTTTTGCTGTCTTTTTCCCGATTCCAGGAACTTCATCTGCCAAAACTTCCTGAATGGCTTCTTTGGTTTCTGGAAGCAAGACTTTAAATCTTTCCGCATGAAACTGCAGGGATTTTCTTTTTTTATAGATATTTTCTTTCCATTCTCCATAAAAAATAATCTCTCGGTTCTTTTGTCTTGGAAGATCTCTTCCTAAAACCGTGAATATATCCTGTTTCCAAAGTGCCAATTTTGGTACCTCAGATATCGCATGATATCTTGCGATGGAATATGTACCATCATCTAATTCATTGATTTTCTTGTAAAAACTACAATGTACTTCTTGCATAATTTTTTCGTTACATCTAAATATACTTATGATTGTAACGTTCTCCTTTCTTTAAATTTTCCTTTTTCAGAGAAAATCTTGGAGACTGTTTTTGTACAGTGCAAAATTTTTGATAAATATCCGGATACATTTCTGCCAATCTTTGCGAAGATTCTACATTAAATGTAACCTTGGGTTCTTTTTGTTCATAATTCAATATGATTTTTTCATCATCATGAACAATAACTCCTCGATCATAACGGGTATCATCTGCTCCCTTTAAGGAATTAATGAAATATGCTTTAATCCGATCTAAAGACTGATCTATTTTGCTCAGTTCTTGTTTTTTTACCTCTTTTTCCTCCATTAGCATGTCATATTGTTCTAACAGACTTTTAAATGGATCATAAGGTAATTCAATCGTTCCATCTACATATTTCTTTTCCTCTAATGCTTTAATAAGCAGGTTTGGATCTTTATCCTCAAACATACCCGGTTCTTCGTTGTTTTGAACATGCTGCCAAAATTCTTCCAGTTCTTCGATCATGATCTTTTCATATTTTATATCTCTTGTAACCTTTCGAATAATGACATCGTTCCGCGTGTTACCGTAGATGGCGATCACATATGCAACATCGATATCCATAACACACATATAATGCCTGACTTGGGCTTCATATTGGTATGGTAGTTTAGGATTTTCTTTCGTTCCATAATACTTTTTAGTAAAAGCATTAATTACCTTACATTCTAAAATAGCCATGCTGCCATCCGGCATCATGACTAATCCATCAAGATCAGCCAGCATAAATGGGTGGTCCGGATGCTGATACATGTATGGTAATTCGATAACTCTTAAGCCTGTTTTGAAAGAAAACATTCTCCGTGCATAAGGTTCCAATAATTGACCACATAATAATGTTTCCCAATTTTTTGGCTCCCTTTGAAAGCTGGACGTTTTTTCCCAAAACAACTCCAATGTCGATTTAAATTTGCCCTTTCCTCTTGCTGCTGCACTATCGCTGCCTCCAATTCCTTCTTTTCTCCACTTTAGCCACTGATCCTTATTTTCTAAGGCATTTGCTTTTCGTAGATCATGGATTGGAATTGGTTTGTGTCCATCCATAATATTATTTCCTCCTTTCTGGATAGTAAAAAAGGCACAAAAAAAACAGACATTAATATGTCTGTATATTTTTATGCCTTTCGCAATGAAATGTTCTATTAAATTTTTATATTTCTAAAAAAAGTCCTATTTATCCTGTTAAGGATGAGGAATCTAATAAAAATACAATATAATAATAACATAAATTTCTAATATCAGCAAGCATACAGAACAACTTATTTTTCGACTGCATGGACATAGGTTCGGTAGTCATGTCCTTCGTAACTACATGTCGCAAATGTATAAATCGGTTCATCTTTCTTCGGAATATTTTTTATGATTGATGATACACCATTTCTATTCTTAAGCTTAGTTATATAAGCATTTTTTTCCTCTTGATTTTTAAATGTAATTGGAATTGACGTGTCTGCCGTTTTAGCATAGGCAGAGAATGCTTTCAGATGATATGTTTTATCTGGTGTATATAATTCAATCGTATGCTTCCTTGCAAACTTCTCTTCTCGGAACTTAACCAGATCCGCAAACATACTTCCATTTCTCATATGGTGTCCATAAAACACATTATTGTCATTTAAGGCGAATTGTTTATTATCTTTGCTGTCAAGGAAGATGCATCCACCATATGTGTATTGCTTTTTAAAGTTTGTATGAAGATAAGATTGATTCGTTTTCCCTTGAACCACTGGATAATCAATGTTTGTTCCTTTTACATAAATCCAAGCAACAATATCGGAATTTATCTTTTTCAGTTTGTTCCAGTTAATATGTTTTCCTGTTTTTGTATCCTTTCTAATAGATTCATACGAACTATTTAACTGTTGATCTTCCTGAAATCGTTCAAAAATTTTTAATCCAAAGTATCCAGCTGCCACCAGACATGCAATAATGATAATGTCTAAACTAAATTTCAGGATTTTCTTTCCCATCTTTAGATCCCGCCTTTCTTTCGTTAATATCATAATGAAATGGTTTAGAAGGATCATCTCTATAGTAGAATGTGATCTGTTTCCCAATCCAGTATTTTGGACCACCCTCTTGAAGAAGAATTCCTCTTGTCTTTAATTCTAATCGTGGCAATAAAATCTCGTATGTTTTTTCATTATCTGTCTCTACAATGAAACTGCATTCTTCGGATATCAATCTTGGTGTGAGTACATCTGCCTTTGCTTTTTCTTTGTACCCTGTGATAACTCCTGTTACTTCTTCATATAGCTTATTCTGCTCTATAGCTCGTACATTAAATGTAAGATAGCTGAACCCGAATAAAACAAAGATCCCAATGATATTTAACCATATATCATTGAATGTAATTGCTGCAAATAATACAACAATTAAAATGGAAACTGCAAACAGAAAATTTTTGACATACAAAGATTTAAACTTTGATTTATTTATATCACTGAAAAATTTTTTTACTTTTCCCATAAACAAAGTCGGCAGATCTTATTAAATTAGATCTGCCTTCTCCTTTCCTGCCTTGTTTAGAATTCCTTATTCTGTTTAATGACATTTGTGATAACACCGACAGCTGTTTGCTTTTCTTCATTAATGTCATTAATTGCAAGTGTAACAATATCCCCAGGATATGCAACTGTATTTACTCTTGAATTGTGTGCAATGGCGTTTGCTCCATTTTCCAAACGGATAAACACTGGCTGATTTTCTTCGATATGTGTAACAACTCCCACACATTTATTACCGGGATGAATCTTCTTTAATGCAAGTGCAGCTGTATTTTTTACTGCTTCTTTTCCACTGACTCTTAACTTGATGTTTCCTTCTTCATCAACACTTTCATCAAGAATTTTAACTTGGATAACATCACCAGGGCTTAAATGTTCTCTTACATCAGCCACCCAGCTCCAGAATAACTCATTCATTGGCAATGTAAGTTCTACCCCGCAAATTTCTAAACGTGCAGATTGCTGCGAAACGGCAATAACTCTTGCCTCTGCTTTGTCATATTTCTCTATGTCAAAAATTGGCTCATTTGACGTGAAATACTCAAATCGTTTTTTTCGTAATGCATCTGCTCTGGAAGCAACAATATGGATATCATCTGGATCATCTCGATCAATCCCTCTTACGATAAAATCAACAACTGCTCCAAGCATCTTACTAAGAATCTGCGTTTTTCTCACCCATTCGTCTCCGTTATCGTTATTTGACAGCTCAATTCCCATTTCAGAGATTGGGATTAACACAGACTGGTTTTTATAACGAACACGACAATTGGTATTTTTTGCTCCAATATCGGATACTTCCATGTCTGTGATTATTCCAGACAGAATGTGACGTTTGATTCTGGAATCTTCCAGCTCATGAAGCACATAATTGACTTCATTGTAACTTGGTGTCCCATCTTTGTTAATCGTTAATATGCTCATAACTAATTTTAGCAGAATTCATTGTAGAATCCTGCTGCTCCTTTCTTAAAATGATTTAATGGTTACCTGTCAAATAGGTATAAAAAAGCACCTGAACCAAATGGTTCAAGTGCATAAAAAAATGGCATCACACTTCTTTTTTTAGAAATGTATTGCCATCTGTATATTTTTATATCTAATTTGACAAGATATATTATATCATTTTAAAAATAACATGTCACTATTTATCAGTAAATTAATGCAAAAAAATGACAGGCCATCCATAAAGGAATAGCCTGTCATTTTACAATAAATTTAACTTCTTTCTTATTTTTATCTGATCAATAAAGTATTGATGATTAATCGTTGATATATATTTTTCAAAATTTTCCACCATATATCCATCCAAAAAGATATCGCATCTCGCTCCATTTTTTAAAGCCGCAGAAGTCATCCATAAATTACGGACATATTCTGGTGCAGATTGATCAAGTGTTTGATACACATAGTCATTTTTGAACCATTTTTCATATCTTTTTCTATATTTTGTATAGTTTGGATCAATATAGATATGCAATGATAAATACGAGTCTGACTCATATGCATCTTGCATCGCATTATCCAAAAGAGATTGGTACGATCTACCATTTTCATCCTGATGAATCGCATTAAGGATTATTTGTTTATCATCCTTTGGAAAATCATATAATCGATCAAATAATTCTTCAATCGTTTCTGGTGGTTCAGTTTCATTGATTTCATTATCTTCCCGATAGAATCCTGAAATATCAACAGAATACCTTTGTATATCTAACAACGAAAGATACTGAATCTCAAGCTGATCTGAAAATTCAGTATAAACATCAGACACTTCTATTGTAAAATCCAGATCATCATTCGTATATTGCATATTTTTCTGGTTGATACGTTGCAACAATCTCTGAGCCTGATCTACATTTAAACCTAAACTTTTCCCAAGTGCTTCAATGTATCGAATAAATAATGCAAAAAAATTGAACTGATGATCATCTAAAAGGAAAGATGCATCATTGTATAATACAAACTTCTCTCCAAAATATAAATCAACCATTTCATAAATCTGATTGTTCACGATTTTTACCTCCTAAAACCATTTCCAGACAATGCATCCATATAGCATTGATCAATATATTCATGTTCTTTTGTCAGTGTGATCCACTTCCAAAGATTTGCTCTGGAATCAATGGAAAGTACACAGAAATGATACACTGCATCATTGATGCGAAGATCAGATCTTCCAAAAACATCCATGAAAAACTTTCCATCTAGCATACGATAAACTCTTTTTTGATCCAATGGGTATTGAATCTTTTGTAAAAAACGAAGTTTATATAAGATATCATCATTTTCACGGATCAATAGAAACATGGATGGAAAAAACCTTACTTCATCTACTCTTATAAAAGAAGCACTTCCTAAACCAATATAAGCCTTAGAAATCAGTTCTTCTATAGAAGGACCTTTTATGATTTTCATATCAAATGTTTGTTCTTTTTGAAATTCTGGAAATTTTCCTTTTAATTGCTGATAAAATTTGCGTTTTAAAGATTCAAATTCACCATTATTATCGTCATCATCATAAACTGCAAAAAAAACATGTTCCATCTGATTTTTATCTAAAATATCATTTAATAAAAGAAGATCCTGGTATACGATATACCTTTGCATATCATTATAAAAAGTATCTTCTTCATTCGAATTGTAAAATAAATTTTGATGATATTGTGAAATTCCTAAATAAGATTCAATCTCTAAAATGTATTTCTGATATAATCTTGTTTTTAAGGTAATATTACTTTTTAAGTCATAATTTACCAATTCGTTAAAAAATCTCATTTTAATTTTCCTTTCTGTTGTTGTTTGATTAGATTTGGATCAGTTCTTGTACAGGAACACCCAAATGCATCAAATGAATAAATTCCTCCACAGGTCCAATCTCCGCTTAAAATTTTAATCGTCTGTATTAAACAGATATTTGCAGCGAACAGATTTGTGACTAAATGCTGTGGTTTGACATTATTCAATTCTGTACATGACATTTCTAATACACTTTTACTGTCCTCTAAAACTTCCGGAAAATAAAAAGCACGATCCGGTGCAATAACTGCCTGATTATTTTTAATCCCGACAACAACTTCTCCAGTACTAAATTCATTCGCAGCATCAATATAAATGATGTCCGTATATTCTTCAAAAATTTCATGTAAAATTTTTCTGCAATTATGATTATCGACGCAACCGATGATGATTGGAACGAAAGTTTCTTCCTCCTCATAAGATTCTCTTTCATAGGTATTTCTCATAATACGTAACATATGTTCCTTAGATGCTATATATTCTGGCACATAAGAAAATGTTAGATTATACATATCGCTGACTGCTAATGCCATTGCTTCCGCTTTGTTCATCAGTAGGTCTTCCGGAGTAAAAGACTGTCGTTCAAGATTTTTCTCTTCTACCGTATCTCCATCAATTAAAATCACATCTGCATTTATCATATAATTTCTGTTTGTAGCTAAATATCTCGCTAATTCTTTAATGTAGTTGGAACCTGTACCACCGCATCCAATAATAAAAATTTTCTGTTTTGTTTCTTCTCTCATAATATAAAATAACTGTCCGATCAATGACCGGACAGTTTCTCCTTTCTTAAATATGTAAATTGTCAGTTATACAAAAATATCTTCTACAGAAAGCTCCTGAAAAACTCCATTCATACCAGCTCGAAGCATGATATTATAAGAACGTGGATTTTCTTCTGAAAAGTTACCAATGACCATGTAAAGACGAATTCCTTTTTCGTCACGATTATCCGTGGCTGAAAAGAAAGTTGGTAATTTCCCGTGACTGTGAATGTCCATAACAAGAACATATTCATCTTCCATAACGTTGTTTCGTTCAAAAGTTACATCGCAAGATGTTGCTGTCTGTCTTGGCTCGTATAACCAATATCCTTTTTCATCTTTTGTCATAAATAACTGCAAAGCACATTCTCTGTGAATATTCATGCGGAATCTGTCAATAATATCAGATAACAGTTTTTTTGGAATCTTTAATTGATCAGAATTTAGAGAAAACTCTAGCTGATCTTCTCCCGTAAGAGTAAATTTCCCATATGGACGATATTCTGTCACACCATTTTCCGTAATTTCTCTGCGAAAACCTTCCCGATTTGATACAATTGTTGCACCTTTAGTGCTACTTTTTAACATTGCAATAATAAAATGTCGTTTATCATAAGTCATGCTAGTACGTTCTTTACTGTATTCTGGATATGTAGCTTCCAATGCTTTTCGGATTTCTTCCATTGTTACAATATCTTTTCCGTGAAAATCATCTGCTGAAAACTGAATGTGGTATCCACCTGTTGCCACTGTGATCGGCAACTGAATCATGCAGATATCAGGAACATAAACAGCTTTCTCCTTTAAAGGAATAATCGTGTTTGTATGTTCAATGTACTTGAATGTACAATCTTTAAATTCCGGATGAGTCTTGCTGTATCGTTCCATGATCTCAGCACCGCTGATTGTCTGATCTTCCTGATCTTTATCTGGTTTTATCTGTTCCATCATTTCAGGAAATCCGATCAGAACTGGTAGCTTATAAGCACGCAGCACCTGTTTGGAATCAGATTTGTAAAATGGAATCAAAACATGATCATTATTATTAACGTAATGGTAATTACATCCGACATACTGTGGAAATTTCTTATTCCATGCTATGACAGCTTCTTCCACTCCTTCATTACTGATCACATACTCTTTTCCAAGTTTAACAGTAAAGATTCCCTGATCTATGATCTCTGGTAACTTTGTTTCTTTGTATTCTACCTGCAAAATGCAGCTATTATCTTCTTGCATTTTGACAGTAACAATCCCTTTTAGTTCTGGAAATGTCTTAATTACATGTTTTTTAACCTCTGTTGATGACATCTCCTTGTTTTCCTCGTTGATTGTATAACTGTAAGGACCACCATAAACTACGATAGGGCATTTATATTTTTTTGTTTCTGTTTTCTTTTCGGATACTTTAGAAGTATTTGAAACATTTTCAGTTTTTTTTGTTTCTTTGGTATTCTTTGTTTCTGTTTCTTTCTCTGGTTTCTGTTCTACTTCTTTTTCAATTCCAAGAAGGTCTAAAAGATCCATCTGTCCGTTTACATCATTTTTCATCGTAAATAATAAGCGAAGGATACCCCAGCATCTAAGATCGGGGATGAATTCGCTCTCGCCATCAGGCGAGCCTCCTTTCCGTTAAGTAATATTTTCTTGTTTCTAACATGTATGATTTTTTGCGATAAGCCGGCATCATACAGGTCGTAAAATACCTTAGCTAATCAATCAGAGCTTTTAGAAAGCCCCCACTTCTATAAGTGGCAGGTTATTGACAATAATTTTCCTTTCTAAAATATAATTCCTTTATGTTTAAAAGGGTCGTATTCTTGTAATACTTCATAGGGAAATTCTTTTTTCCCATTTAAAGTATCTAATAATTCTCTTATCGTTGCTTTTTCAAGTGTCGTTCGATCTGGTTTGTAATAATCAGAATTCATTGGACTATCAAAAAATAAAATCGGCAGAATATCCAGATCACTTAATTTTTCAATCTTTCGGATATTGTTTGATCCATAACAAACTCCCCCTGCACCGTTGACATTTGCAAACGGCCATTGATATAAGTTTGGCAAATGACCTGCTTCCAGCAATTTTGCTGCTGTTTTCTGATCCATATCTTTCTCCAGGCAAAACAGATTTGTTGAAACACATCCATTTTCTGTTACCCAATGAATCATCAAAAGATTTGGAATCGGGATCTCATAAACACTGTTCTCGTATATGATTCTCCTGATATCCTCTTCTAAGAAAATAGCGGTCTTACTTTTGATCTTTGGAAAATCCTCGATCCACTGTTTCGTTGCAAGATATCCTCGCGGCATTCTTCCTAAAAAAAGTTCTTTCTTTTTGTGTTCCTTTGTCTTTTCTAGCAATTCATACAAAGTTTCTGTACGGATCACTTTCTGCTGTTTGATTCCATGATCATCAATGATAATATGGCAGCAGTCAATATAACCTTCTCTTCGGTCTTTTTCTTCATCAAATATAATTTGTATCATAATAATCTTCCCTTTCTTTTCTTATGTGGCATTTTGTAAAATTCTTCTTTTGTCTCATGTTCTCTTGAAACATAAGTCATTTGATTAATTCTAGTTAACCGCCCATAATCTGTTAAAAATCGTTCGATTTTTTCAATCGAACAGTCAACAGCTCCTGCGATACATGCCATCATTTCCCTGTATTCATCATTAAAGCAGGACTCTACGGAATCCTGCTTTAATAATTCTTTCTTTAAAATTTCTACATTAATCATGTTCTTCACCTCTGATTAAAAATCTGACATTGCTGCCTGTTCATCTTTAATTTCTTTTGTTTCTTCTGAAATTTTAGACATTTTTTTGTTGATTCTATCTAACTGCACAGATCTGTATTCTTCATAATGGGATAAAAATAATTGAATTAATTTTATTTTTGTCTCAATTTCTGAATCTTCATTTGAAAACTTACTGAACAGAACATAATCTGTTGAATGCCAGATATTCCATTCGAATTCTTTATCATAATATGAAAATCCAAAATGATCACTCCAGTGGGAACCTGAACTCATACATATAGAAAAAGTTCCATTATTCATAAAATACTTTCCATTTTGATCTTTCATAAGCGGACCTTGAGTTTCTTCGTCCCAATTACCATACGGTGCAAGTCTTACATTAAGTCTTTTGCAGCTTTTCTTTAAATCATACCAATCATTTAGAATTCCACATGTTAATAATTTGTTTTCCATTTTGGCTAATCTGTTTTTATTGTTCATTGTTCTTTCATTTTTTGCGATAATTTTATCTGTATTGATATTCGCTATCATTTTGAGTAAATCGCTATAATCATAAATTGTCATATACTAAACTCCTTCTCTTTCTAATATTGTTATATCCATCCCAATCAAAGCCGTTATTGTAAAATCTCAATATCTTTTTTATCATAGATATATTTCATGATATCTCTGATAACTGATTCTTCTCCCCTGATCTTAATATTTAATGTTTTCATGACAGGTTTGTGGATTTCACGATTCAACGGATACGGATAATTCTGAACAGATGAATTGTTAATGGATGATTTTCTGTTCTTTTGAATTGGTGTAGAACTGCTACTGACTTTTCTTGAAATTGGTTCTGGAACTGGAATAGGATCGAAATCGAACTCAAATGGCTCTACAGCTTGTGTTTCCTGCTGCTCTTTCATTTCCTGTTCTTTTCGTCTTAATTCCTCTTCTTTTCTCTTTTTTTCTGCTTCTAAAACTTTCTGCTTTGCTTCTCTAAGACTCTGATTTTTTTTGATTGCCTTGTTGAGATCAAGTTCTTTAAAATATTCCTGCTCAACATCGGATAAAAATTCTTCTTCTGCAACACATTTTAATGTATTAATATCTGATAAAATTTTATCTCTTTTTTCGATCATTTGATCCTTAATCTTTTTCTTGGATGTACTTTTTAGCATCCATTTAGAATCAATCTTTAGATTCTTAATGATCGGACATACAAGATATTTTTCAGGTATCTCATGAAGGAAAACATCTTCATATGTTTCTCTGATATAATCTTCTCTTTCTTTTTTCCAGACGTTTTCAGATTCTTTGATCTGTGTATCAATCTCTTGAATTACAGTATCATATCTGTCCAACACATCATCCATATCTGCTTTTGTTTGTTTTACAATTGCTTCATACGGTTTACATGCACTGATTCTTTCAGAATTCAGATATTTTTTCTGTTTTCTTAGATCAGCCACAACTTTTTTAGCCTCTGGGATATCCTCTATGGTATAAAGGATTCCTTTGTGTTGTTCCAAGATCTCATCAACACGTTCGATCAGCTCTTCTTTATTAAACTGAATTGCTGGCACTTCATTTTTTTTGATTACTAATAAATCTTCATTCATTTTATTTTTCTTCCTTCCTGGTAAATACAATTTAATAAATGTAAAAATAATATTATAGCCCATCCTGGTTTTGACCAAGACAGGCTATAATTGAAATATGTTACTTAACTTTTATGATATCTCTAGTTCCAACTAGAAATATAATAAAAGCTCCCACTACAGTAAAATACCATAAACCGGTATCTACTATACGTAGGAAAGGAAAGATATCATATTCCCATGACAGGAATTGAGTTCGTAGTGAATACATACCGTAATTCACTAACAAACCAAATGCTACAAATAGTAGCAATTTGATCATCTCCTTTACCTTTTTTGGTAACATAATGTGCTTATTCTTCATGATAAGCCTCCTTTCTTTAATTTATTAATAACACCCCTTTCTCATAAATCTCAATCAATATATTTATAAATTCTCTTTTATTAGCATTTTTGCATATGAATCAATTTCTTCTTCAGAAAACTTATTATAAATTTCAGCTTCCTTTTCTTTGCTTATGCAAATTCCAAGTTGTTCTAAAATCGAAATTTTATCTTTTCTAAAGCGATCATTTGCTTTATGCGAATATACACTCATTTCCATAAGCATTCCCTCCTTCTAGTAAAATAAAAAGGCATAAAAAAGCAGACAATTATATATTCTGCTTAATTCATGCCTCAAAATGCTCTACGCATTATAGGTTAAAATTCTATTTATTTTCGCACGATGATAATATTGCGGTCTTTATGTAAATTCTGCGGACACAGTGGAAAGCTACATTTTTTATAACTCACCGTATTTTCAACATGTGTTTGTCCATTTGAAAGATTATTTACATAAACGTACATTTTATTGTGATCTTTGTGCGTCCACATAACTCCTGCACAAAAAGACAATATAAATGTAACTCCGCAGATAAGTGCAAGTTTCATAAAATAATTAGTTTTTCCCATCTTTCTTTCTCCCTTCATTTTGAAAAAAATAAAAAGGCACAAAAAAATACAGACTTACCGCCTGTTTTAATTTGTGCCAATATTGGTTAATATTCTATTTTATTAATACATCTATAAAAAAAGTCCTACTACACCCATGGTGCTTAGGAATCTAATAAAAACTACAAATATATTATAGCATAAGGATCTATTATTGTGAATACTTTTTATCTGCTTTTAGAATAAATCACATCCTTGTTTTTTAAATGCATTTACCTGTTGATTCCAGTTTTCAGAGGTCCAATGATATTGCTCCATTAAGCACTTTTTACAATAAAATTTATTTACATTTCTTCCATGCAATTTTAAATTCATGCTTAATACATCTCTTTGCTTTATCCTTGTTTTTCCACACCTGCAGCATGTCTTGTTAAAATACTGTACAGCTACTTCTTTATGAATTCCTGTGTACATTGCAAATTCATCAATTACCTGTTCTGTAGGTACATTTCTAAATGTACCGCCGTTCCAAGCTTGTGTAAGATATTCATCTAATGTACAATTCATAACAAGCCATTTCTTATTCTCAATAAAATCTTTTTTTAGAATTTCTCTCCATCGCTGATATCCATTTGGATACCAGTATTTATCCAGAATCCATGTGGATTTAGAATAGTAAGGACACGCACAATGGCATCCTACTCTGGAATAACCTTTTTTATATTTAGGATTTACGGGAATCTTTTTCCAGACTGTATATAACCATACATCCAGTTCTGTCCATTTTCTAATAGGAAGAATCCCTTTCCAACATGTATCATTTCCCCATTCTGCTTTATTAACCCAAACATCTTCATATGCTTTACGTGTTAATGATTCGTCATTTCTCATACCCATCCATAGCAGATATGGATGATTATGATTGAGTTTCGATACCATAACACCAGTTTTAAATATTCGGCAGCAAAAACGAGATCTTCTGTTTGGTATCATATGATGAGATTCCACATATTCATAGAATCCTTTTCTTGGATTCATGATTTCACAGTTAGAAAATCTTTTCGCCATACGATATGTATCCTTACAATCAAGAGTCGTATTGTTAAATACTGCTTTAGTATCTGGATACAGACTTCTAACCAGATAACATGTCAACATCGAATCTTTTCCCATTGATACGGGAATGATTGATGTATATTCTTGATATTCCTTCATTTTTTCTTTGATAAGAATTATTGCTTCTGACTCAATTTGTTTCAAATGCTCTTTCTTCATTTCAATTAAATCCTGCCAGCTTGCCAAATCCACATCTTCTACATTGTCATAATCTTTCAGTTTTCTCAGCTCAGCGGTTGACAAATCATTAGAAATAACGACTCTGTAAAATTTATGGATATTCCCATACTTATCGAATCCCTTAATAATCTGTTTATCAAGCCAAAAATAACCTTCTTTTATGTCTGCTAATTCTTTCCCTGTTACGTCTCTTAAAAATTTAATATATTCTTTGTATATAAGATTCATACCAGCCACTAACCGAATCCGGTGAATGGCAACATATGGATTGCTATTATGCGAATGAATTATAGTCTAATTCAAACTTATAGCCACGATCTTCAATTTTCCGGGCGAATATCTCTTTTCTCCATCGCCCAACCTAGTTTCACTAGGATAAGGTATTACTCCTTTCTCTGTTTGATTTAATAAAATTGTTTCTATAATATTTAATCATAATAATTTTTAAGTGCATGATATGTGTGATCATACCATGCACTCTTCTCCTTATGTCCATTAAACTTAACTAATGATGAAATATCGACTTATATTAGTTTGTCTGGATGCTCAATATCTCTAACAGCAAATCCATCCTTCTGTATTTCTTCTAATTCATCTTCTGTAAGTCCAAAAAATGAAACTAAGATATATTTCAGTTCATGAATCTGCCCTAAAATATATCGATCCTCTGGATTTTTGACACTATCCTTATGTAATTTAGAATATCTTCTCTGATATTCGATCCGTTCCATATTCCAGGAACGTAAAATATTACTGTTTTTGATATTCATAAATACCCTTCTTTCTTATTTTGTGTTATCAGAATCTTCCTGTTCCAAAATCTTATGAATTTCATCTTCTAAACGCCAGTATTCAGCACCGTAAATTCTTGCATTATTACCGCCGTCATGTCTTTCTTTTTCTTCTGCGGAATCCTCACATGGAATAGAAATATCCTTTTCTTCCAAAAGCTGCTCAAATTGATCAATGATCTCTAAGCACATTTTTTGTCTTTTTTCTTTCTTCATTATTTAATCTCCTTTTAATATTATTCTAAAATCAGTTTGTAATCATGAGTGATTGGTAAATGATAATATTCATCTGTATCTGAAAAATGAAATACCATCTGTTGTAACCAAAATCCCACATCTTCTTTTCTGCCAGAAAAATTTTCAATAAATATTTGAATTTCTTCAATTTCTGCACCTTTTAAGGACTCTCTCTTTACAGAATCAGAAATTGTATGTCCTTCTTCCTCTGCATCAAAATAGACATTCCTTAACTCTGCATGAATATCTTTCGGCATTTGTTTTTTTAATGATCTTCCTGAGCCTGATTGATCATCATTCCAAGAATATTCGCTTTCTTCCCAGTTAAGAGAAATTTCTTCTCCTTTCTTTGTTTTGATTGCAATATAATCAATTGCCGGATAATTTTCAACAATATGATTAACAAATAAATTTAGCATCAAATTTACCATTTTAATTTTCTCCTTTTGTAATATTATTAACTACCATATCTTCACATCATCTAAAATTTTTTCCTGTAAAGAATACTGTTTTCGTTTTAATGTAATTGATCTTGCATATTTAATTAACATGGTTAATTTTTCCTCAATTTCCTTTTTGAATGATCTGTAATCTTTCGGCAATTTATCAACAGTCCACTGTCTGGAAATCCAATCAACATAGGTATATGGATAATCGTCTTTTCCATAACCATATCCTGTATCAATTCCGCCAACATAAAGATCTGCATAGAGATAATTTTTATCTCTTTTTCCTTTTCTTTCGATCAGATCAAAGCAAAGAGTTCCAATTCTTACACTACCAATATGATCGTGAATTTCTTTGTCTCCGGCAGCTTTTGCTTCTAGCCACTTTTTCGTGACATCTGTATGTTCCCATGTATAAGTCTCTGATCTTTTCTTTAATACCTGGCAGCAGTTATAAGCTTTTTTTAACTGTAACAAATCAAAGTATCCAAAATGACATTCTTCCAATGGAATCCTCATCATTGTAGCTAGTCTCTTATATGCCATATTTCTCAGATATCTTCTTTGTTTTCCATTGGAACCACAATTCCAGAATTCGTCGAAAATACTATGGCATTTCTTTTTTAATGTTCTCATCTGACTGTCTGCTAACAATCCTAGTGCTTCAGTTGGTCTTGGCTCATGTGTTCCAACGTAACTTCCACACTGCGTACACAAATAACATTTCCCGCTTCCATACGATTTCCCGTAAATAAGGTTGTTGTTTGTGTAGATAACCAATCCTCCGCAGATATTACACTTTTTTGGATGTAAATCGATTTTCTTTGTTTCTTTTGTGTTTTTGTTTTGCATGATATAAATTCTCCCTTCTGCAAAATGGGCATAAAAAAACAGACGATAAAATCGTCTGTATATATGCGTTATAATGTTCTTTTTGTTTCAGATATAATTATTTCAATCCACGGTCGGTAATTTTACGGAGTCCGACATGTCGGAAATACCGACTGTATTTGACCTCATATCCGTAGGGGATATCGATTTCTCCGCCCACTACTACTGTTTCATTTCTTTTTTGATAATTTTTCTCCTTCCTTAAATAAAAAAAGGCACAAAAAAAGCAGACATAACGTCTGTTTTAATTTGTGCCTATGTTGGTTGTTAATTTTCTGTTTTTGTATATCTAAAAAAAGTCCTATTCCACCTCTGGAATTTTGGAGTCTAATAAAAATACATTTTTATTATAACATAATTTTCTCCTTGCTCCTAGTATTATAATAATTTTATTTTTACTATAAATTTTTGCAAAAAAAATAACGGTGAAGCTCTAGAAACTTCACCGTTATTTTAAAGGAAATGAGATACTTGTAATTTGTTACAAATATCAGATCATTCTTCTAAACATCAATACATATTAATGTAAAGATGCTAATGCTGCAAAATCAACAGATGATAAAATATTAAATAATTTTACCATTCTGCTACTGATAGGTCTCTGAACCTTATCAATTTGCATGAAGTTTTTCTTGGAACGAAGATTTGTTGATACATAATCCTGAGCATCTTTTTCTGTTAAAAAGATCTCCTTATGCAACAAATAATCAGCACAATAGAATGCTTTAAAGTCAAACTTATCCTTAGCAATAATTTCATACCATGATAACATTTTGGCAAAATTTATATGATTACCATAAGAATCAATCATTGTAATTTTACACAAATATGGGCAATCACTGGTATTAAGGAAAAGTCCTTTGCAGCTATCAGCATATTCGCTGTTTTGAATTTCCTGTTTCAGATATTCGTACAGTTCATTGAAATTATCAATGATTCTGTCGTTATCTGAACCCTGAATACGAAATTCAAAGCCGTTTGGCTGATGTTCTATGTTACCAAAGAATGGATCTATGTATTTTCTTACCTGTTCTTTAAGAACATAGTAAGTAGCGATTGCATCATTACCATTACAAGTAATTTCTGCTTTCTGTAGATCCTCCTGTAGATTTTGCAAAAATAACAATTCGTCAATTGTCATTTTATGCTTATCAACAGTTTCTAAATTTTGTTCCATGAAATTTTTCATAGTCAAAATCCTCCTTTAAATAAAAAATGGGTACAAAAAAACAGACTTAATGTCTGTCTAATTTATACCCATTGGTTGAAAGTTCTATTTAAATATATGATTCTTAAAAAAAGTTACACTTCGCCTCTTAGCTTCGCAAATCTAATAAAAATAATACATTGGTATTATATCATAAGTTCTATAATAAAGCAACATAAAATTGTGCTTAAAAATATATTATTTCATAAAATCACTGCCTTCACCCATGAATTTATAATGCTTTTGTACTTGCTCTAGTATGTACAGATTAGTAACTAATATCAATATTTTTCTTAATAAAAGAACAAAAGCTATGCAAATTTTTCTTCTCAACATCGTTTAGTTCCGCACCTTTTCTCGCAGCACGTTTTACCAATGATTTTACATTATTTGATTCAACGTATCGATTTAAAGAAACAGGAATCGTAAAAATATCATCATCTGTATAGCGATTTGCCAGACGATACAGACTGTTTCGCATTGTATTAACATTATCTGTTCTTCCAACAATCTTTCGATAATTGTCATTCACATCATAAAAATATCCATTGAGCATAAGCTCATCCATATGCAATTCCTACATTAATACCAGTTGATTCTTTTCCATTCCAACACAAAATCCGTGACGGAACATATCTCTTGGAACAAGATATAGTATCACATCGTCCTCTTTTTTTGCAAATTTTGGAATAATGAAAACTGATTCCATGTAACAATTTGTCTTATTGTACAAAGAAAACAATTTCTGATATTTCTGCTTGATTCTCTGATAATCCTTCTCTGTTCTGTCTGACTCATATACTTACTGCTTCCTTTCTTTTATGAATTTTTAAGTGATCTATGTAATTTTTCATACATACTGTCATATTTTCGATAATCCCGAACTTCATTGACACTTTTCTCAATTCGTATATCGTGGAACCGACTTTCAATTAATCTAACGATTTCATCAAAGTACGGATCCAGATGTGGTGCAAAAAAATTGTCACTACGACATAAAAAAACGACATCAAAATCTTTAATTTTAATGTCAGCTAATGATTTTAATAGTTTTTTATCGAAAATTTCTTCATTTAAATCAAACATCTCTCTGGATATCGGATTGACAACCCAATTGAACTTGAAATGATCTCCATAATCTTTGCATAAATGGGAAATCCAATTTCCACAATCAACATCCTCTGAATCATTAACAAAATCATGATGTAAATCTACGTTGATGCAACGAATATCTTTATAATGATCATTTTTCTCCATGTAATCATGAATAAGACCGTAGACAAATACATGACTGTTTGTAATCATTACTTTTGCATCGTCAGCTATACGTTCAGATAATAGCAATTTCTTTAAATGATTCAGTTCATCTTCCAGTATCCCTACTGTTTGAAGTTCTTTTGCTGACTTTGGATTATTATAATATCCTGACCATGTAAAGATTGTTAACTCAGTGGATAGATCAAGTCCAGCTGGATAGCAATTCATAAGAACATCTTTTGATACTTTTTGAAAATAATCAAAATCAATACTTAATACATTTAATGTTTGTGACATTCTTATTTATCTCCTTTCCTAAAATAAAAAAGGCACAAAAAAAACAAACAATAAATATCTGCTTAAATTTATGCCCAATAATTGGTATGTTTCTATTTAATTTGTTTTCTTAAAAAAGTTCAGAGTTTGCCTCATGCAATCTCTAAAGTCTGATAAAAATACAAATATAGTATACCATATTTAATTGAAAAAAAGAAGTGGCTAAACGATTTTTCGCTTAGCCACTTCTTTTGCAATTTTTAATGATTTTTTGTGATTGCCATAATTTTTCCTTCTGACTGTAAAATCGAGATTACATCGACATACTGTTCTTCATCGTATTTTTCTACGAGGAATTTTTCTACGGATGCAAAATCGTGTATGCTGTTTTCTGTGATATTGATGATAGTAACTACAGCATCTTTATTCTTTTCTTTATGCAGATCGTGCAAGAGTAAAATCCCCAATTCTGCAATTGTCATTGTCTTGAATTTAATTAAATCTGCATTTTTAATGATTTTCGAATCATACTTTGCAATATATTTATCTGCTTCATACCCGCAAGCATTTAAAAGTTCTCTGTATGAAACTCCTTGCTCTTCTGAATAAATTGAAATTTTTTTTAGTGTGGCAGGCGTTAAAGGATGATTAAGTTTTGCATTAAAACATTTGCACATATAACCTACTGATACATCGCATTTTTCTGCAAAAGATTTTAACATTAATTCTCCCTTCGCCTTTTGAAGCAACTTTGCAAATTTATCTTTGTCAAATTCAAAATCTGTCTCCACTTTTCTACTCATCGCTAATTTACCCTTTCTAAACGTATTTATTTATAAAAAATAAAAGGGAACATTTCTGCTCCCTTTCTCGTCAATCATTCTTCTTTTATAAAAACTTGCGAAGTCTTTCGATTAACTCCTGCTTCTTTACTTTGCAATCCCCATCACTCTGCTGCCATGGAATCTCACATTCTTTTTCCTTAAGAAATTCCTCAACAACGTTAAGAATTGAAATTGTATGCTCTTCTTTTTCTGAATCAAAGAAATCAACTTCATATTCTAAAACAAGATCTTGAGCAAAATGATCTGTTACAGGATAAGCATGCTGAAAATTTTCACCTTTAGATGGAGAATTATTGAAAAAGAGATCAATATTAATATCTCCCTCATTCATAATCTCCACATTTGCAGTGTCAATCCCATTTTTTAAGATTAGTTCACGTTTTTCTTCACATTTCTTAATAAACTCTTTAATTTTCTGATTTCCTGTTTTTGTTAATACGTGATACACCGACGGGCAGCTAAAGTTGTCCGCGGCTTCTTTACGAGGCAAGTTACACCTCGATGGAAATACACGTTTCCCTCTATTCCCTGTTACGGGAGTTACTTTTCATTTATGCAGACTTCTTCGCAGAAGTATACACATATTTTGACTTTCCAAACAGTATCCGATATTTCAACCGGGTATCCTTTCTGTAACGATGGCTTGCTTTACTGGCAGGACTTGATTCATGTCGTTTCCCATTATAGTGTTCCTGACAGGTACTCTTTGCTCCGGGATACAGATCCGTAAATTTCACAACGTTCGTTGTTTTACATAGGTACTTTAAGTTCTGTCCATCAAACGCATCTGGATATTTTTTACGGATCACATTGGCTGCACCATTGACATCCGCATTAAGGAAAGTTCCATCCGCAGATCGATACAGTCCACGTTTTACCCTCTTTCCAGAAAAATAGGCGTGATCATCATCGATGCCATAGGTTGGAATAACATCTCCATCCAGAACACTGGCTTTGGATGTATAACTCTCTTCCTGAACAATAACCGGGATCCCGCATTTTGCAGCGGTGTTTGTTAAAATCTGTTCGAACCGTACAAACGGAATGGAAACAAAACTCTGATTGTTCTGCTTTCCAAGTCTGATCTTCTGTTTCTGGTCTTTGTTATGACCGATCACGATCACATCTGTATGATGTCTGACAGCAAACCGGCAGATATACCATGCAGCCCTGTAAAAGATATCCCTGAAAAGATCATCCCGTTTTCGGCTTAACGCAGATAAGAAATGACTGTTCTTGACCGAATGCCGGCTGTCTGATCCTACGGTTACCGCAGAAAGAAGAGAGGCACGTTTCTTATTGAACCACTGATTCGCTGCCTTGACTGCACCACCCCTGATCAGAAATGAATGTACGCCAAAGTTGTTCACGACTGCCGCAAGATTATCAACTCCCGGATCGATGCCGATGATACGTTTCGGTTTCTCTGGAGCTTTTGGTAGTTCCTCACCATCATCAAATGTCACAAGAATGAGATAACAACCATGCTGCGGCTTGATCTCTGTTTTTACATATCGGAGTCCTGTATACAGGGAAGCTTTTCCAATACAGAAAAGAGTCTCGTTATGTACAAAACGGAGATATGCCCTTCCGTCCTTTTCAACAGAATACTTTGCCGTCTGATTGGAAAACCATGCCACATACTGAGGATTCTTAAGATAACCGGGCATGTTTGGTCTTTCTTTATACTTTGAAGGATTCTTCCGATAGTCTTTCAACGTTTTAAAATATCCTTTCCATGCCGCTGCAACTTTCCGGATGGCATTCTGGTTAAGCTGGCTGTTCATGCTATAATATACTTCATTGTGCGTATATTTAAAAACAGCATCCAATACATTGTAAGTCAGAAACCATTCCTTTGTTGTGGGATATGGAAAATACTTTGGCTCTTTCGGTTGTTTCTCAGACAGTCCTTTGTTGTATTTTTCGAGATCTTTCTGATATTTTATATTCCTTGCCTTGTTTGCTTTCTGAATCCCCGTAAAGACGTCATGCAATACCTCAACTTCATTCGGAGTCCGCAGTTCTGGCGACTTTTTAATTCCCGTCATTGTATTGCGGATATAGAAGTTCGCAGTATTATACATACGTCTGGCATCTGTGGTGTTTGTCAGGAAATACTGACAGAATACAGAATTTTTTTGTTTTTTGGGGTTGAATGTCATTCTCCAGGTACGCATTGTACTGTTCCTCCTTTCTTGATATAACTCCTTCTATTTGATTTCTGTTACTTTTCCTGTATCTAAATCTACTTCAAATTCATTTTCCAGATCAAATTCGTATAGATACAATAATTTTTCATTAACTGAAAGCTTTTCTGCAATCGGTGATAAAATTGCTTTTCTGCAATCCAGAACTCTATTTTCATCAACATATACTTCTGCGATATCATTGATAAATTTTTCAACAACATCATCCCGAATATCATTTTGTGTAAAGAAATGATTCTCGCCTCTGGAAAGTTCTTTCATAAAAAGACCATTCTGACATTCCGGGCAATAACCTGTTTTTACAAATTCTCTCTCAAAATCATTGAATGATTTTAGTTTTTCTTGGATTAATCCACCATAACAAGCATAACTTTTGAATTCTTTTTTCTGATCTGAATTGATTCTTAAAAAAGCACTTTTCCCACACATTGGGCAAATTTTATTAATTAACATAATTTTTTCTCCTTCTATTTTGTGAATATTGTTTTCTTTCTTACAAATAAACATTTTTCAACTCTTCTTCGTTTAAATCAATATCGCATAAGAGTTCCCTTATAACTTCCTGCTGCTTATCGTAATCACTATAATGACTCTCAATAAATTGCAGAATTGTATCAACCATTCTTTGTTCTTCACCAGATAATGTGAAATTATCTAGGATATACTGGTAAAATGTTTCTCTGTCCATCTTTTCGCATTTGGTAATTTCTGTCTGACTCATATACTTACTGCTTCCTTTCTTTTATGAATTTTTAAGTGATCTATGTAATTTTTCATACATACTGTCATATTTTCGATAATCCCGAACTTCATTGACACTTTTCTCAATTCGTATATCGTGGAACCGACTTTCAATTAATCTAACGATTTCATCAAAGTACGGATCCAGATGTGGTGCAAAAAAATTGTCACTACGACATAAAAAAACGACATCAAAATCTTTAATTTTAATGTCAGCCAATGATTTTAATAGCGTTTTATCGAAAATTTCTTCTTTAAGACCAAACATTTCTCTGGATATCGGATTGACAACCCAATCGAATTTGAAATGATCTCCATAATCTTTGTATAAATGGGAAATCCAATTTCCACAATCAACATCCTCTGAACCATTAACGAAATCATGGTGTAGATCTATATTAATGCAGCGAATATCTTTATAATGGTCATTTCTCTCCATACAGTTATGAATAAGCTCATAGATAAATACATGACTATTTGTAATCATTACATCGGCATCATCGGATATACGATCAGATAACAAAAGTTTCTTTAAGTGATTCAGTTCATCTTCTAGTATTTCTACTTTTTGAAGTTCTTTTGCTGACTTTGGATTATTATAATATCCTGACCATGTAAAGATTGATAACTCAATGGATAAATCAAGTCCAGCTGGATAACAATTCATAAGAACATCTTTTGATACATTTTGAAAATAATCAAAATCAATACTTAATACATTTAATGTCTGTGACATTCTTATTTATCTCCTTTCATATTTTATTATTCTGTGATTAACTTAACATTTTCTAATGCCCTGAACTCTTGAATTGGAATTATATAGCATTGATCTTCTATCGGATATTCTGCTGCCATACATTCTACAGGCACAAAAACATTATGAGTATCTTCTAATCCCTCAGTATCAGTTACTTCAAAATCATAAAAATCTTCATCACAATTTTGACATTGATAAGAATAATCTCCATATTCTGTCTGTGTATAAAGAATTCCTCCACATCTTGGGCATTTACAATTTGTTTTAAACATCTTTTTAATCTTCTCCTTTCTTAAAATAAAAAAAGGCACAAAAAAAGCAGACCTAACGTCTGTTTTAATTTGTACCTATCATGGTTGTGAATTTTCTGTTTTTTGTGTATCTAAAAAAAGTCCTATTCCACCTCTGGAATTTTGGAATCTAATAAAATACATATGTATTATATCATATAATTATCATAAAAAAAAGAAGCAGCTGAACGAATTTTCACTCAACTACTTCCCTTATGCTATTTTTTGTATAATATCGCATCGTCTAATAATGACTTGATCTTTGTAATGTTATCAAATGTCATAATATCATACAACTTGACATTATTTTCCTGCCCAAATTTTTCTAATCGTTCAAGGAAATCACATGTACCAGAATCATGCCTGTCGCAATAAGAAGGCAGTAATGCTTCTCTTTCAACTAATGCATATAATAAATCCTCGATCTTTACTCTTGCCGATCCCCTAAGATGGTCTTGTGAATCAGTAAATTGTACTTCTACAATCTTTTGTCCAGATCTTTTCAATGAACGAAGTTTTAAAGCTAACTTAGATTCATCTTCTGTTACGATATTCCCTTGTTCTAAAAGCTGTTGCATTTTGCATCTTTTAGACTTACTGATCATTAAAGTATTTCTCACGGATTCAAATTCTTTTTCCGTGTATTTTTTATAATCAATAACTCCACAAAGATATTCAATTGCCTTTTCTTTGTCGATCTTAACATTACAGCTAGGTCTTCTGTCATAACGAATATTTTCTCGTTTGACTTTGGATGGCAGCAGAAAATCTCTGCGAATATCATTAATCATATTTTGAACAGCACTTTCAGCAAAATCTTTTACTGGCAGATTATCATAAAATCTCTTGAATTCTTCACCAATTTTACGATTAAGTTCATTTACATATTCATCGATATGCATGACATTATCTGGCCACATTTTGACAGTATCATTTCTAAAGAATATCTGTTCCTCAATAATGTAGATTTGATCATCTTTCACAACTGCACAAAAATCTGGTTTTTCATCAACCTGATAATATTTTGCTCCAAGAAAACAGTAAATGTATCTTGCATCTCCACATTGTCTTTGTACAAAAGTTACTGCCTTTCCATTATCTCTTTTAACATCAAAGCTTTCTTTTGTTGTCATTACCTTTTCGGCAAATTTATCAATAAATTCTTTCATAAAAATCACCAATTAAAAAAGTAATATCATATATAGATACTACCTTTCTAATCTTACTCCTTTCTCTTATAATTTTAAAAATCTTTCAATGCACTGAAATACCTTTTCTTTACATGAATCATGTAAAACATCGTGCCGGTATTCCGTTATAATATTTTTTGTTATTCTTGCACCGGATCTTCTGTATCTCTTTAATACCTCTTGTAGACCGCGGGATACTGGATCTTCTTCTCCGGCAATAAATAAAACATCATTCTTGTAATATAACCATCGTTCATTTTCCTGAATCTTCATCATGCCATTTAGAAATTGAAGGAAAAATCTTGGTGTCATATCCTTGACAACTCTTTCATCTGTCAGATAGTCTTCCTGTGCTTTTTCATCTTTTAATAACCAATCAATACCTGTTTTTGAGTGTTTAAACCTGCGATTATAATTATCAAAAGCTAGTTTTTTCACTAATTTTGATGGTTGATCATCCTTTTTACATAATGTTTTTACAATCCAGTGAGCAAATTTTAATTCATTCATTTTAGGCTGCCCAGTTCCAACGTAAATCAGCTTATCCGCCGTTTTAGGATATAGGCATTGATGTGATCGTAAAATAAAAGATCCAAGTGAAAATCCCAACATAACGTATGGAATCTCTGGATATTGACGACGTATTTTGATTCTAAACATCTCAACATCTGCGATAAGATCATCCCAACAATGAATATATAATCCACTGTCCTTATGATGAACAGGGATAGATTTCCCATGGCTTTCTAAATCAAATCCACACACAACATACCCTAAATCTGTAAAATGTGCTGCAAATTCTTCATATCTGTCAATGTATTCCGTCATTCCATGGATTACCTGCATTACTCCAACTGGTATACATTCAGGCTCCCAAACATAACCATGCAGCTTAAATTTATCGTTTCTCTTAAATGTAAATTCTGTTTTTTTCATTTCATTTCCTCTTTCTGTAAAATTGTATAATCCGGATTAATGTAACTCTTCATAAAGCGATACTGATACTTCTCCCATATCCACTTACGATTACTTTTTAGTAGAGTAATGGAATCTCCTTTCTCTACACCGTTTGAAAATGAAAGAAGCGAAGGAAATTGAATTCTAGTACCTTCCGGCAATCCATCAAGTTTTAATAATTTTCTCTTAATCTGTAAGTTTGTATGACACTGTTTTCTCCATTCCATCGAATTTTCATCATTTGTGTCAGACAGCAGATTAAGAATAATTTCAGGACATTCTCTACGAATTGGCATATCGGACTCTCTTTCAAGATTCAGATAAATAAATTCTTTCTTTTCTGTTTTTGTATCAATGACCATAGCTGTAATTTCCTGCTCTTCCTTTGGAATCTCTTTATACTCCTGGTCATTGAATATTTTTGTTTGTACAACTGCAGCATAATACACGTTGCAATAAAAGGCAGCATGTACAACTTCATAAAGATCACTGTTGATTGTATCTAACAAAAAGCACGTACATTCTTTTTTTCGATCAATGTCTCCATTCTTTTTGAAATATTGTGCCTTATGACTTATCCAATTGCTCATTATTTTTCTCTCTTTCTCTTTAAATACTCATACGATTCAGTAATTTGGCGTTTGAATTCTCTTTCATACTAAGATGATAATGATCTCCAATAATAATACTATCTATCATGGTAATTCCCAGTAAATCTCCCGCTTCTTTTAATTTTTGTGCAACCATACGATCTGCTTTTGATGGATTCGTATCTCCGGACGGATGATTATGTATCATTACAAAAGTACTAGCTCCACATAATAATAATCGGATAAAAATTTCTCTAGGATTGCATATGGATGCAGAAACGGCTCCATGTGAAATTTCAAAGACACCAAGTGCTTGTGTTTTTGTAGTAAGCCCAACGACATAAACATATTCTTCTGCACGTCGATCGAGATGCAGCTGGTTTATTGCAAAACGAGCAATTTTTTCAGGCTTATCAAATATATCTTCTGTAACATCGTAATAACCTATCTCACACAAAACATTCTTCTTATCCTTATCCAATTCTGTTCTGTATTCTTTAATTCTCATAAATCTGTCCTCCTTATAAAATGCACAAAAGACAGACGTATTTATGTCTGCCCTTTGTTTTTAATAATCTTTCATTCAATAATTTCTCTTGAGTTTCTATTTTTTAGATGCGAATCTAGGAATAAATCCTTCAAAATTCGTTGCTGGAAACTGATCTCGTGCAATATGATCGATAATTCCATAAAAATCATGTGTAAAATTAAATAAATCTGCTTGAAGCCATTCATCTAATCTGATGTTAAATTTGCGATCTGCACTTTCAATATCCATTAATACTGAAAGTTTATCGTTAACATGAAGGCCCTCTTCTTTTGCACGCTGAATAATAGCTGCATATTTTTTATATCTTTCTTTTATCATTATCTATTCTCCTTTTCTACAATTTTGATATTTCCTGTTTTTCGCTCATAATGATAAATGTTATAGCTTAGTTGATTGTCTTCTGAAACTATAATATCATTAGCTGCACCTAACATTTCTTTTACATCATGAATGGAACAATCGTCGGGTAACACGATGCATTTATGTATAGATGACGGAATAATATAAAGATCTGAATGGAGTTTATTTGAAAGTTTCCATAGATTTTCCGTATAGAGAATTTCATTTGCTCCAAACAGCATATTTTCATTCGTAAGCATATACACCAGACGAGACTCTGCCTCTGGTGGATACATAATATCTACAAACGCTCTTGGTGCTCCCGCCATGAAGAGATACTCACGAGCAACATCATCAAGTAACGCAATTTTTGTCTTCATAATATGTTGACTCATTGCCTTTAGATACAAATCCTTTTCACTCCAATCAAGGGCTTCCATAAGTTCGTTATTAACAATCCCTGTTTCAAATCCCTGATCTGTTTCTTCGCATACTATACGATATATTATTGCAAGATCAAGAAATTGCCGATGTGGAACATGTTGAAGCATTTCTTTTGACTCTTCCATATTTACTAATTGAATAAATACTTTAGCTGTTTCTTTTGAGAGTTTTTCTTCTTTTTCTCTTCGATCTTCATGAAGAAAATACGCTTTTACCTGCTTAATAATTGTATCCAATGTATATGGAAAATCATAATATGGAAGATAAATCTCATACAATTGCTGTATATTAATCACAATTCCTTTATCTTCTCCTTTTCTGGAGATTTTGATCCCATCCATCATTCTGTTTGTACATACTAGCTTAGAAAAACTTATCTCTAGTCCTGCTAACTCATTTTTTGATGCTTTTGGCAATTCTTTTTCTAATTCCAATTTGAATTCTTCATAGTTCATTATTTTCATTATTTTCCCTCCTAAAAATAAAAAATGGCATAAAAATAAGCAGATATTTTATATCTACTCAATTTACACCATTTGGTTTATAAAATTTCTATTTTTGTGTTTTCTAAAAAAAGTCACAGTTATATCGGTCTGTGAATCTAATAAAAATACATATTTATTATAACATAAAATTTATATAAGAAAAAGAAGCAGTTAAACAATTTCTGCTTAACCACTTCTTTTCTGCAATCGCCCCAACCTGGAAAATTGAGCGATCATTTTAAATCGTAAATATATCAGGTAACCATTATATCGGTAATACCTTTTCTATTACCAGAATATCATTTCAGTCTTTTCATGTCAATGTTTGAATCACATACTACTTTATGTTATTCAATTTTTTAGTTTTAATATTGATCTAAACTGTTAGATACTATTAATGCTATATGCACTTCTAGGTGTCACAATTAATGCATTATAAATATTCTTTTCCATAATACAATCTGATCTATCTTTAGCTCCATTTCCTGTGTTATAACGTGGTATTTTTAAAAGTATAAGATCTTCTTTATAATATGTAGGTTTATTACGATATTCAATAATTCCAACAAATTCTGAAGGTACACAAAGATAATTAACATCAAAACAAAAATTCATACCACAACCAGATTTAAAATCACCTAATTGATTTCTTTTGTTAATTGCATATGTTGCCTCCTGTTCGTGATTCTACACATGTTTTTTCTCATTTATACCTTATATTTTGCAACTGCATCTTCCCAGTTAGCTATGGTACAAACCTTGTCTATTTCCTCTGCAATGCGTTCTATTTGCTTAGAAGAAACACAAGGAGTGTTTTTAAAAGCTCTACCTATTGCTAATTTAACATCATCTAAGGTTTTATTTTTTTTGAGTTTTAAATTATGCCTCCTTAATAAATTCGGCAATTTCTTTTCGCAAACATTACCGTAATTAACAAACCATTCTACCCATAATGCTTCTGCGAATATTTCTTGTGGTAATCTCATTTTGCACCTCTCAATTCACTTTTGAAAATTCTGCTTCTATAAGAACAATGTACTTTGGCTGTATGAACAATAGTCTCGTTTCTTTTATTTCTGTTTTAAAAAATATTTCATACGTTTTGTTCTTTCACTTTCTGACATAATGTCTCCTTTCTATATCTATAATCATCAATAGGTTTTCTTCCTGCCATTATAAACTCCTTTTATTCAATATTGATGGTACAAAAAACAAACAGCAATTTCTGTCTGTTTTTTGTACTATAAATTTTCTTAAATTCCAAAATCAGCAAATGTTAACTGTGTTGCATTGTCAAGATTAATATTGTTTTTAGAAGCCAGATCCTTGAACTGACTATGACTATTATTAAACTCATATTCATCAATAGGTTCGTGAAGATACCCCAGCTGTTTTAATTCAATAAATAATTGATCAAACAGAATAAAGAATCTCTTCCGTTCTTCGCCAGTTGGGTAAGCTGCGATCATTCCATCTTCTGTTTCGCATACTACAGAATCTGCATGTCCACACAAATAATCATTTCTTCTTCCAGATTCTTTGAGTTTATCTTTGACATAACATGCAAATGCACGTGCAAATAATTCAACTTTGCTTTTCCAATATCCATTTTCTGTCTTTGTTGCTCCCTGATCGATTTTTTCAGCATTCATATAAAACTCTGTGAAAGTATTATCTTCATTTCTGATCAATCTATGGATCAGCGTTTTAAACGATTCTGGAATCGCATCAATTCTAAGCATATTGGTTGCATAGTGACCAACAATATGCGAATCTACAATTTTTCCTAAAAAATCATCAAAAGCGTGACCCCATTCATGTGCCAATGATCCGGCCCCACGAAGTTTAGTAAGATTGATAACTTCTCTTCCTGGTTCATAATGAGCCAAAGCATTTCCATGACCTCTCGCACCAAAAGCGATTCCTAATGCTCCTGTTTCCAAACCTGCCAGTCCGATATCTTCCCGAGATATTTCTAAAGCATCAGCTAAATCACAAAATGCTTCATATGCCATATTTAAGTTAGCTTGACGGTCTTTGTCATTTGTATAATTTCCAAACTCACCGCCGCGAATCTTAAATGCATTCAAGAAATCGTCTCCCACAATATTATGACCATGACGATAATCTTTTCCTTTTCGTTCTATATTTTCCAGCTGTTTTGGAACTAATTTTTTCTTACCTTTGCGTTTTGTTTTTCTTTTTTCTCCTGCAATTAATAAATCAATCAATGTATCCTTGAATAAAATAACTTCTGGTTTACTTCCATAAAAAAGAACATCACGACTTTCTTTACATAATAATAAATACTGCCCTTTTTTGATCTCTTCCAGATTAATCTCTTCACTTCTTGAATAGAAAGGATATGTCTTTCCTGATATTTTCCATGCAATGCAAGGTTTTCCTTTTTGAATTCCGAAACGCTCATGTTCAACCTTTACAGTTTCCTCGTCAAATTCTACAATATCGTATTTCTTTGATAAGAATTCCGTTTTTGATAAGCCAAATCCCGTTTTTTCCATCTTCATCTTTAGCCTATCGAGAGCGTCTTTCTCATGAAGCTTTAGAAATTTGTTCCCGTTAGCAATACCATAGTATGGTACAGCATAGTTATAACGACATGGTCCTGTCTTATAAAGCACTCCTTCTTCGCAAAGAATCTTTTCCCATGCAAGATTGATATCATCTTCGGTTTTAACCTTCATAACAATATCTCGAATCTTTTCGATTGCCTTGATGTATTCTTTTATGCTAATGTATGTGCGTTTCATGTCAGGGTAGATACAAGCTCGCATTTCTTTCAACCAGAAAACAATTAATCTCGGATATCCTTTTTCTAATAATTCTTCTGTATCAATCTTTTTCCAGATATTATCTCGTTTAACATATTTGCGTTTTTCTGCTTCTGTCATTTCAATTGTATCTTCAAAGATCATATTTCTTTCTTTCCAAAGATCCTTTTTGGCACCGCCAATTTTCTTTCCAAAATCATTTATTTTTTGCATAATTATAAACCTCTTTTCCTAAATACGATGAAAATTTTCTTCATTGGAAGCTTCAATACATAATCGCATGTCATCGTAGCCATTATGATTCCCTTCTGTGTGTGCAACACAGTAATCTTCATGCACTTCTACGATCCTGCACTTTACGTTTTGTTCTCCCTGACTATCAAAATCTTCAAATTTCCACACAATCTCTTCATCAACTGTGAATTTTTTCTTTAAATTACTCATAATCTTTTTCTTCCTTTCTAACAAAAAAAGAGGACCGCAGTCCTCTTTCTAAATTAATTCCAATGTGCATCAGTAATAAACATCTGATGATCGTTTGTTTTTAGATATGAGATGGAAAAATCTGAATAATGTTTTTTAAAAACACCCTTTCCGAAAGTTCCATCAAGCACAAAATCTACATCAGCATCTCCGAATAAAATTTCATCATTAATCTCTGATTCCTGGAGCACAAAATTTGGCAGACTTTTTTTTGTAGCCTGTAATTTTTCAAAAATCCATTTTTCAACCATAGCAATCGCTGAAAATCTCATCCCGATAATTTTGCTGAACATATCCTCCACATCATTTTCATTGAAAGTAATCTTTAAATGATGCATTTCAATCAATGTTTTACACATTACTGATTCAAGATATGATTTCCAGTCTGGAAATTCAAAATGAGCATCGTGAGAGCAATGTATATTGCAATCTCTTTCAAAACCGTCTCCATTTTCATTTTTTTGATCTTATAAATGCAACTACGATCTACTCCTTTTTCGATGTGAAGATCATATTCTACACCAATGTCTTCAAATAAAATGCGTGCTGCATTAGGAAGAACTATATTATTTGATGGTCTTGATTCTGGAATATTACATTCAAATTTATATCTTGAATCCAACACAAAATCATATAAATCTGAATCAGGCCCACGATTTGCAAAAATGATTTGCCAGCTAATATCTTGACGTGCATAAGTTTCTTGCTCGTAATTGAATAAATCATACATGATCTTAACTTTTTTTGATTCTGAGAGCTGATCATAATTCTGATCAAGCAATTCCTCATATATCTCATCACAATCCCAACAAGTTTCGACATTTTTAATATCATGCTTGCTTGAATTCAGACTGTTTAATTTCTTTTTGAATCGAAAAGCAATATTTGAAACAGCTTCTCTTTTTTCTTTAAATGTAGACACATACGTCTTTTTATTTTCGCTATTTTTTGCAATTACATAATACATAATTTTTTCCTCTTTTCTTTCTTACTTCAAATCGTGTAATAAAATCAATACTCTACACATTTCAATCTCAAGATTTGCTTTCCATTCAGGATCCGTTGGATCAATTTCATAATGGTAAAATTCATCATGATCTGTTTCAAAATCGTCACCTGCTTTATTCATATCCATCCGGTAAATTGCACTGTAGTTTTCTCCATTTTCGATGCAGAATTCAAATTCTACACCAATATCTTCAAACCATATATACGCAGCTCCTGGAAGAGTTACTTCTCCAGAAAACATTTCTTCTGAAATATTACATTCAAATTCATAATCTGGATTCATCATTAAGTTAACTATTTCTTTTTCTTTTAAAGGATAGTTCTTAATAATCTCCCAATGAATTACTTCTGTTCTTTTAGTCTTTTCGCTATGTTTTTCTTCATTATATTCTGGAGTTAATTCATAGCAAATTGTTATTTCCATAGCACAAAAAATCCCAAATTCAAAGTTTTTGATTGATTCTTCTAATGTCTCATCATACTTATTTTTATCCCAAGTTGATGTGATTTTCTGGTATTTCTTATTGTTAGTTTTCAAACGCTTTATCGTTTTCTGATATTGATCAACCACGAAATTAATCATAGGCTGCATATCCTCAAATGGAAGCACAATAGATCCTTCTTCTTTTTCGCTGTTATAAATATGTAAATAATACATGTTTTTCCCTTCTTTCTTTTAATAAAAAAGTAGAAGCAATTTCTTGATTCTACTCATTACATGGATGAAACTCTATCAAATGACTTTCCGGATCGATCAGACAGATTGGAATTTTGCCTTTTGCATAACGTAAGCAGCTTGCAGTTCCACTATTTCTGTCTTTTGTAAAATCCTTATTCAAAGGATATAATCCAACGATCATCTGACTATTATCAACCATTTCTTTATTCCTTTCTAAAAGTGCTTTAATTTTTCCATCGTTTGTTGATACATCCAATGTTCGAATCTTGGAAACATCTACAATCTTATCTGACATAGATTTCATCTTTCGATATTCTTTTTTGCCAAACAGACCTGTTTCATTCCAGAGTTCTTCCTGACCAACAAATGGAATATACACTTCATTTTTTAAGGAATACTCCTTCTTTAATGAATTTGCTGCCCAAAAAGCAAGCTGATCGATTCCCTGTGCTCCACCTGTAATAACTGTTAAGATTTCATCCGATTCTATTCTACAAAAACCTCGAAGGAAATCATGAATACAATCTACAAGTTTCTGATATTTTTCCTTGTTTTTGTATCCATACAGTTTATTGGGTCTTGGTCCGGTAAAGCAAATGGTTCTCATTGTACTGAAATCAGTCATTTTCTTCCTCACTTTCTGCCTTAACAGCCTTCTTAATCTCTGAAAATCCGTCAAAGAAAGCATTATCAAATATATCTAATACAATTTCTGCTTTAGGTTTTAAACAATAATGCCCAAAATTCAAATTTTGAATTTTTTCATTCCAGCTTGTCCAGACAGCATATTCCCCTGTTTTTTTCTGTACCGCTGAAATCATATATAAATGAGCATCTTGTAGAAGATTGCTTTGTCTTGCAACACTGATTAACTCATAGTTCGGCAGCATTTTTTTGAAATATGCATTGATATTTTTTCGTACTTTGTAGCTAACCTCTAAGGTTCTCCATGTACTCATTACCAGATCTTCCGTATACATTAATATGCGGTTTTCATCACTGTTAATGTCATGGAATTCTCCATTTTTGTCATAAAACTTAATGATTATGGAACCCTTATATTGTCCTCCTACATCTTCAATGGAAGCAAGCTGTGAAGTGATCGTATCAATCTGCATAACTTCTCCATCTACTGTTAAAATGTCGCTTGGTTTTAATTCTAAATTCTTCATAATTTCTCCTTTTCGCTATCGTCGCAGTATGTATCAAATGTATTATTGATAGTTTGATGCAGTTCGACCAAAGCATTGTTTATTTTTTCTTTGTATGTTTGTTCTGCAGTATCAATGCGTTTCTGGATTTCTTCGCCCTTTTCTTTGGTCGTGATAAACAGCGGTTTAAACTCGTATCCGGTATAACCTTCTACTGTGATACGATTATTTTTTGTGATGCTTTTGATGTTTCCACCAAGAATGAATGGCGCACTGTCATATTTCCAAAATCCATACAATGGTTTGTATGGATCGATGCAACTCATATCGATTTTCATAAAAAATAACCTTTGGCAAGCCAAGTGCGGAAACCCCATTCCTTCAGGTGTGGGGAGGAGCACTCTAACGGCTATGCCATTTCCTTTCTTTGTTCTGTTAGATAACCACGAGGAGTTTCAAAAAATTGGATTTTTTTATAACTCAGGCTACCTTTGTTTACTTTTTCTTTTTTGTGAACTTGATCACATAACGCAGATGTAATACATCTGTAATATAGCCTTCGCCAATAACTTTTGTCACAAGCCACAGACCTTTACAGTCTGTGGTTATTGACGGTATACACACCCATCCTTTCTGAAAATAAAAAAGGGCATAAAAAAAACAGACAATAGATATCTGCTTAAATTTATACCCTTATGGTTTAAAGTTCTGTTTTATTATATATTCTTAAAAAAAGTCCTATTTATCCTATTATGGACGAGGAATCTAATAAAAATACATTTGTATTATACCATATATATTTGCAAAAAAAAAGAGGCAGACGCATAAAAATACACGTCTGCTTCTTAATCTTCCCTATCGTTTTGATGGGTTTGTCTTGAACATTTTAACAACGCTGTCATACATAGCTTTTCCATACTTGTCTGTATTAGTTTTCATAGATGCAGCTTCGGATTTGTTGGAGATAAATCCAAACTCTGTCAAAGTAGATGCAGTTTTTGTATGACGTAATACAGCTAATCCAGTACGATCTACCAGTCCTCTGTTCGTAAATCCTGTTGCTGCCTTTGTAAAGTTATGTACATTAGCTGCCCACTTATAGGATGTAACTCCATTGGATGCTTTATATCCTTGAGAATTGTATAACGTCTCTGAACCTTTTGCTGTTGCTCCTGCAGAGTTGATGTGGCAACTAAGGAAGTAATCAGCTCCAACGTTGTTTGCCAGATCACTTCGATCTGTCAAAGATGGATAAGTATCAGTGGTTCTTGTGTAATACACTGCATAATTCTTATCCTTATCAAATTGTTTCTTTGCTGCTAAAACAATGCTTAATGTAAGGTCCTTTTCTCTTAATCTATTTCCTGTTGCTCCAGAATCAGAACCACCATGTCCGGCATCTAAAACTAAGATATTTTTATACATTGTTTTTGGTGTTCCCCATTTGATGTAAGCATATCCATTGTCAAAAGAAACAGCATATCCACGATAAGAACTAGAGGCTTTTACATAGACATATGTTCTTTTTTTCGTAGAATTATATTTGACTGTAAATCCTGACATACTACTTTTTGCGTAGCGGTTTGAAGCATTATTAAAATGGCTTACATAATTGCCTGCACAAGACATGAATAATTGACGGCTAGTATACTTATCTTCAAGATAATAGCTTGTCACTCCGCTAGGTAACTTGATTCTTAAATCATAATTACTCTTAGAAGCTTTTACACGAGCGTTTGGTAATGTTCCCGTAACTGTATATTTTGTCGTTGTTGGCTTTGTCGCGGTAGTTGTAGTCGTTGGTTTGGCAGTTGTCGTTGTGGGTTTGGCTGTTGTAGTCGTTGTTTCAGGTTCTTTCACAAAAGCTGGTCTGTCATAGGTAAATGTATTAGAACATCCATCATATACAGATTTCATATTTTTCATATGTTCTGCAATTTCTTCTGCATAAGAAGGATTTGTTGAATATTGATGCCAGATATTATCCTTTTTCGGATTATATCTCATTTTGAATAGTGTATTCTGCTGATAAACGGTATTATGAATATAATTATCAGCAACATACTGTGCAGCTCCATTTAATGCTTTGTCAACACTTGTCCATCCCATATAATACGCATAGGAAGAACCACAAAGCTGCGGATCACTGTCATATGCCTTGATTCCATACAGATTATATACTGTTGTTTCCGGAATTGTTTTTGTAATATATTTTCCATTAACTTTCTGGAATCCTGTTACATTTCCATTGGCATCTTTTTTTACACTATCGCCTGTAATGACCTTCGTAATAGCTTTCTTACTTAATGCACTTGTTCCGTATGCAGATTCATTAATCGTCTGGGATACTAAGTACACTGGATCAATCTTTTCTTTTTTAGCAGCTGCAATGATTGCACTTGCTTTTCCTTTTAACACGCTGTTATTTTTATTTTGTAATAACTCATCCAGTTTTTTCGCAAATGCAGATTCATTTACATTATGATAAACATCAATTTTCATATACTGTTCATCATTTACTGTTGATGTAATTTTTTTCTGATATGCATTTTCATCAAACGTTTGATTGTTATACTTAGGAACAGCTTTGCTCTGTTCTTTCGCATACGCAGATGCTGTCATATCATAGGATGTTGTTACTTTTTTGTTTACAACTTCCGGCTTAGTTTCTGTTGGTTTTGCCGTTGTTGTTGTGGGTTTCACTGCCGTTGTTGTAGGCTTCGTTGTAGCTGTAGTTGCATTATTAGAACCACCTGACTGACTGGCCGCACTCATGCAGCCTGCACGTTTCGTAGCATTCCATTTATAGCTAATGCCTAAATTTTTGGCTGTCCATGATCCCGGCACCATAATGTAATTAGTTTTGTTGCCGTAGTTATATACTTTTCGTGGAGCTGTAGACATTGTTGTTTTTTTGCCATTGATATAAGCAGTCTTACTATCGACTGTCATTTTAATGGTTGTATTATATCTGCTTAATGTAAAAGTATCTCCACTGTTTTTATATAATACTTTGGGACCCTCCGCCTGTCCAAAAATCCAGTAGGCAGAATACATTGCATTGGAATCCTCATCAATGTATCCAGGCATTTTTGTACCTAGAATCTTATCATTCCATCTTGCATCCACTGCACTCTTTTTATAAGTCTTATTGTTATGCAGATACTTGACTTGTACTGTATCTCCAGCTTTGAAGGAATTTGCAGCATAAACCATGTTGACCCCTCCTCCAAATCCTGTTCCTAATGCAGTTACCAGACTCATTGCCATTGCCATGAATCGTTTACATGTTCCTTTTTTCATAACCTATACTTCCTCCTTATTTAAAATACCGCAATAATTTGCTTATTGGCTTGTCCTGCTTTGGCTTTGTACCGAATTGTTACTTTTGTTCCAGGATTTAAATCTTCTAACTTCTTAATTAAATCCTCTTTTTCAACGATCATCACTTCATAACTTCCATCAGACATTTTCATTTCCACACTATTTGTGTCAGAAAATCCGTTATAAGTAACCGTCGCCTTAACTGCAGCTTTTTGTTCGTCTTTTTTAGTAGCAATTGGTGTTTCTGTTGTTGCTTTGGTTGTTTTTTTCGCTGTGCTTGTTGTTGTGCTTGTCGTCACTTTGGTTGTAGCTTCTGTCGTAGCTGACGATGTTATTGTCTGCTGATCTTTATTTTTTGAAATATTTTCCTTTTCCGTGGTTGATGCAACTTCTGTAGTTTTAGTAGTTGCTTTTTGTTTTTTCTTTGCAGATCCACATCCACTTAACACCGCAAGACTTAATACCGCAATAAAAAGACCAATAACTCGTATTCTTTTTTTACTCATATCATTGTCACCTCCTCTCTGATCGACTGATTATTAACAGGTATATATATAAATAAAAGCATAAAAAAAACAGACCATTCGTCTGCTTAATCTATGCTTCTATATCAAAAATATTGAATTGTAATACATAATTTCTCTAAAACTTTATTCCTTAAAAAAGTCCAAACTATCCCTGTTGTTTTGGAATCTAATAAATTAATTACATTATAACACATTTTAAGCTTTCAGAAAACAAAAAAAGAGCTGCACAAAAATGTGCAACTCCCTTTCCATTATTTAAATAATTTTGGCCTTTTATAAGGCGTTTTCCATTCTTACATAATCGTATCGGACATTACATCCAAAAATTTCTTATAATTTTTATTCCTTGAGCAATCTGGGATCGCAAAGATGATTTTTTCAAAAGTCCAAAATTCTTCAATCAAAAGTCTTTTGAAAATCTGTGCAACTTCTGTTGCATCCTGACCAAAAACTCCCGCTCCGTAAGCACCCAAAATAAGCGTGTCTACTTTTTCTTTTTCTGCAATATGTAAGACAAAACGAATTCTTGACTCTAATGCATTATAGTTTTCTTCATCTGATACATGACAATATTTCTGTGCTGCCGATTTGTTTGGTGCAGCACATGTAATTACATCACAAAGTGTCCCTACACTATCATTTGTAAATACAACATCAGGAGAATACAATGCTCGATTTTCATATAATGCACGATTCTTGTGCTTATCATTCCAAGCGTAATAGTCTTTGAATTCAGATAATACATTGTATAAAAACGATGCATGGCATAAACTTTCTTCCTGAGCACTGCTACCTTGTAAAAACATTCCGCCGGCATTTTTATAGCTGGCAAAGTTAAGAATTGCCGTCCTTTTTTCTTTCCTTTTGTAACGAAATATTGCAGACACCGTATCCAGATCAACAACGGAAACTTCTCTTGTCAATACTGGATTTAATTCATCAAATGTATTTGTATCATCATATAATTTTGTATTTCGAACACATTGTTCAATATGATCTGAAAAAACATAAGCCATATTTTTTGTATGGAGATAAGCTCTTTCTTTTCTTTCGTCTCTATTTTCCCAATAATGGGCATTACGATTATGATTCATTAGTATTCTTCCTTTCTTATATAATATAAATTTCTCTGATTTCAACTTCAATACTTTGTTATACATCTCAATGGCTAATCATTACCTAAATCATCAAAATGAATTCCAAATTCATTGTAAAATTTTTCTTCATCATAACAATCAGTGAGATCTTGGATGTTTGGATGCTGCCAATCAACAAAATCAAATAAGGCTTTGGCAATGTTTTTGTATCCATTGCATTCCTTCAAGAAATCATTTCCTGTATAGCAATTTTTCAAAATATCATTCAAATTTTCCCCTGTCGCTACGACTCCAAGGTTCAATTTATTAAGATAAATATCAGGAATATAAATAATATTATCGGATACTTCAAATTCTCCTTTATAAATCAAACATTCCTGACCATCAGTAAAATCAAAAATTTCTTCAAGACATTCTCCCTGTTTTAATCTTGCTGCCAACTCTCTTTTATTAATCATATTTTTTTCTTTCGCTTCATCAGATACGATATTATCTTCTTTTTTGTCTGCCATATTTAAGACTTGTCTTCCAAATTTTAAAGCCTTTTCAATAAGCTCAAATTCCCTTTCTGCACACAAAGCATTATAATTTCCATAAATGGAATCTCTACAAAAGATGATTGTATGGGGAAATATATAATTATTTGCCACATTAAAAAAATGACGATCCATAACATCAGTATTCAAGTAATCACGAAATGTTTTCAGAATTTCTTTTTCAGATTTCTCATCTTTTGCCTGTAAGATATACAGATCATCATTACTTGATATATCTGTATGTAAGATGCGAGTAAGAAGATAATCATTGCTAATAATTTGATCATTATTTTTATGATTCTTAATCATTGGATCACTGGTATAAATTCCATATTTTTTAAAACATAACTTTGCTTTGTCCATTGAATCTAAATGTGCTTGATGCATATTTGCATCATAATCATCCGTAAATTTTTTTCCATCCGTTGTAACATATTTTGTTATTGGCATTGTTACTACATCTTCTATTTTTTTAATTTTTTTGTTCATAATTTTCTCCTTAATTAATATTTTCAATTTTTGTATGATTTTATAGAACAGCGTCCGTAATAAGCTATTTTTTAAGATACTCTGCGGGAATTCTCGGCCATTCAATGTAATCTTTCATATTCAGATTGCAATTCTTCTATTTTCTTCTTCAATTTCTGCTTTTGATTCTCTTTTAAATCTTTAGAATTCTCTATACTTTTTGGAAATTTACTTTTCCATCTAGCATAATCTTCTAAAATTCTTTCTCTCTCTTCTTGCGTATCTACCAATTTACTTTCAATTTTTTTACATATATAAGCATCATGCCATTTAGATAAATAATCATACATACGATTTTCAGAATTCGCCACAACTGCATATTTAACATTTCCATCATCATCTACAATTTTTTTAATAGTCATTCCATATTTTTCTTCCATTTCAAAGAAAAAAAACATGGTACTTAAATCATCACATGGTGTTGGATCATATAATGTAGCAGCATTAACATCCAAAGCATTTGCTATCCGAAATATCATGGAGACTTTTGGATTTCTTGCTCCATTTTCATATTTTTGAATTCGATCTGCTGTCAATCCCAGCTTTTCACCTAACTCAGATTGAGACAGACCATTTAGAATCCTAATATTTCTTATTCTTTTTCCGATTTCCGTTTTGCTCATTATAAGTAAACAAAAGAGACTTATCATCTAAGCCTCTTTTGCCCCACTGTAGAGTGAGCCTCCTTTCTTATCAAAAATTTTCACATAATAACACATAATAAATATGCGATTGGATTTGTTTCTTTTAATTTTTCCCATGGAATCTTACATGCACGACATTTCGCATTACGAATCTTTTCCATAATTTCCGGAACAGAATCGTAAATAGATGCAATTTTAGGACAAAGTGCCGACTCACCAATCTTAATACTTCCATCTGGTGCAATAACTGGTGTACAAACCTTGCCATTAGATAAAAGTATATTGACCAAATCCTTCAATGTTGCTTCTGGTTTCTGCTTTGTAATCAAAATGCAATTGATACATTTAGGTGCAATCGTATTCCAATATTCATCGGAATAATTCTTCAAAGCACGTCCTTGTGGATACAAACAGTGAGATTTATTGTTTTTATCCGAAGGCACCGTATCAATAATAACTCCTAACTTAGATAACCAATATTTTTCATTATCTGTTAATGGATCGGGATAAAATCTCGGATCATCTGTCACCTGGATCATAACATATCGTTTTCCACAGTGTTTCAAGAACTCTGAAACTGCATGATAAATTTTTTTGTTACGAACAAGTTCACGACCATTTGTTGCAAATGTGATTGGATACTTAATCGGTAATGTCTTCCAATATGATTCGATAAGTGACAGCATCTTCAAAATATCTGGATGTTCAAACATTTCTCCACCTGAAAAACTCCACGTTGGAATCTGATTTTTGATCATAAATTTTAATACATCTTCAAATACTTCCAGTGTCATATGTTCTCCATCCGGTTTGCAGTCTGATAAACAATGCGTACATCCCATTTTACAAGCATATGTAACTTCTACTAACATGATTTCTTTCTCCTTAATCTTCAATTTAGCTTAGAGGCTTTAATCAATCACTAATCTTTTAAATTAATGGATCTTCTCCCTCTAACCACTGATGAAATTTTCCATTTTCTTCTTTGTATTTCTTCTGTTTCTCTTGATACCATCGTTTAGACAACTCGAAAATCAAATCTAAATAGCAGCGTTTGCTAGAAACATATTTTGAAGCAATCTTGCTTAATTCAGGAATCACATAAAAATCAGCTTTTTTAAGGCAATCATAAAAAATCAATAATTCCTCATCTGTATAATCTTCAAAAAGATTTTTTTCCGGAGAAATCTTCTGTTGTTTTTCTTCTGCTGCCAGAAAAATATTCAAAGCATTTGTAATATCCTCTTGCATCTCTATATCGTCAAGAAAAAGAGCTTTTGATCTCGCTTTATTAAGCATTCCAAGTCCCTCTTTGATCAAAGTCTTAATTTCTTCACGTTCCTTTTCCATCCCATCTTTAGGATTTTCAATTTCAGGACCATAAACATTTTTGAAAAGTTCTGTATATCTTTGTATCTGATATTTCCAACTAGAACAATCAAATACAATGTAAAAATACTCTCCATAATCTTCTATCGAATCGTCTGTTCGAATTAATTGGTTGTTTTGTGCAATTTCCAAAACTTTTTTCAAAATATTTGTTCTGATTCTAAAATATTTCTTTGGACCTAATTCCATTGGAATCTCATATTTTACTAATATAATAACCTGATAAATATTGTCATATAGTCCGTTTAGATCAAATTCTACTTTTGTTATTCTACTAAGCCGTAAAAAATCTTTCTCTAGCTTTTGACATTTATCAAGTATGTTGAATCTTTCTGCAATTTTTATTTCCTTTTCTTCCATGTGTTTTTCTCCTTTAGTAAAAAAGCGGTATGAGATTTATACTCACACCGCTTTTAGTTATTTCTTAATATTCTTTCAAAATTCTAATTTTCTCCTGATTTTATAAGAAAATCAGTATGACAATCTGATTGAGCAATCACTGTACAACCATGATTTGATAATATTTTGTTGATACGTTCATTTTCTGCATTTTCAACTTTTTCTTCTAATTCTTCATAATCAATTTCATCTTTATGACCTGGAATCTCAATATCCAGATCTTCTAAGATTTCATTCATTGCATCATAAATAGAAATATCCGGATTATCAAGCTGTCCTCCATCAATTTCTGAATAATCAGAAGTATAAAGTGTATAATCGTAACCATCTTCTGATTTCTGAATCATAAAATAGTTATCTCCAATTTTGCAGGCCAATGAATTTTTGCATGATATAGACTTATTCTTTACATTTTTAATAGATTCCCATTGTCCTGACGATAAATTAAAATAAAACCGTTGTGAATCAATTTCATAATCATCATTTCTATCATAAAAATGAATGACCATAGCACAGGCAGCATATAGATCTCCATTTTTCTCTCTTGGAAGATTATCAATAGAAAAATTAACGCTCCATATACGATCGTCTAATTTTAGAGTTGATAACTTTTCTGCAGCCCGTTTCATCAAATAAGAAATATCTTCATTTTCAATCTTTTCAGTCATATGTATGAAATATAGCATATCATCTTCAAAAGTATAATCATAATAATATCCATCACGCATATAAACCGTATAAATCTTCAAGTTTGATAAGTTATATTTTATAGCCTGTTCTCTTGCAAGATTTAAAACGTCTCTAGCCATTACGGCTCCTTCTGTAATGAATAATTTTGCTCCTTCATCCGTTATTTCAATCTTCCAATTTTTAATAGTGTTCTTATTTTGCATTTTGTCCTCTTCCTTTCTAAAAAAAATCCAGTATATCCGACAATCTGTCTGAATATACTGGATCAATAATGATTCTAAGTTCTTTCTTAATTAAATGGGAGTTCATCCTCCAGTCCATCAGGGATGTTCATAAAACCATCACTTGCTGCCGTACTTGGCTGAGGTGTGCTTGGCTGTGAAGCTCCCCTATTATTGTTCTGGGATGCAGCTGCTTTGCTCTCTGCAAATTCCTGTTCTTCGATCACAACTTCTGTTGTGTAAACTTTCACACCCTCACGGTTTGTATAACTTCCTGTCTGGATTCTTCCGGAAACAGCAATCTTTGTACCCTGTTTGAAATACTTCTCTGCAAATTCTGCTGATTTTCCAAACGCTAAACAGTTAATAAAATCTGCACTCTGCTCACCATCTCTTTTGAATCGTCTGTCTACCGCTAATGTGTATCGTGCGATTGCCATAGGATTTTCTCCCTGTGAGTATCTTACATCTGGATCTCTTGTTAATCTTCCCATTAAAATTGCTTTATTCATTGTTTCTTTCTCCTTTTCTTTATAACTAATTTTTTGACTTCTTTTTAGCTAATTTTTACTTAGCTCCTGATAAAACGGTACGCTCATAAGTTCCGCACGTAATACATCATACATTTTATGTAAACGTGGGTTTACTAGACTCATCCATTTTTTTCGATCATCTTTTGCCATTGCTTCTCTCACCATAGTTGCACTGATTGGTAAATCCTGTCTGTTAACGATTAATTCAGCTGTGTTTGCAAGATCTTTTTTGTCAAACCAACCGCTTCGGCTTTCATCGTTGCCATAAATCATCAGCTCGGGATTCTTGTAGATGTATCTGTCTACATTGTTTAACAGATAACGTCCCCATTCAGGACAAATATCATTTTCGTCCGTCATGTCCGAAAGTGCATAGATCATAATCTCTGGCCGATCTCCATAAATCTCTCTTAGGATTTTGGTCCGTGTATTGATATTGAACGGATTACGTTCAGTTCCAGATTCCTGTGCAGAGCCGATTAGAATCAGTAATCGATCACACAGTAACAGACCAGTATCAACTAATTTTTCATGACCTTTATGGAAGGTCTGGAATCGTCCACACACTAATCCTACGTCATAAGGTTTCATTCATAAATAAGCGAAATTTTTATTCCTACATTAATTGTTGAAAATAATTCCGCCCTCGCCATTTGGCGAGCCTCCTTTCTAATATTTATAATATTTGTTAACTACTCCACCCATTTTAACTGCTCTAAAAGATCTGTCACTGCTAAAATAGACTTCGTATAATAACTGTATCCATCTACTTTACGATAAAGTTCATTTAATTTTCCAAAGCTTTCTTCATAATAAGCCATAGGATCATTATCATCTGCATTTTCTTTTACAATATTGTAAATTGGTCTGCAAACTTCATCATAGAAATCTCTATTTATATCCTTAACCTCTTTACAATAAAACATCATCATCTGTGTCATATTGCGTTTTAAGAATTCTTTATTATACATCGCATTCTTATCAATTTCAGCATACATGATTGTCTGTAAGCGATTCCAGTAATTGATATCATGCTGCTCTGAATCCTTAATGTTTTCCATCGCAAAATATAACAATCTAAAATTTGTTTGAATGATGATTGTATTAGATTCTGCTGCCTGTGCCATAGTTATATTACTCCTTTCTTTATACAAATTTTATCTTTTGAACATGTGAAAATCGAAAGATTAAGAAATTCACACAATCCTGTGATTCTAAAGTTTCTGTCAAACAATAAAAACCTCTACGCAAATAAAGATCCGGATTATTTCTAAATCTTTCAGCTCCAGTTTTTTGTAGGAATCCTGTTAAGATATCTCCATCAAATAACTCGATTTGAACTTTTTCCCCTAAATATTTCTGTTCGAATTCTGCTTTTCTCATAGCTTCCTCCATTAAATTTAATCAATGATAATTGTAAAGCCATGTTTCTTTGTAGCTTCTTTATTAATTACAATTCGTTTTACTTCTTCTCCTCCATGAAAACATTCCACTGATAACAGCTTGTCGATTTCTCCAGTAGCTGAATTATGAATGCCGATAGATTGTCCTTTGAAGACGCCAGAATCGTAATTCCATGCTTCGATCATGTCTTTATGATTTATTTTCTTCTTCAATTTACTTTTCCTTCTTTCTATCCTTGATTCATACGACTCCTTTCCAAAATTAGAGTGGTTTGTATAAGCGGGTGTTGTTTAACCCGAAAATACGGTCCGTGAATGTTCCGTTGCTCTGATCTTCTAATGCATGTTCACATTGATACATTTCCGCATCGATCATATCAATTCGATTTAACATGATAGCCTCCGGCAGCTGTGGAACTGTAATTGCTCCGTACTCCTGCTTGCCGTGATGAGATGCTAATAAGTGTTTTAAAAGTAAAATCTTATCTTTATTCTCATCATTTTGAAGATCTAATTTATTGCAAGCTTCATCGATCATTTCACATCCAATCAGTAAATGTCCAAGCAAACTTCCTTCCGGAGTATAATCGGCATTTCCTGTAGGATCTGTATATAATTCTTTTAACTTTCCAACATCATGTAAGATAATGCCGGTTAACAATAAACTGTGATTTAAGGCTTGCCCATACACTTTTCCAAGTGCAATTCCACTCTGAACCATACGGAATGTATGATACAAAAATCCAGATCGAATGTTATGATGTACTGCTTTGGCAGCAGACCAGATAAAGATCTGTTCTTTGTACTTCTCATAAATATTATGAATGATAGCAAGATAAGCATCATCAAGTACTGTTTGATCTGCAATCTGTAAGATATACTCATACATTTTTTGCGGACTGTAAGGTGCTGCATTAATGAAATCTTCCATTCTGTACTCAGATTCCAAAGCTTCTCTGTACATATCCAGTGTAAAATCTTTCTGTCCGTTGTATTCTCCAACAGAAAATTCACCGATGATCACTGTATTCTTATCAAATGGAAATTCTTCAACTGACATATTCCATAACTTGGCATCTACCTCTTTCTTCTGATCATCTCTTAACTTTAAGATCAAATAGGGTTTTGAAGTTCTGGTCTGTTTCTGTGTAACAGATACGATCATCACTGGACCTGAAATCTTTCCTTGAATTGTTGCTTCTTTAAACATAAAAATCTCCTTTCGTAAATAAAAAAAACAGACTTTTTGTCTGTTTCAATGATTTTTTTCTCATGACTTAAATATCGTAGGATCTATTTCTGAATCCTGAGTCTGGTGAACTATTTAACAGAAGCCACAGACCTTTACGCTCTGTGGTAGTTCACTCTTCCTCTTCGCAATCCTCTTCATAATCAAAAGCCCAATCGCCATTGATTAGCACCTCCCATCCAGTTGCATGCCGTCCGTCGTGATCAAATGGCATTTTTTCGACCACGTCAACGTCCTCGATCTTGAGGTTATTGTATTTTTTTTTCATTTCTTCAAGTTTATTTTTTCTTATTTCTTCCCATTTTTCAGTGCCATAAATTTCGGCACCGTAATAATAATATTCTCTATTTTTCATTTTGCCTCCTTATAAAAAAGGGTATAAAAATAAACAGATACCATATATCTGCTTAATTTATACCCATGATTGATAATTTTCTATTAACTTGATTCTTAAAAATGTTCAGAATTTTCCTATATTCTAAAGTCTGATAAAAATACAATTCTATTATATCATGTTGTGATCAGTATCTCAATCCTAACATAGTGAAATTTTTTCTAATGCAAGAAACACCCATCGCTTAATCTCTGGATTTTCTGCAATGATATCCAATGCTCGATCATGATCAATTGCTCTACGATACACCCTGTCACTTATCAATGCATCATAAATATCAGCTGCCATTAAGATTTGAAAATATTCTTTTGCAAAATCGCTGATCTGTTCATCTGTCAGCGTACGATATTTGTGTGTACCATGATGCAGTAATATTAATTCACAAATATCTTTTTCAAACCCATATTCCATGCAAGCTTCATATCCATAGTATGCGTGCATATCAATGACTTTGCGTTCCAATCCTGTTAATGGTCTTGGTGCATTCAGAATCTTTTCTGGAATGTAGTATTTACCAATATCATGATATTTTGCTGCAACCGTTAACATCTTTGTGTCGTATGCAGACAGCCTTAATTCTTCTGCCATTGCTTTCGTGTATTGTTCTACTCTGTCGCAATGAATTTTTGTTTCTTTTGAAAAATATTCCTGTATTTTATATCTTGTCTTGATCATTTGTGTTCTTCCTCCCAATCTTTACCATACTTCTTTTTCAACTGTGGATTATCAAAAATATTTCCTACAACTATACAATCTTCCGGATCTTCTGCTTCTCCAAAAAAGTGATCATATACCCAGCCTTTTCTTTCAAGTGCCCAAGATGCATATTTTTTGTTCCAATGAACAATGGTATAGATATAATAGGATTTTATGATGTCGTTTTCAAAAATCGGCCTTCCATTCTTATCTCTTAGTCCTGTGCATTGACAGATGGTAGACTCATCTATTTGATGCGTTAGATTATCGCTTTCAAAGGGATGTTCAAAAATATAATGTTTTCCCATGAATACAAAGTAAGATCCTTGCACCCATTCTCCATTGTCAATCCGTTTCGCTTTAAACAAAAATCTATTGTTAATTTCCATAAAGATACTCTCCTTTTACAATTTATTTAGTGGACATCTGTTACATGCTTCTTCTGCTTCCTTTTGAAAATTTGGTGTTAATTTTGCATACACGCAATATTCATCGCACATTTCTTTTTTGATTTCTTCCAGAATACTTGTTACTGTTTTGGCCCCTTTGTTGACATCTTTTACGACACCTGTGAGCTCTTCTGTGCCTTTATGGATTGTCTTTTCAACGATCTTGTATAATTGATCGATCTTTTTATCTGGCAGTTCATCGAAGTCACAATTGTCTGTTAATGCATCTAATCTGCATTTCGAACAATCATCTTGCACGTTACAAAATCCTCTTAAATTGTATATCTTATCGTTTCTTTCCATTTGATTTTCCTTTCTTTTTAACGATACAGGACAAGGGAGTTTCCCTGTCCTGCATAACAATTAATAATTATCTTTCTCATATTCCAAAATCTTCTGCCAATGTTCTGCCATTGGACCTGTTGGATCGTAATGATATCCTGCTTTCATAAGTAGCAGTTGATCCAGATTGCAGTCATTTTCATAGAATCTCTTATTTCGAAATTCCATCAAAAGATTCTGTTTTAAGATATGCTTTTTCGCATCTTCTTCAGACAAACACAATACATCATTTGCTCCGCTTGTCTTATTTTTTAAGGCAAATTCGTAAATGACTCCGTCATGTTTCAGACAGTATTCTTGATCTCTGTACTGAACAATAGCAGTAATATATTTACGACCAATTTTTTTAATCTCCGCCGGATCAATGTGATATACTTGTTTCATCTGATCTGAATCGTATTTCTTAGTTACAACATAAGCCGTATTTCCAACGGCAAGCTCTTTCTTATTGACTTTCATGATTTTTCTCCTTTTTTTTTACAAAACATCAAATATTCTAAGTTCTCTACCTCTTGCAATCACACTAGATTCATCAACATAAAAGTGAGCTGCAATCTTTGAAATATTGATTCTATGACCTTCACTTTCATTTTTATCAACCTGCTGCAAGAATTCTTTTGTTGGTATCATCAATCTTCGTGCCAGATTTTTACATTCTGCATGATCTTGTATTCCAGCATCTATCTCAAAAAGTGCCTCAGCAAGAAGCATATTTTCTCTTTCTTTAGAAAGGAAAGGAATCTGTATTTTGTGTTCTTCTCCTCTTGAATGGAGTAACTGATAGCTGCTACTATATGGACTTATCGTTCCTGAGTAGTCTACAGTATGTCCTTTCTTAATTAAGATTTTTTTCACATCTTTGATCACTGAAGTCTGAATATCATACATTTCTCTGATGATTTGAACGATTTCGCCATAAATTTTCTCTTTTATCATGATTTTCTCCTTTTTTAACGGCTGCAACTGTATTTTCTACCAATCATATGTATTCCAATATGATTTTGATCGTAAAGTTCATGCAGAATTTTTTGATCATCATAAGTTAGCAAAATATCTGCACATCCTGGGAATTCTCTCAGTAATTCTGTAATCAATGCAGCTAATTCCTGATGCAAATGAAATTTTACTGGATACAAACAATCGCCTTTTTCAATGTAAGGCGGATCAATAAAGATACAATTATCTGGGCTCCAATACATTTCTTCGATCAGTTCCATTGCATTTTTATTTGTTACCTCAATCCGATCGCTCATAGAATGTATCTTTTCGATCCGTTTGATCAGAGTATCAGAAAGCCAGCGATCTTCCATGTTGGATTTTGGATTTGCTGTTTGAATTCCAGAAAAACTACATCGATTGATCACAAGAAAGTAAAATGCACGATCAACTTCTGAAATATTTGCTTTGAGCATTCGCTTTTGATACAGAAAATAGGATTCTCTACTTGGCTGATATTCTTTGATCCTTTGAATCAGCTCTTTATAATGATCACTGCATACTATATTCCAAAATGCATACACGTTCGGATCCAGATCATTTAATATCAGTTTTTCAATCATTCCGGATTCTAAAAGTGAAAGTCCAAAACTAGCTCCGCCACAGAAAGCTTCTACAAAATATTTCTTTCCTTTAAGATAAGGCAGCAGATGATCGATCATTTTCGATTTTCCACCTGGATATCTTAAAGGAGACAGCTGTTTCTTTAATTTTGATTTTTGGATGATCGGGCGATGATCTGATACTGGTTTTTCTAAGATGATATCTGTTTGACTGTAATCTTCTTTCCCTTCTTTATAAAGGAATCCCTGACAGTCTGGACACCAGAATCCGAATTCACCTTCTTCAAATCCGTCTCCGTCATATCCGCAATATTCGCATTTTTTACTCAATGAATTTCCTCCATCATATTTTATGATTCCATTACATCTCTAATTTCATCAAATGGACGTGCCTCATATTCAATATGGTATGTATCAAAAGAAGCATACGCATGAAACACCATAAAATCTTCTGTAATAGGTTCTTCGTATCTTCCAAGTTCATTAACGCTATTTGTACACTCATGACATATTTCTTGCGATAATTCTTTGTCCTCTTCAATTAACGATAAAAGATAACTCTTAATCTCTTCTTCTGTTGCAGCGAGCCGTTCAATAGAGAACTGACCGCTGCCATCATTCCACACTACTACTAACCATTCTTTTTTTGCCATTCTTCTTTCCTCCTAATTTCAAAAGAACTATCACACTATTGCCATGCTTTTGATGACATCGGCACCGTATGATAGTTCAATTCTCATTTTTTTATTTCACAGGCAATATCACTTCTACTTCCACGAACAGAAAAACCTTCTGTATCATGTTTCAGAAGAATAGCCATAATCTGTTTTTCTTCTTCCTCGCTCAAAGAGAATCCTTCCCAATAAGAAAAATCATCTTCTCCGAATCTGGTAATGATTCCAAAAATGTTCTCACTCATTTTCTTTCCTCCTGATTTTAATCTTAAAACCATCATGACAAAAACCATATTTGTTTGTCAGAGCGTCTGAAACATCATCCAGAAAATCCTCATTATAATCTAAATCATCGTCAGGATCATATTTAGAAAAATTAATGTTAAGAACTGAAGCATAAATTTCATCAGGTAATCCTGCCATCACTCTAACATCATCCGGTGTAGACCAATTGATGTTTGTGATCATGATATCTTTCCATGATCTTTGCTTCTTTTTTTTCTTTACCCATTTTAATTCCATAAGATCGAATTGGTACAATTCACTAGGTCGTTCTGTTTCCTCATCTATATCGAGAAAATCAATGCACAGTAGGCAATCTGCAAAATTACCTTGTCGTTTTGGCACATCAAATACAAAATCGATGCCATACAATTGATCAACATATCCTGATTCATGGATCAAATCTTCTGCTTTTTTTAAAAAATATGAAAAATTCGAATCTGTGACTTTCTTAAATGGCTTTATTGGCAAATTATCATTTTTATATTTTGTATCTTCTTTTAAAGTATAATCAAAATATTTATTACCATTTTCATGGTAAACCGGTAATTTGTTAAGATGATATTTGATTACAAGATGTCTTGCGAGACTCAGAATATCATTATTCATCGCAGCTCCATCTTGAATAATCAGCTTTGTCTCATTTTCTGTAATTTCTAATTTCCAATTTTTAATCATAATTTCTTTCTCCTTATATGCAAATCATATGAATAATATCACTTTCTGGTATAGGCATTTCACGTTCATGGTGATCTAAATCTCTTTGACCAAATTCATCAATGAAATCATCCTCAACCGCTGATCTCTTTGGTTTGTGATCATACTCGAAGATATAATCATCATCAATAAGATCATCATTATCGTTGACTCTTTGAACTTTTGCGTAGAATGTAGGGAATTCTTCATTTTCTTCTGCTTTTCCAATTACATACTTTACTTTTTCCGCTTTCCATTCCGTCTTCCATTCATCAAGCTTGATGCACTTATACCCATCAATTTTAATTTGCTTTTCATTTTTCATAATGTATTCCTTCCTTACCAATAATTTTGTCGTTTGACAATATCCTTGCAAATCATGCTTGCCAGAAAATCGTCATTTTCACATAACTCTTTCAAATTTTCTCTTATATCATCATAAGATTTTGAAAATTCTTCGTAAGCATAGTCAATTATTTCTAATCGCTTTTCTAATGATTTGATAAACCTTTTTGTGCTTTCGATTTCTTCTGATACTTTTTGCTTAATTTCTTCCAAAGTATTTGGATTATCCTTATTACCACAATCAATATAATTTCTAAAATATTGATTTTTGGTAAATTTTGTATCAACTTCAAGAATGTATCCTCGAAAAGATTCTTTCCTTTTATATGTTGCATTGGTGAAATTTTTTGACATGCTTTTAAAAGGGGTTCCATCTTTTTTCGTTAAATATGTGACATTTTCCCATGCTTCCAGTCTTGCTTTATTTTCTTCAATATAATCTTTCAAATCTCTTTTAATACTATTCAAACTCATATTTATTGCCTGCCTTTCCTATGATTTTTTAATTTCAGTACGATAAAATTCTTTGATATATAAAAAGTACAAAAACAAATAATAATTTTTCATCTGTTTTTGTACCATATTAATATAATATATATCAAAATTAAGCAGTTACAATCTGCCAAACATGAACCTCTTCTCCATTAATATAGAGAATAGCTTCTTCATTATCGCAGTGTGATGATTTCATCCATTCCGGATCAATACCGTTTGAAAACATTTCTTGATACTCAATCTTTCGTTCATATTCAAAATTAAGTTGCTTACAGGCTTCTTCTTTGGTGTTATATTTTCCAACAACATCAATAGAACATCCGTCTGTATGAATTAATAAAACTTTCATTAATTCATCTCCTTTCCTGATGAATTTACATATTCTTTATAAAATTTCATCAATTCATCTTCTGGCATCTGTTCAAGAGTTTCTTCAACTTTTGCATATAAATCCTCTTGATCATCATCTGGGCGATTCTCACCAAAAAAATCAAAATAAACATAGTCACTGTTCATGCACTCCTGAATCATAGTGCATTTCAGGCTAATTAACATTTTATCAGTGAATTTTAATTTACACATTTTGTATTTCCTCCTTTCTTTTGTAAAAATAAAAATGGACATAAAAAGAAGCAGATACAAAATATCTACTTAAATTTATGCCCAAATGATTGGTTATGAAATTTCTATTGATTTTTTATCCTAAAAAAAGTTCAGAGTTTTTCCGTTAAAACTCCAAAGTCTAATAAAAAATACATTAGTATTATATCATATTCAGAAAAAATTATAAAGATTTTGTCGCAAAAAAAAAGAAGCAGACACATAAAATATGTATCTGCTCCAAAAATTAATTTCTAGCTATTCTCATTCAAGACAAAATCTTCTCCATATAATGGTGGCATTACTTTCGAGTTAGAATATAACATTCATCATTTGAATTTTTTATTATTCCAGTTTCAACATTGTATTTTTCATGTTCTGCTATTCTCATTATATCAACAAAATCAAGATTGCATATTAATGCTTTCCTTTTAGAAATACAAAATTCATTTGCTTTTATTGAGTAAATTCCTAATACATTTGCAATCTTTCTTAAATCACTGCCATCCATGGAATCAGTTAATTTAATATATGGAACACCAGAAGCATCATAATATAAACTATTGAAAATTTTCATATGATGAAATATATCTCCAATACTACAACCTACGTGATATATTTCTTCGCAAGAATACTGATCGATCAATTCGACATCATTACATTTTGAGTATTGATCATATAATAATTTAACCATATATCCCTCATTTAACAATTCCATTACTATATGGTGGAATGGATAATTTGAAGAAATTGAATTATGCTGACTTTTTATCCAGTTCTCGATCACTGCTTTGGGAGCATCTGTTTTAAAAATGATAGATTCTTTCTCATCATTGCCAGAATCTGAAAGATATACTTGAATAGCTCTTGGTTCTGCTTTCAAAATATTTTCTTCCATCACTTTTTTGCTTTCTACTAGATAATCTTCAAATTTTTCATCTGTAATTAAATAAAATAATGATTCAAAATCGTCCTTATTTTCTACTTCAAGATACAATTTTAATATATCATCAGAAATTCCACTAACTTGAAAGTCTGCTGCTTCCATAATATCTGCTAAAATCGTATCTGCATCATGAATCATCCCATCTGGCTGTTTTGTCGATAAATCCAAAACCTGTTCTGCTAATTCCTTTACCGTTCCTTCAAAGTCTGTAGGCTCTTTAATGTTTCCTAATTCTTTTCTCATGATTTTTCTCCTTTTTTATAAAATTCTCAGCTGCGTATCCACATACCTTTAGGTGGTGGGTAGTTCATAAAATTTGTTACAGTTCTTTGATTGAGATTCTTGGAATCCAGTCTTCTTCTACCGCTTTAATCTTGTCCTTTGGGACACAAGACAGTAAAGCTGAATCTTTCGCTAATGCCATGTCAATGATCCAAAAATCTTCTCCATTCTGCATCACATCAATGGACCACTGCCCTCTTAAATCTAAAAATGGTAACAGTTTCATGATCTCTCTTTGAACTTTCTCTTTGTTCTTCTCGTATCGTTCCATTAATGTTTTCTCATGTGCTGCATAGATCACATAGTCATGCACCATATCTGGATTATTTGCATCCGCTTCTTTTCCAAATCGCTTTTTCATGACATCCGGATCCCAGTATGGATTGATCCCTAACACTTCTTTTGTATCTGCATCAATAAATACACGATATTCTGTATGTAGTGGTAATCCTTTGTAGATACATGGATTGTTTTCTTTATCCTTAATGAATTCTCTAACGACCCACTCATTTGTTGTTGCTGCACCATATATACTTGGCTGGTTTCTTCCAGAAAGATCATAGTGTGCAAAACAACTTGCCTGAAAACTGATGAATAGTAAATATTCTCCGATCTCTTTGACTTCTTTTGCGTCATGAATATAAGCATTCCGAAAATCAAATTTAGAAGAAAAAACACCAGTTTTGATAAAGTATTCTTTCGTTTCGTCTAATTCAAAAGCTTTCTGGCAAAATTGATCAATGATCTGAAAAGTCGTAGATGACAATTCTGTATATTCCATTCAACTCATTTGTAATACCGGCAATGGAACTTTCATGATCTTTGTCTTTGGCAGCTGAAAGAAATCAGAATAAAAAATCGCATTTACTAATCGTGGAAACCAGTTTCCTATGGAATTCTGACAACGATCTAAAATTGCATAGCTGATTCCATCCAGATCTAACATATCTAATCCCTGACGAAAATGGTCATAAAGAAACCTTTTTTTTCGTGGATCTTTTGTATTCAGATACTGCTGATATTGCTCTAACAATGCATCTCCCGTACCATCAGAAAGACTTTTTTTAACATATCGTCCAGTCAGATCAGGTCTTAACTCTTTTGGCAGCTCATTGATTTCTTCAAGTGTTACTTCTGAGTTTTCTGGAACTTTAACTGTTCTCGTTTGATTGCAAGAATAGATATTTCCATATGTAAATCCTGGTTTTCCGTCATATTCATAAATGAGGGCTTGATCTAAAAGCTCATTCACGATCCGGTCAATCAAATCTTGAACTTTTCCTTTCCCATGTACATCCTGTTTTGGATTTAAACTTGCAGCCTGCTTTGCATTGACTTTGAAAAGGTTGTCGCTGATCGGCTCATTCATGGAATGTAGCTGATAGGATTTTTCAAATGCCTTTAAGGCTTCTGGTGTAACCCTTAACATTTCTGCGAGTTTTTCTTTGGACATAATTGCTTTTTTCATATCTTTATTAAAAATATTTGATAAATCTAACATAAATTTTCTCCTTTTATTTTTCAAATCTGATTTCCATAGCTTTTGCTAATGCATAGCCAAACTCCTGATTTGCACCTGGACTTGTTTCCCATCCTTTTAACATGTAAATGATGTCACAATCCTTTAACAACTGAAAAGATAATCTCATGTAATCTTCATAAGAAGCGTTTTCTAATTTTGTCCCTTCATATGCAGGATTTACAACTTCATATCCTTGTGCCAAAAGTTCTCTCGCTGCTACATCAAATCGTTCCTGATAATCTTCTGTTTTTGTAATCTTTCCAGAGATATAGACTTTCCGGTTCTTCTTGCTAAAATCAACCGTATGTAAAATATCAAACAGTTTTTTTATTTCTGGACTGCAATCTGTAAATAAATCCATTGGAGACGTTTCAATTAGCTTTACATCCTTATCATACTTATCCGCGTATTTTTGCAGATAACGTACGCCATCTTTGTAAGTTAAGAAAAAGATCCCTGGACGCTGATATAATTCTTTTATGTAATATCTTAATTCTGCATGATGATATGTATATCCCATAACCCATTCTACAATTGCAAGCAATCCATTCTTTTGGATTTTTTCTAATGATCCTTCCCATAACATAGTTTTGCCTATATCGTTTTTTCCATGAATCAAGACCTTATAATTGTTAATCAACTCTACCTGATACTTTTCTTCGAGTGAATTATCCTTAATAATACTCTGAATCGTTTGATATAATTGCTGCGGAGTTGTTATATTGATACAATCAATACATAAATCTGCTCCATCAGCAATCTGATTTAGATATTCTACTGCATCCGGATCATTTCTAAGATCAGTCTCAACATTGTCGAGATAATTTTTGATTGGTTCTTGAATAACCCAGATACGTGGATAAGTCAGCATGTCGGAATGTTGGGTATTCATTTCTTTCTGCAGTTCATACAAAAAATCCAATTCTTCATCTGTGATACGATGCTTTGCATATGGATCAGTATGATGTGGATATTGTGTAAATTCTTTCTTTAACATAATTTTTTCTCCTTTTAAAATTCTTGAGATGGTTTAGTCTGATATGGATTTGCTGCTTTTGCTCTTTCCTTTATAATTTTAGAAAGAGTCGTATCATCAATATTTCCATACTGACTTATATCTCTTGCGATCATTAAGTCACTCTTAATTTCGTGATATAAATTGTCTCCATCGTACTTGTCTCTAGCATAATATAATACATTGCAAAGTTTGACTAATTCATCAGAACTTAGAGTAACTGTTACTTCTCTGTCATTTTTTGATATATTTTGAATATTCATTGTAAATAAGCAAAAATCCCCAAACCTCTAAGGTCGGGGATAAATTTGCTCTCGCTATTAAGCGAGCCTCCTTTCTATAAAATGTAATTTTTACTGTCAATCTCAACTTTTTGCAACTAACACTGCTTTTGTTGTCTGACTATAATATCGTTCCTCTACTTGTTGAGTAATCTTTTTAACAGCTTCTTCCATCATTTCAGCAGTATCATCATTTGTTGTATTCAAGATATATTCAAATTCATCGACTACCATATCGAAGTCATCATCTGTCATTTTATTATAAACATCTTTTGAGGCGAATCTCTCTATCATAAGTTTTCCTTCTTCAATATGTTCTTGGCGATGTAATTCACGAATCACATCTTCCGTTAAAACAACAGTTTTCCCATTTACTTCTAACTTTCTTATTATCATGATTTTCTCCTTCTTATTTTTATACCTAGAAACCTACAACTCTTTAGTTAATTGACTCAGGCTTAAGTTTATCAATATAATAAAATTCTTTAATATTTTGATAATTTTCCTGCTGCCATTCTTCTGATGTTCCGTATGGGGTTACATGCTGTTCAGAATCAATATATCTACATAAATATCCCTCAAATTCTAACGTATAAGACCAATTTGGAATTTCATCATAAGCTTCTTCCGTAAATAATGCACAACTTTCTTTTTCCAGCTCTTTTAGACGTTTGGAAGGTGCGTTTGTTTCAAAAATAACTAATTCTCCATCCATCTCTGGACTATCAGATAGTGCAATCAGACGTGTTTTATCTTTCATTTAATTTTATTCCTTTCTAATTCAAATCAGCTAAGACTCGTGAAAAGCTTATTACATTATCATTTTTCAGTTCTCTCTAAATAGTTTTGTAATTCATGTAATTGAGACAGCGAAAAGTCCTTTTCACGAAGCCCTCTCGAATGAATCTCTAATATTAATTTTGTTTTCTCAATATACTTTTCAGCATCTTCTCTTGAAGTGCATAGGACTCTATTTCCATAATCGGCTTCTTTAATACCAAATTCTGTATCTCTTTCACCATCTAACATAAAGTTTAGCAAGTTGTCTATCCGTTCTGATGCAACTTCTACTTTGACATTTTTCTGGTTTTTCTCACGAATCATACCTTCAAGGATTTCATAAGCAGGTCTGTCACAAGAGCGAAGATAAAGTTCGCTAAGATATGTATTATCAGAAACAAGCCATACATGTTGTCCATTATAGAAGTTTTTCTCAACTTTTTTTCTCTGATCACGTTTTGGAAAATCATATTTTTCAAAAACTGCCTTATAACCAAGACTTTTCCAGTAATTGATCATATCTTGTTGAATTGTTGAAAGTTTGTACCAAAGTATATAATCTAATTCCATTTCAAAAGATTCATATGTGGATATACTATAATAAATCTTTTTATCCTCTAAATCAAAACTTGATCCTCCAATAATAATTTCAGGAAAATTTTTAATATCCATTTTCAATGGATGGATATTATAAGCTTCTTTTAGTAATTCCCAGTCTTTTAAATTATTGACTTTGAAATATGTGTAATTAGAAATATCATTTGAATTGGTAATCATTGGAACCAAATGAAAATCTTTAATGATTAATTGGTCTGCTAATTTTTTCTTCTCTATTTTTTCCTTGTAAATTCTCATAACATTCTTCCTTTATTAAATAAAATAATTCAAAAACTAGGCAGTAATTTTTGCCCGTAAATTTCACTCATACGATTAATTCTAGTTTTTCTCCAAATACGTCTCCATGAGGCAATTTGCCAAGTTCTTCATTCTGACTGATCCGGTACCAGTCTATTCGATCTTTGAAACAACTTGTTAGAAATTCTGAGAAATTCCCATGAAAATCATCCTCAAAATCGGATAAATCTGGTTCTGCAACTGTTCCAGAAATATATGTTGCTCCATGTCCATCTACAAATTTTTGAATATTTGTCAGATAAACAACATCGTCTCCATTGATCGTTTTTACAAGTTTCGCATAGATTTCCAGCAGCTCTGCTTTCTTCGCATGAACAGGAAATTCGAAATGTAACAGATTTAACTCGACATCACCGCATGTATAATTATGCCATACAGTTTCAAAAATTTTTTCATACGTATTAACAAGATTCATTCTTCTTCTCTCCTTTTGTATTCCATAAATTCTTTGACTTCTTCTTCCGTCATAAGCATGGCACTTTCTGATAATTCTTGAATATGATTCCCTATATTGTCAATCATTCTTCTTGGAATAGGTTTATTTGGAAGTATGGATTCTATCCAAAGATTCCATAACATATATTCTGAAGGATTGCACAAAGTATTATTTCTTATTAACAATGCATACTTGATCGCTCCATCACATTGTATATCAATAAGTGCTTTTCCATCATTATCATCTTTCCAATAATCTCCATATTTATTTAAAATATCAGTAATGATAACAACGTCGCCCAGATCATATTTTGTACCAAGAATACGGATAAATTCTTTTTGATTCCATAATAAATATTGCCCAAAACCACAATTATTTAGATCCAAATGTTTTTTTAGCCATTCAATTGTATGGTATACTATACTAATCATTTGATCCCCACAATTCCATTTATAATATCTTGCGACAATCTCTTTTTCTCCGGGGTTCTTTTCAAATCTTACAAAAATCTGTGATCTCTGCCCCATAATTTTTCTCCTTTCCTTTTCTGTTGCAATTCTTTTAGTTTTATCAATTTTTTTCTCCTTTCTTTTGTAAAAATAAAAATGGGCATAAAAAGAAGCAGATACAAAATATCTGCTAAACTTTATGCCCAAATGATTGGTTATGAAATTTCTATTGATTTTTTATCCTTAAAAAAGTTCAGAATTTTTCTGTTAAAACTCCAAAGTCTAATAAAAAATACATTAGTATTATATCATATTCCAAAAAAATTATAAAGATTTTGTCGCAAAAAAATAAGAGCAGACAAATATATGCCTGCCCCTTATTTTGATTATTACGCACTCAATTTCTGATTTAATTCAGATAATCGTGCCTGTTTCTTAATTAATTCACTTTCATGAGGAAAATCAGGATTTAATTCCGTCTTTGCTGTAACAAATTTTCTGGATTCAAACTCTAATCTTCTCTTGAAAGTTTTTAATTCTTCCAATATTCCATATTCAATGATCTTATCAATCTGATACATGATATTCGTACTGCCACTGAATTCAAATTCATAGTCATAATTACCACGAATAATCATTGTCTGATGACTGTAAACTGACTTTCTATCAAGAATAATATCAAATCCTTGATAGCTGGCAATCTTTCGTTCATTCTTATAAGATGGTTGAATATTGTGGATTATTTTGTTAGCTTCTGCTCTTGTATCGGAATCATATTTATCTAAAACTTTGATATGGAAATCACCTGTATGATATTTTTTAGCAACTTCGATATCTTTTTCAATGTTTTCAATATTTTTCTTATACTGTTCAATTCTGTTTGGAGCAATCTTGCTAATATAAGACTCTAACTCGTAATATTGATTTAAGAAATTGTTTTTCTGCATTTTTAATCGTTTTACTTGCTGCGTAAGTTCCATCTGTTCCTTGATTAATGGATTCCCACAGGCTGCTGCCTTAATTTCCGCAAACGATAATGTTAAATCATCTTCCTCCATACGTCTAGGAATGTTTTCTTCTGACAAAATCTGTCCAATATATCGCTGCTTGTTTTCCACTGTCTGCCATAAATAAGAGTCAAAGGTATTTTTCGTTACATATCGGTAAATGTAAACTTCTTTATTAAAGTTACCCTGACGGATAATACGGCCGGACCTCTGTGTAAGATCTGACGGTCTCCATGGACAATCCAGATCATGTAAGGCAATCAATTTTTTCTGGAAGTTGCAACCAGTTCCCGCTTTATCTGTACTTCCTAATAATACACGAATAACACCTTCGTTTACCTTCTTGCAAAGATCAACTTTTTGTTTATTCGTTTTAGCACTATGGATAAAAGCAATTTCTCCTTCTGGAATTCCCCTTTCTATTAATTTAGCCTTTACATCATCATAAACGTTAAACTCTCCTTTCTTTGGCGTTGATAAATCTAAGAAAATAACCTGAGTTTTTCCAGGATATTTCTCATAAATATCCATGACCTGATTCACACAATATTTTGCTTTAGAATTAAAGTTTTCTTCCTCAATTCCAACCAGTCGCTGATCTAAAGCTAATTTACGTCCTTCGTTTGTAACCTTGAGCATATTATCTTCTGATGGATCTACTCCACCGTCTCGAATGCGAGCTGCCCTGCTTGCCAAACCATCTACATATTTTTTCTGTTCATCAGAAGCATCAATGGAAATAGTCTCCATAACGGCATTCGGCACATCCATTTCTTTAATATCTTTGACCTTAATATCAGCCACTTCTTTAAAGATTGTTAATAACTCGGCCAATCCAACAAATCGTGTGAATCTTGTTCTGGCACGATACCCTGTTCCCTCCGGAGCAAGTTCCATGGCAGTCTTTGTTTCACCGAATGTCGATGCCCAGCTGTCGAATGAGTCAATGCCAAGTTCTTTTAAGGTATTTAACTGCAAATAGCGTTGCATTGTGTATACTTCTGCCATACTATTTGACACGGGAGTACCGGTTAAGAATACAATACCTTTGTTTCGGCAATTTTCTTCCATGTACTGGCATTTCATGAACATATCAAAAGCTCTCTTTGAATTACTGCTGGTATTGATACCTGCAATATTATTCATCTTCGTTGTTAACAGCAGATTCTTGTAATAATGTGCTTCATCAACGATCAGCTTAGTAACACCCAACTGATCAAAGTAAATTACATCATCTTTTCTCTTGCTATCTTGTAACTTTTCAAGCTTGACAGAAAGTTTTTTCTTGGAACTTTCGATATTTCGTACTGTAAAGTTCTGCTCAGCAGAGTCTAACAGCTTATCTAATTCTTCAATCTGTGCTTTAATATATTTTTCCTGATATTCAGGAGAAATCGGGATTTTTTGGAATTGTGACTGAGCAATAATGATTGCATCGTATGATCCTGTCGCGATTTTAGAACAAAATTCTTTTCTCTTGGCCGGAGTAAAATCGTTCTCACTGGACACTAAAATGTTAGCACCAGGGAATAATTTCATGAATTCTTCTCCCCACTGGCCTACTAATGGATTTGGAACAACAAATAAGTTCTTTTCAGATAATTTTAATCGTTTGGCCACCATAATTGCTGCAATCGCAGTATATGTTTTTCCGTAGCCTACTTTGTGCCCAATTAGTGAATTGTCTTTAGAAAATAGAATCCTCATGATTGCATCTTTTTGATGTTTATACAGTTTGATCTCGCTGTTCATATTTGGAACTTTTAAAAAGTCCCCATCAAATGTACGATACCTGATGGAATTAAATCTTTCATTATAAATGTTTTCAAGATCACAACGACGATCATAGCTCTTAAAGATCCAAGAATGAAATACTTCTCTGATCTCATCCTGTTTGCCCATCGCAAGCGTTGTCTCTTTTGAGTTTAATACTTCTTTCTTATTATCATTTTCATCACAAACCGTATCATAGACCTTTGCATCTTTTAAGTTTAAGCATTTTTCTAACAAAAGAAATCCATTAATTCGTTTTGTTCCATACGTAACCGCAGCTTTCTGGTTTGCAGAATCTCGATACCATTCGATATCCCAATGATCGGTCTCTTTAGTATAAGTAACACTCATACCATTTCCATTAAAATATTCTCGTGGAGTGTCAAAAACCTCAACCAAGAAATCTTCAATGTAATGAGCAGGAATCCATGTTGCACCAAGTTTTGCATCAATCTCTGCAGCTTTTAATGGCTCCGGCTGTGCTTCTTCCAATGCAGCGACATTGATATTATATTTTTTATCCTGTTTTGCTGCACACTTTGCAAATTCCAATTTCTTTCGAACATTGCCTGATAAATATTCATCTTTCATGACATACTCTTCGGTTTCTGGATCTAAAAAGATCTGTCCTTGAAGTTCTTCAATGATATCTTTCTCTGCTTTGTCATAAATACTTTCCATAAAAGCAAAATCAATACATCCTTTTTCATTCAGTGAGCATAATAATGACTCCTGTGCTGTATTGACTTTATCTGGCACAGAATGAGGAACAATAGTTCTTTTTGTGAATATATCTGCCTTGCTTTTTAGCTTATTGTTTTCATCCAGATTTTCCAAAGAACAAAGGAGGTAATAACTATCATCTTCCTGAAATGCTAATTTATTCCCTCTACTATGGATCAGTCCAAATTTTTTTTGAAACTTATCATAAGTCATATTTAATTTCTTACGATATGGTTCAATCGATTCATCACTAACATCTTGCATTTCTTTAGAAATCAATTCCTTTAATACATTTCTTAATTCGATCATGGCTGCAATTCTTTTTGCGACCATTCCTGTATCCGGAATTTTTTTCATCATGGAATTCTTTCGGTAATAAATATGATCATTGTAAATTCCATAGGACATGTTACTAATGGAATCTACTGCCGGAACATATTCTTCATCGTTATTCTCAATTGTCTGACCTGGTTCATAAACATCTTTGAGATAACTTTCCAAATGAAAATTATCAATACATGCTTTCCAGTCCATACCTTCTTTTTCCTTACATACAAAGCGTTTTCCGTATGGTCCACTTTCTTCCATCATACGTCCTAACATATGATTAAGATGCGTGCCAAAATACATATTAGCTTCTTGTGCAATGTTTACCCATTCCGGTTCATCACCGACCGTCTGGTATCTTCTTTTCTGGAAAAATAAAATGTCTGTAGAAACCTTGGCTCCTGTCACTGCAAAAGCTGTTTCTGGAAGTCTGATGGCACATAAAAGATCAGCTTTTTTCGCTAACATCTTACGAATGCGGCTAGATTTCTTGTCCATTGTACCTTTTGTGGTTATCATAGCAACAATTCCACCCGGTCGGGCAAGATCTAATGCTTTAAGAAAAAAGTAATCATGAATTAAGCATGAGCCGTACGTATTATCTGCTGCACTAAAATCGGAAAATGGTACATTTCCAATGATCAGATCAAAATAATTGTCTGGCAGATCAGCTTTTTCAAATGCACAATTTTGAATATTGGCTTTCTGAAATAGCTGTTTTGCGATATTACAGCTCGTTTCCTCTAACTCAACACCGTACAAGTTTGAATCTTGTAATGTATCTGGAAGCATCCGATAGAAATTTCCTGTTCCCATGCAAGGATCAAGAATATTCAACTTCCCTTTGACTCCTATTTCAGATAGAATCTGATACATAAAGTTTATGATTTTTTCATTTGTATAATAGGATGTTAAGATTGAAGACTTAATTCCCTTATATGTATTTTCTCCAACAAGGGTTTCTAACTGTACTTTCTTTTCCTCCACTTCGAAATATGAAGACAATCCACCCCATCCTTCATAGCTTGACAAGATGGTTTGCTGATCTTCATCAGCATAATCGTCCAACCCAAGTAACATTTTTAATGCTGCTAGATTGTTCTTCCATTTATCTTCCAAGCTCTTTGCGAACTGAATTGTTCTATGGAAGAAATTCTTTTTAGGCTTTTTTTCTTGTTTCTGTGTATCTTGTTCATCTGTAGAAAACAAGTCGAAAATAGATGTTTGCGTTCCTGTCTCTACTGCTGTTATGTCAGCTGCAGCAATGCCACCTTCAGAAACTGTAACATTTTCTTCCTCAGTTTTAGTATTTTCAATGACAGAAGAAAACATATCAAAAATAGACATTTGCCCTTCCATCTGTTTATTTTTCTTTCTTCTCATAAATTTAAAGGTCCTTTCTTATAAACAAAAAAAGGCCGCCGCATCTCTGATTCTTAATCATTAATGCGACGGCCTTCGTCTGAAATTCTATTATTATTTAGTTAAATTGTTATCTGAAATGTGAAAATGTAGAATTTCTCCTACATTCTACATAAAGTGTCGATTATTTCCACTGAATCACAAATTTATCATCGGAATAATCTGTAGAAACTTCTCTCCAAAGACGTTCAAATTCTGAACATACATAAGGGAAAAATTTAGAATCTGGTAACCGTTCAATTGTATCTTCATACATTTTTTTCAGTTCTCCATCTTCTTCTCCATATCCTTCTACTTTTCCAGATGTATTTACCTGTAAAAAGTCACAACCACTTGCGTCTGCTTCCATGATGAAGCGATTGATTGTCTGGTAGGCAAAATGATTTAACCATAAGTCTACTTCTTTTTTAGGATCTGTTTTTTTTGTTTCAGATTTTTTCACACTTTTTTCTTTTACTGCACTTTCAACTTCTGATGAATTATTAATAATCTCTTCTTCATTAGTTTCTACTGCTTCTTTTTTACTAGCCTTATTTTTGGATAAAAATGTATTAAATAAACTTACATTCCCTAACCCTAATAAAGAGTTAACTGGTCCTCCAGTTAAAAATAAGAAAACTAATAATACAATTTTCCATTTCTCTGCTCCTTCTTTTCCTTCATTTCGATATAAAATATAGGAAATTAATAAGTTGCATAAAAATACTGAAAAGGATCCAATCATAAACACAATATCACCCAAAATAATTGCTTTTTGTAATGTTGTTGTTTGATTTTTAACCTTTAGTGTTGTTTCTTTCATTGTTTGTTCTTTCATTACTCATTCTCCTTAATATATATAATTAATTATCTCCATTTTGCATAAAGTCATTTGGATCTGGTAAATTTCCATCTCCGTAAGGGTTATGAAACTCATCATCCTTCTCCGCTGCCATATTAAATGGATTTTCTTCCGGTGCAAGACCAGCAAACTCATTATTACTACTACTTGGCTGTTGATTTGATCTTTCAGAATTTTTTCTTCCAGAATTATTACTTCTTTGAGTTGAAGCATTTTTGCCAGTATTAGATTGTGAATTCTGCTGATTTGAATTTGATGTTCTATTGGATGAATTCCCTGCTGATTGCTGCTGATTTCCTTCTTGTGCCATTGGCATTGTAGCTCTTTTTTTAGGCGGTACACTTGTACTTGTTTCAGTTGTGTTCTGCCCTTGCATCTCAGAATGCTGTCCTCTATTAGAGTTTCTTGATTCCTGATTCTGAGGATTTGCATGGTTAGACTGCCTCTGCTGTCTTTTGCTTGAATTATTCTGATTTTGTTTCTGTGTATTTTGATTATTGTTCTGCTGATTTAGCTGATTCATTGGAATACATGTATTGGCCATGATTTGAAGCCCATACACTTTTCCATCTTCTCTGTCATAATTATTTGGTCTAAGCTCTCCTGAAACTTGCACATAAGATCCTTTTTTAACCTTATTAACCAATTCCATTGCCGTTTTCCCATAATTGACACAATTAAGATAGATTTTTTCATGAACTAACTGCTTCTTTTCTTTGTCTGGATAATAATCTCTTCCTGTATAAATTTCAATACTATAATATAAAATCGTTCTGTTTGGATTTTCTTTATTCTCTTTATAAGCTGGTTCACGATTTACAGTTCCTGACACTGTGATTATGTTTAAGTCTCTCATTTTTTCTCTTCCTTCCTTTATAATACAATGCATAAACATTCAGTTATTGCACCTGAATGATAAGTTTTCCTTCTTTTCGTTGTGTTTTTCGGTATTTATTCTTATATACTTCACATAACTCCTCAGAGTATTCATTATATATGCGACAAGCTTCTTCAATAGTTTCTATGCTATGAAAGTTCTTACTTGTCGCCTGTGAAGATGTATAGATCAAACACACATCATATGTTACAGATCCGTTATCCCATATACATTCTTCTAATTGTACTGTTCCTTCGGATAAGCTACGTTTTGCCACAACCTGTTTTGTCATTTGATTTTTTTCTCCTTTCATAAAGGCAATAAAAAAACAGACAGTAATTTTTCTGTCTGTTTTTTGCCTATATCTTTTCTTTATTTAATATGTTTTTATACGTGTACTTTTTGATTTTTTTTGATCTGTTCAAGTCTTTCTTTTGAGATTTTCAAGTATTTTAGAATCATCTCATCGGAAGCACCCTCTTCAATCATACCTAAAACAATCTCCATCTCTCTATCGTTACGTCCTTCTGTACGTCCTTCTATACGACCCTCTTGTAGAAGTTCTTGATATCGAATTTCCATTGCTTTCACATCTTGCCTCCATTTCTGATCAGACATTGCTTTTCGAAATTGAGCTTCGATCATCTTACTTAATTGTAAGCTGTCTTCTTTAATAATCGGCTTTTCCAAATATCTGAGAGCATCTTGCAATTCCTTGGATACGTTGTGATACACCAAACGGGCAACTAAAGTTGACCGCGGCTTCTTTACGAGGCAAATTACACCTCGATGGAAATACACGTTTCCATCTATTCCCTGTTACGGGAATTACTTTTCACTTATGCTGCCTTCTTTGCAGAATCATGCACATATTTCGACTTTCCAAAAAGTATCCGGTATTGAAGTCTGGTGTCCTTTCTGTAATAGCGTCTTGTTTTACTGGCAGAACTCAGTTCATGTTTTTTACCATTATATAATTCCTTCGTAAATCATAGTTTCTTTCTCCTAATTATAGCATATTGATAGTTGCTTTTGTACTGTGTACGTTGATTTTCTCCTTTCTCAAAATAAAAAAGGACATAAAAATAAGCAGATATAAAATATCTGCTAAATTTACGCCCTTTGGGTTGATAATGTTCTATTTTAATCGTTATTCTATAAAAAGTCCCAAGTATCCTAATACCGTCGGGAATCTAATAAAAATACAATAATATAATATCATAAATTATGTTAAATAACAACTGATAACTACAAACAACCGTGGATTATTGCTTGCTGCTATATAATATTGTATTTTTCAATTCCTTTTCTTTTTCAGTTACCACAGAAGTTTCATTGACTTTATATAAAACATCCTGCTTTGTTTGATTGATCTCTTCCTCATTAATACCATCATCAATAAATCGCTCTCGGTAAGTATCAATAGAATTTACCGTTAACTTGTATAATTCTAAGGATGCAACAGTGTTTGAATTTCCTATTTCTAATAGATCCTTAAGGTTATTATAATATTTCTTATAAACTCCTTTATCTGTTCCTTCCTTTACATTTAATGTGATCTCTTGATTAAATTTTCCAATCTCACAATAAATTTTGGCAATTCTATGATGCTTTGCTGTGCTTTTGTATTTCAAAGAATCTTCAAACCATTGAACAGCACTTTTCATTCTTGTGATTTCTTCATTATTCATATCATCATATTCATAGTAATACCAATATGCCTTTCCAATTTCATAAGACAAGTTTCCATAGCCATCTCCTTTTTTTACCTTGTCCCAATTCTGATGAATCGTTTTAAGATAAGCACTTTCTTCTTTAGAACTAAATACCGCGTCCTCTAAATATACATCTAGCAATTTTTCGTATGCTTTTGATTCCTTTGGTAATATATCAATTGCCTGATGCAACATCTTGATTTTTTCTTTTTGGTTTGTGCTGCGATCTACAACCTCTATAATATCATTATATTTATTTTTTTGATGAATATTATGTATGAAGAATCCCCCGACTCCTATAACTAAAAGTACAGAGCTAATGATCGCAATACGTACACTCATTGGAATATTGATTTTAGGCATTATAAATTTTCTTTCTTTTTTTACCTTGTATTCCGTCTTAATTGGTATAGTAGCTTCTTTCTTAATATCTGGTATAGAAGAATTCTGTTCTACAAAATCTTTTATTTCACTTTCATAGATTATATTTTCTTTCTCCTGAATTACTTTTTTTATCGAGGATGATTCTATTGGCATTTCCTTTTTATTTTCAAGAATTATCTCATTGTTAGAAACAGAAGCATTTTTTATATCTTCCCCATTTTCTTCTGCAATAATAGATGCTGGAATATCTGATAACTTTTCATCATGATTCGGTTCTTTAACAATTTCCGTTTCCTGTATTGTATTAGTTTTTTGTCTCAGATTTTCATGATTTTCCTTCTGGTTATTTATTTTTTGATGATTCAGAATCTTATTATGTTCTGTTATTTCTTTTTTGTTGGAACTATTCTCTTCTTTAGAACTCTTTTTCTTATTTTGCTCTAAATTCAAAGATTCCTTAGCATTAAGAACTTTTACTTCCTTTTTTACTGTTTTTTCATTATTCGCTTTTGGAAGTTTTATATTATTCCATGACCCTTTACTCGCAGAAGATATATTCTGAATTCTTTTTTCTTCCTGTTTATTGTGATCTTTAGGCTTCTGTGATCTAGGTTTTGGAATATGAGACTTTGGATGAATATCTTTTTCTTTAAATTTATCTTGTGGAATTATTTTTTTACTCTGTTCTTTCTCCTTTTCTATTTTTTCCATTTTACCTGATTGTGATTCAGTTTTAGATTTTGGTTTTATATTTTGCTCTTTTTTTTCAGATTCTAAACTTTCAATATTCTTTTGACTGTTAATCTTCTCTTTCGACTTCTTAGATGAAATATGCTGCCTTTCTGATTTTTCTATTTTCGCATCTTTTTTATCTTCCGCTTCTTTTTGTTTCTTTGATGCGACTTCTGTTGATGATTCCTCTTGAAGATTTCTTTTCTTTTTTCCTTCTACTTCATCTGTTGCTAATGTTTTTTTCGTTTTAATCGCCAGTAACTCTTCTTCCGGCAGCAGGGTTTTTTCTTCATGTTCTGTTACATGATTTTCCAGAGTTTCTTCTTTTCCATACTTCTGTTTGGAATCCTTTATTTCCAGCTTTTGTCTGTTTTCCTCTGAAACAATAGGTTTTGATAGTATCTCTGCAGTATTCTCCATATTTTCACGATTTATATCCTGTTTTATCTTATAAAATTCCAATTGTTCTGGATTTGGCATAAAACGTGTTAATGTATTTTTCTTCCTGCGTGGCGGCCGTAGACTTCGATCCTGTTGATATACTATCAGATCAGTTTCTTTATATTGCTGCAACGTTGTTGCAAATGCTTTAATACCTAATACCGTCTCTCCCTTTGCACATTTAAGTATTGTAGAGTTTAAGATATAAGAAAATGATGGATCAATACTTCGAATATCATCTAACTGCTTTCTTCCTGTTACTAATTGATATAACACATAGGATAATTGTTTTGTAATAAAACCCTCATCGCATTTTTTATACATTGAAAAGTTATACGCATTTTTAAATACCAGATTTTGATCTTTCGTAAAATATAATTGATTCATATCAATTTCTGGATAAAAATATCCATTTGATAATGTCCACACCTGATAAATAGACAGACATAAATTTTTAATTGCATTTACCGCAAAATCAATGTCATATGGTATCGTATCTAAATGTGATCCTTCGAATTCTTTATATATAAAACATGCTTTATCTTCCCACTGAAATTGATTAATCAGACTTGGAAATCCGATAAGATCATAATTTTTAATACCCAACAAATCTAATTGTTCAGATATTGTCATAATATAATCATCTGCTGTTTCAAACATTGTATCTATTACAATAGCTGCATCTTTTCCATATGTCTTTAAAACCTCATATTGCCCGATTTTTTGGCTTATTTGCATTTTCTTTCCCCTTTCTAACAAAACATCATCTTGGTATTGATGATGCTTTGTTATCTTTTTTCTTTTCGTGTAAATTGCATATTTAACACATTCTATGCAATTTACACTTATTTTTTATTTTTTTCAATTTGTACATCACTGTCATTACTCGTCACATTTTCTTCAAATCCATCTGATGATGTGATTGTAAATTCTCTATTCGGTACAAAAGGAATATCATACGTTGTATAATTATCATCCACTACACCATTACTCTTCTCTATGTAATCACTTGTAACTTCGATTCCATTAATGTACGTCGTAAGACTTTTTTCTGCTTTATACTTATAATTTGATACATAGATATCTGGCATATAGATTTTCCAATCATTATTCCTATCCTGAACAAGTATAATTTCATAATCCTCGGAATCTTCTGTTGTATACGTTAGTTTTCTTGTAGTTGCATTATTATTATCTGAATCATCAATTACCGTATTGTCTTTTTCCATATTGGTTAACACAATCTGCTTCTTTGACATTCCTACGATATCCTCAAGATTACTTCTTTCAATATACCAAGATACATCATCATCTTTAATAAATGTGCTGTCTGGAATATAAATATATGACTTAATATCTTTGTAGTCCTCTTTTTGGACCTTTTTCACAAATTTATCAGACACTTTTTTTGCTTTCTTTTCCTGTATATTTTGAGGTGTATAAATTTCTTTACTTCCACTAGAACACCCTGTTAAAACTGTCATAATACCCATAACACATAAAAATAATACAATTTTTTTCTTCATCGAATAATACCTTCCTTTAAAAATTCTGTTGTGATTCTTACATAACCATGATTAGTTACAATACTTCCATCCTCTGCTTCTTCCAACATGACTTTCACATTGAAGCTTTTACCTTTTTTGGATTTACAATTTAACAAATCCACACTTCCCTGCGTGAAAAGTTCTGCTACCATATTTCGATCAACTTTTTTCTTGACAGCTGCAAAATATGGATGATCTTTCAGCATGATCAAATCATTATTCTCACACTGAAACCCTGATACAGATTCCAAAACTCTTCCTCTGCAAATCGGACATCTACAAATGACAGGTAAGAAATTCTGATCTCGTTTTTCAAACATATGATTTACATCTTCATAAATAAGCTGTAATGCCTTCTTAATTGAAATCTGGCCTGTCCCAACTTCTCTTTGTAATACGCCCATTTTAACAGTGCTTTCCTTACTCAAATCAATTCCTAGTTTAAATAGAGAATTAATATAGAAGATTCCTTTTTGTTCAATCCGATAAATATCTTTCTTTAATGAGATATATCCTGATTTTTGAGCTTTATTAATAATTTCTGCTCGCGTTGATGTTTTTCCGATTGTTGCACCCTTTCGTATATTTGCATACATTGTATCTTCATCTTCGATCTCTTCATCTTTCGCAAATGGATTATCCATAAATTTTACCAATGTATCTGTTGTATAATGTTTTGGTGGTGTTGTCATCTTCTTCTCCGGCTGAAAGTTTATCGGAATATTATCACCTTTTTGAAAATCAGGTATCTCACGATCATTTGTTCTAAGATTTTTTACCTGTTTCCATCCTTTACTGATATAAATATCTCCTTGTATTCTGAATTTTTCATTCAAACATTGGATATCGAGTGTTGTACGATGCACCATACATTCTTCCGAGAAAAACACTTCGTGGAAACGATCTACGATTTCTTTATAGACAATCTGTTCTTTTTGATTTAGCTTATTCATATCTGGAATCTTACCTGTTGGCACCAATGCACTATGAGCAATGACCTTTTTATCATTAAAGATCTTATTACTATCTTTAAATGCAAGATCTACACCACTGCCTTGAAGTGACTGTATGATTTTTTTTATTTTATTTTTTTCTTCACTTTTCAGATATTCCGACTCTGTTCTTGGATAACTGGCATATCCATTTTCATACAATGATTGTACTGTTTTTAACGTATCAGACGGTGACATCTTATAATACTTTCCCATCCATCCCTGTAATGTATTCTGGCTGAATAATTTAGGTGCCTGGATTACTGTTTTTCTTCGATTCATAGCTATTACTTTAGCTCCTGCCCGATTATATTGATCCGCAACTTTTGATGCTTCTTCTTCTGTTTTAAATGTTGTCTTAGATGTTAATGTAAGTCCTTCCTTACTCACATTTTGGAAATATGGCTGCGGAACAAAATTTTGTATCTCATAATCTCTTTTAAATATCTCAAATACAATAGCTGTGATTACTCGTCCTACATGAAAACAATCTTTTCCAGTTGTTCCGAATTTCAATGATGCATATCTGGAAGCGTTGATCCCGTAGAGCCAGTCATAAAAAGCACGGAACCTTCCCTCCAATGCCATTGCTTTATATTCCGGAGAATTATTTGGTTTCATTTTCTGCAATGCTTCTTTAAACTCGTCAACAGTATTGGAATCTTGGATTAAACGATATACTGGCTTAGTACATTTAGCATAATGCAGCACGTTATCTACCAGTACCTGTCCTTCATCATCACTATCTCCTACATGGATCACGGCATCTGCCCATTCAATTCCTTTTACGATATCATCAAATATTTTTTTCGCACTCGTCCCTCCGGTAGTTTTTTGCATCAATTTGTATCGAAAAGTCTTTGGAAAAAATGGTAATGCATCAAGATCCCATCCTTTTTTCTTTGATGGATACTCTGGATAATCTTCCATATTAAATAATTCAAAAATGTGTCCACTTAGAGCATGAATCTGATAGTGTTCGCCGTAATAATTACGCCCTCTTTTTACGAGCTTTTCTGGTAATGCTTCTGCAAGATTTTCCATAATACTACTTTTCTCGCATATTGCAATGTATTTCTTCATGACCTTCCTCCTTCTATTTTGACATAAAAAAAGACCCAGGACCCGAAGGTTTCCTGAGTTCATTCCTAATTTTATGAATTTTGATAGGATTATAAAACTATCTCATAATCCACTCTATATATTATAACATAAATACTACCATATGAGTAGCATTATCATCTCATTTTTATATTATATATTTTCGCTCATTCTTGTCATAATTCAATTATACCAAACATGTTTATGAATAAAAAAAGCTGCCACAATTCAATGTGACAGCTGAAAAAACTAAAGTTTTTTAATAATATTTTTTGTGATAGCATATTCAAAATTAAATTTCATAGTTCTGTTCTTTTCAGGAAATTCAATCTGAATATATTTACTATCAGTATTTACAATTCTTCCTTTTCCAAAGGCTTTGTGTAAGATCATATCTCCTACTTTAAAATCAGCTTTTGCTAATTGAGACTGGGAAACAAACTGAGATGCATTTTTGTTATTATATAAAATAATAACCTGATCTTTTGCTCTAGTGATCGCCACATACATCAATCTTCGTTCTTCTTCAATATCAGTTTTTTCATCAACCTTCCGATATGGAAGATTTTCTTCATTGACATCAAAAATGATAACCCGCTGATATTCTAACCCTTTACTTGAATGAATTGTAGTTAAAGCAACTTTGCCAACTCGATCCTGATTCTTATATGCATCCTGAATCATTCTGGTGTACTGCTCAATTCCGTTCTTTAAATTATCCATCGTATCATATTTTCGGAAGAAAATGTAAAGCTGATTTGTTGTTTCCTTTAAATCATCAATATCTTCTTCGGTCATATGCATAATCTTAGAACAATTATTCAAATGCTTTTTATAATTAATTCCTTCCTCTGAAAAAATATATTGAATCATCTTGCTAGGAGTACCTAACTCTTTTAAAATATGCAGATCTTCTTCCAGTTTCAGCAAATTTTCATATACATAGCTCTTATTACTATCCGCATTTGCATATATACTTTTCAATTGTGCTAAAGTTGTACTAGGCTTTACATACCTCTTCTCTACATATCGCACTGGCCGATTCACAATCTCGTAAAGATTTTTCTCATTACCCATTGCGACCTCAAAATATGCCATAATCTGTTTTGCAACAAAATGATCTAACATATTGCGTAAAGGCTCTAAGGAATAAAAAGGAATCTCACTATCAATCAGCTTTCCGGCAAATTTTTCAACAGAACGATTGGTTCGGAATAAACACGCTGTATCTCCATAAGGTACATTCCCAATCATTGCAGCCTGTTTATCATTACCTAACAATACATTCTTTACATAATTACATTCTTCGCTGTACTTATCATACGCATGAAAGATAACATCTGCATCTGTTGGATTTTCTGTTCTAGCTGCTAAAATCCTCTTATTATAACGATTCTTATTAAAAGATATTAGACGATTTGAAGCTTGAACAATATTTTCTTTACATCGATAATTTAATGGCAGCTGAATAACCTTTGCATGTTCAAATTCTTTTGGAAACTGTAACATGATACTTGGTTCTGAACCTCTGAATCCATAAATTGACTGATCATCATCCCCTACACAGAACAAATTATTCCTTGGTTCTGCCAGTAACATGATAATATCATTTTGGATTGGATTAGTATCCTGATATTCGTCAACCATAATATACCGATATAAATCCCTGTAATAATCCAGAACATCCGATTTCTCTTTAAAGAGATTATAAGTAAGAAGTAACATATCAGTAAAATCAATCATATGCTTTTGCTGCATATAATTCTGATAATACTGATAAAATTGCCATGCTGTATCTGCAGACATGTTTTTCAATTCTAACTCTTTTTCCGAAATCTCTTTTACATCTTTAATTCGATGATTTTTGATCAATTCGATATTCAAAATAATTTCCTTGGTCTTATCCATACACTCCTGGAAACCAGAACCTAAATAATGATCAAGTTCTGTAGCTGCTCTTTGAATAATATCTGTCTGCACTCTTGGCGAAACAATATTTTTGTAAGAATAGCCTCCATGTTTTACTAAAATTCTTAGAAAAACACTATGAAATGTTCCGAATGTAACCTGATTTCTTTTAGGCATCATAGCATGGAAACGTTCTTCCATTTCTTTTGCTGCTGCCTTTGTAAATGTAAGCACTAAAATGTTCTTTGGATTGACTTCTCTGTTCATGATCAGATTTTTAATACGATATGTTAATACTGTAGTCTTTCCTGACCCTGCACCAGCCAACACCAACATAGGTCCTTTCTTATGTCTGATTGCAGCTACCTGAGCTTCATTAAATTCTCCCATTTTGTTCTCCTTTATCTTTTGAAGCAATCCCATTTGTTTTAGGATCACCTTCTGTTTTTGGTTCATTCCATACAGTTGTAACATTCCATTCCATAAACCATGGATTATTATAATCAACCTGTTCAATTCTAGCGAAATGGCCATCATCTGAAATCTGTCGTAATAATTCATCTGCTTCAACCGGAATATTATGCTCTTCTCTTTCTTTCATTGTTATTTGCCACTCTTCATTATACTGTTCTCTAATGAATTTAACTGCTGCTTCTTCTGACTCAAACATATATAATGGACTTTCCTGTGAAAAGCTATAATAGACTGATACATAATAAGCCTGTTTGCTTTTGACCGGAGTTTGAGATGTTTTTATATTTACATGTTCAAATCCACTATGTTTTTCAAATTTATTACTCATATGATTTTCTCCTTTACTGGCAATGTGTTGTAAGCGTATTAGCTAAACGATTTTGATCAACAATCCAATCTGTTCTATAGTTATAGATTGGACAATACGCATTATACAAACTCCCTTTCATTGTATTTATTTCTTTAAATGTAAAATTTAAAGAATTTCTAATTTGATCGATTAATTCAACATTTGTTTTGCATTCTCTTCTAAGGCATCTATTTTTTCTAATTTTCCTATAATATCGAATATAAGAAATTAAATTCACATGTGATCCTTCTATCATATGCATTAAATCTGTCAACTCTTTATCGCATTGTGAAATCATATTAAGATTTTCATGATATTCCTTATTTAACTGCGGTAATAGAGTTACGAGATCATCCATAAATGTAACCCATTTAGAAGGTTTGTTTTTTGCCAATGGAAACATTAAGGAACAGAAAATTTTTTCTGTTCCTCCGTTTTGTTCCATATGAATAAAGTCATCTTTTTTTACAAGTAAAAATTTTGATGATTTTCTTTTTGTCATTTTACAAAGTGCTTCTGAAATTTCTCGTTTTCTATAAAATGGAACATTTTCTCCATTCTTAGCTTTCTTCACACACCCTTCTTCATCAATTTCATAAATTTCACCATTCTTAATTAAAACATATGTATTCACTTTATACTCATTCTTATTCATATTATTTTCCTTTCTACTATTCTAAATTATTCTCATTCATCATTTTTTCTTTAGGACTTTCCTATTTCCTTTTTAATAATGCAATAGCATAAGTGGAATCTGTAACTACTTCATCATCTCCATTTTTTACAAGCATTGGAATCCTTTCATCTGCTGCATCAAATCTAATCTCCGTATTTTCACAATCCATGGCATTCAAAACTTCTAATAAATAGCTTCCATTAAGGCAAATCTCCGCATCTTTTCCATCAATGATTGCTTCAATATCTTCATTAATAGATCCTCTATCACTCTTGCCCTGGATATTTAATAAATTCGTTTCTTTGTTTGCTTTTAACAAAATACGAATCATTTTTCGATCCGTTGATAATAAACATGCACGTTTAATAGTTCCTAAAATCAGATTTTTAGCTACGTTAACTTTTGTCAGATCTTTATTAGTTTCTATTTTCTTTAAAGTAGTATTGATTGTAAGTTCCTTTGCATTTACAATACGCAGTGAAATAAAAGTATAATCATCTGCTAGATACATGAATTTATCATCCGCAAAAATCTGAATTTCTTTATTCTGAAATGCGTTGATTGCTTCATTAATATCTTCTGCATAAATCAATACATTGAAATCAGCACCATTATTTTCATGTGTTTTTAAACAACTTGAAAAAAGATAAGGATTTGCTGCATAAATTTTAATATCATCTTTTGCACAATGAATTGCAAGACATTTCATTGCTTCTTGTCCTACAGATACAGAATCATCTTTTCGTACTGATACAAATGCAGTGGCACGAACCATGCGACGTAAATCATTCGCTTCGATCGTAACAAAGTTTTCATCTACCCCTTTCTTAGTAGGCATTGGAAACATATCTGCTCCTTCAATTGTCTCAAGCTTGAATTCAGATTTCTCATATCTTAAAACAAGACCATTTTCGGCATCAAACTCAACTTCTGTTACAGATTTTGGAAGCTGTTTTAACAAATCCATCATAAATGAAGGATCTATTAAAAACTTCTTTTCCTCAGTTTCTTCAAAAACGAAACTATTTGGTGGCATATTGGTAATAACAGACATTCCATCATTCATACCAACAAGAGAAATTCCTGAATTTTTGATTTCTACCAGAGTTTTAGATGTTATATCTGCTTTCTTTGAAATACCTTTTTTTGCAATCTGCAGTGCTGCTTCAAATAATTTTCTATCAATTTTCATAATAAAATTCTCCTTTAATTTTCTTTAATTTCTTTCTCAGTGATCACTTGCAGCACGATCAGTACCACAAGTAATACACATTTTGTTGTTGTTTCTTGTAAAAAAATAATGGCCAACACAATAAGTGCCATTGCCATTAATAATAGTTCAACTTTTCTTTTCATTTTTATCCTCTTTTTCTATGATTCACACAATGATCTGTGCATGAACAGATTTTTCAATCAACTCTTTATGATCAATGACATATTGTTTTTCAAGGATACATTCCTCTGGAAAAGTAAACGTTGTTGCCTTTTCTTTTTCATCGAACTTTAACTCAGCTCTTTTTAAACAATAACGAATCATTTCTGGAAGTCTTTCTATAGATTTTCTTATTTGTTCTTCCTGCCCTGATTTTTGTTCCGGTAGTTTCTTAGTATTTTTCTCTTCTTTTGTTTTTTCTTTTTTCTTTAATTGCAGCATGACGAGATTTAATTGTTCTTCTAATGATTTTACTTTTTCAGCAAGATCAGTATTCTTCATCTCTATTTCTGGCTTGCATAATTTGATTAATTCTACTTCCACTAAGACTCTTTTTGTTGTAGCAAAACGTAATTTTTCCAACAATGCTGATAAAATACGAATATCCCTGATCAATAATTTTTCATCGATCAACTTTGCTTTCTCCTGTAGAAACTTCATTTGTTCAGTAGATACTTCTAATGCTTCTTCTGCATCTGTTCCCTGCCCAACTAATAAAAGATTCCTTAGAAACCACAAAAAATCTGTGATAAATTGTGACCATTCTCTTCCTTGACTAGCAACATCTTCAATTAAGTCCATAACCTTCGCAACATCCTGTGCCATAATGAAATCTAAAAGTTCACTATAGACCTGAATATCTACTGTTCCCAGTACATCTAACGTAGCATCATACGTCAATTTCTTGCCCAAATTAAAGGCAATGCACTGATCCAGAAGGCTTAACGCATCTCTCATGGAACCATCTGCTATTCGTGCGATATATTCCAAAGCTTTATCTTCTGCTTCTACCTTTTCTTGATTGGTAAGGTCAATCAATTGTTTTTTTATAACATTTGATGTAATACGATGGAAATCATATCTCTGACATCTTGATAAGATAGTGATAGGAATCTTATGAACTTCTGTCGTGGCCAAAATAAAAATGACATACTCCGGTGGTTCTTCCAATGTTTTTAATAAAGCATTAAAGGCTCCGATGGAAAGCATATGTACTTCATCTATGATATAGACTTTGTATTTACCTGTTGCTGGCGAATACTGTACCTGCTCCTTAATCTCTCGAATATTATCAACGCCATTATTAGAAGCTGCATCAATCTCGATTACATTCAAAGATGATCCTTCTGTGATTGATTTACATGTCTCACATTCTCCACATGGTTCTCCATCAATAGGATGCTCACAGTTTACTGCTTTTGCCAAAATCTTTGCGACGGTTGTTTTTCCAGTACCTCTTGTTCCACAAAATAAATAAGCATGACCTAAACGATGATTACGAATCTGGTTTTTCAGTGTCGTAACAATGTGATCTTGCCCTTTTACTTCATCAAACGTTTGCGGACGGAATTTCCGATACAATGCACTGTATGACATTGTTTACTCCTTTCTGCTAATTCTTATTTTGTTTCCAATTTTGTTCATTATTAAACTTCATTTTCATGATGTTTGTACTATATGCGGTAACAAAACAATCAATAAAACGATGAATCCGATTCATAAAAGTAAAAAATCCTTCATCTGTCATATTGATACAGCTTTTTTCTTTCTTTTCATTTTTAGTAACCTCAATTTCCAAATACCATGGATATTTTTTAGGCTGATTGTTATAGAAACTCTGTCGTCTTACCAATAAAGTACGCTTTAGCTTCTGAGCTTCATTTTTTTTGCATGAACTGTAACTACAATCCCCAAATGATTTGGCAAATTCATATAGATATTCTGCCTGATCCACATCCAGATAAAATGTTACATTCTTTTTACTCCCTCCAACCTCTAATAATGAAATTGGAATCTTTGAATACTCAGTTTTACCATTAATTTTCTCTTTTTCTGCAAAAATACTTCCATAAAAGGATGATGTTACTTTCAGCTCATCCGCTGCAACTAACACTACCTTCCCATTACTTGTTTTTGCAATGTCTCTTGCTTGTTTCTTCATTCTTTATCCTTTCCATCCCAATCTTCCGGGATCTTATCATTTTCATTAAATGTCATTGCATTAATAAGTCGGATTGTCATTTTGTGTAGAAATGGTATTTTCTCTACTGCCAGAGTTACCGTTCCTAAACCAATAAAAAAAACAGACATAAATGCAACTAAATATACTAAATCGTTTAGCATCTTAATCATTCTCCTTTCTCATAATTCAATAAAATCTTTATTAACGTATAATATAATGCGAAGACAATAGTTATCAGCTACATGCCAGCTTTCTTCATAAACACCATTTACTGAACCTTTTTGCACTGCATATTTCTCAACAGTTCCCGCATCTGGCGGTCCAATATGTCCTGTATCTCTGCCGGTTTCCAGAAGTTCCTTCCGGAATTCCTCACATTTCTGAACAAAGTTACTTACCTCTTTCCTTCCTTGATCAGTCAGTTTTAACATACTTTTTTCCTCCTAATTGTTCGACTTTCTATTACCTCGATCCAAAAATCTCGATCATTATTTTTTTGATTATTACTTTCTGCCCATTTACGGTATTCTGTCGGATCTAATCCTAAAAAATCCATAAGTATCTTTCCTGTACTATGAGTCTGCCAATATTTGATCCAATCATCTAAATCAGCTAGAACAGATTCCCCATCTAAACAGGATTGAATAAACGACTTACTTCGGTATTTCATATTGATGCCTTCTTTTTCATAAAAACATCTTAAATACCCTTTTAAATCATTGTCTTTGTGTTGCAAGCTGGCAGCTATATCAATAATCTGACGATCAATGTCTCCATATGCTCCACAAAAAATAACCTCAATACGTGTCAGTATCATTTTTTCATCATGCGACAATGTTTTATTGCTTCTCCTAAGATTATGAGCTGTTTCTGCATATACTCTTAGAGTTTCTGGATCTCGTAATCCGATTTGCAAAAAACCACCATTGTTACAAAATGATTCAACCATGTTTAAGAATTCATCCATCCTCTTCTCTCCTTTCTTAACGTAAAAAAGGGCACAAAAAAAACAGACCTTTCGTCTGTTAAATTTGTACCCTTTTATAAATAAAAGTTATTAAGTTTCTTTTTAAGTATTTTCTATAAAAAGTCCCACTTTTCCTGTTTGGGGAATCTGATAAAAAATACAATTTTATATTATCATAATTTTATTGTTTTATCAATGTATTTCACTAAAAAAAAATGGACCATTGCATATTGCAATGATCCATAAAAAATTATAGATAATATGATTTAAATTTTTCTTTTTTAAACATCCACCACATCCTAATTTTAAATCGAACCGGTAATTTAATCGTTATATCATTTTCTTCTCTACATTTAATTTCCTCCTGAATATACTGTTTCCCAACCATTTTGATTGCTTCTTCAAATTTCATTATTTTCCCCTTTCTTAATCTTAATTTTTCCCTACATTATAAGAATAGTTAATTTTAAAAAAGGGGAAACGAAATAGCTTATTTAATTTTAATTTTTACAGTTTTCTTTTTGTTGGTACCATCCGTAGACATTACTGTAATTATTACAGTTTTCTTCTTTCCTGTTTTCTTGGCTATTACTTTACCAGAAGATGATACAGTGGCATATTTTGTATTGCTACTCTTCCAAATAAGCTTCTTGTTTGCTCCTTTTGAAGCTTTTACCTTTGCTGTTAATTTTAAAGTTTTACCAGCTTTCACTGTTTTCTTTCCCTTAATGGAAATACTCTTAACAGAACCTTTCATGACTTTAATCTTATAGGTTGCTTTTTTATTACTTCCATCCTTTGCAATGGCAGTAATTGTTACGGTTTTGCCCGCGGCCCTTTTATTGATCTTCACAACACCGTTTTTATTAACTGTCGCAATTTTTTTATTACTCGTTTCCCAATTGACTGCTTTATTTTTGGCATTTTTCGGCAAAATGTTTGCTGTTAATTTGATTGATTTGCCAGCAGCAATCTGCTTAGAAATACCGTTGATCGTAATTTTGTCAACCTTTACAATCGGCTTTATCAGGTTAGATTTATCCGACTTATTTTCTGTAGAATTATTATTCTGGTTATGATCCTTTTGTGCTACATTAATGACATATGATCTCTCAATTCTTCCTACGTATCGGTTGATTCCTGTAATAGCTACTACTGCCATTCCTGCCTTAACATTATTATGATATTCCACCTGATAATCTGTACCTTTTTCTAATAACAAATTACCTCTTTTTACTGTAATATCTGGTTCTTTTGCTAATCCATCTTCTGTAAATTGTTCTGATGATAATTTTACTGTACAATCGGAAATATCATTTTGACCTGGCAATTCCCATCTGTAAATAACACCATAATATGAATCATTCTGAGAATTACTATCTTTTTCATCATCTGATGATAATTTCATAGAACAGTATGTGTTTTGATCTTCATCAAACTTCATATCACTTGTCTTATAATTAAATGTAACCTTTTTACTTTCCCCTGCCTGAATCGTTGAAACTGCTTTTGTTGTTAATTTGTCTGATAGCTTATTATCTTTATAAAAATCAATTATTCCGGAGGCTGCTACTTGGCCATTATTTGTCACTGTTGCAGTATATTGTACACCATCTTTTGTAATCGTCTTCTTAACATCCGTAATTCCAAGATCTGTATAAGAGACTTCCTCTTTTAATTGTGACTGAGATGTATCTTTTTGTCCATCAGCAACTGTCTCTACTGTAAAGTTTTCGATTCGTGTTATATTATCAAATGAAAATTTGTCTTCAAATAGTTTTGATTCCCCTGGTAACAGATTACATGATACCGTTTTATTTACAATTTCCCCATCATCATTACTAATCTTTAAATTAAAACTCTTGATAGTTTCTTCACTTTGATTGGTTACTGTATATAAAACTGGCTGTTCACCATTTTCCATATCATTTCCATCAATAGACATATCTTCTATTGCAATCTTTGGAGCAGATTTTTTATGGATATAAAACATACTTGTTTTTTCATCATCATCTGAATCCTGAGCATTTAGAATAATATCCCACTCTCCATTATCGTCTAACGTAGCAGTAAAATAGTTTCCATTAACCCCTTGTTGTGTATAAATATTAACAGGAGCACTGTAACCATCTTTTGTCTTAACTGATGAATAAAATTTACAGCCTGAGTCATCATTTTCCATCCATAATATAGCTGTTTTATCTCCGTTAGATTCTTGTATTGCATTAGCACTAATAGCTGTCTTATTAGAGTCAGATATATCTTTTGTGATCTTGGTAGATAAATTGTATGATTTTAAAGTTCCATCTTGCACATATGTTATGATGTCCTTAGTTACATGAATATTAGAAAGATCCGCAGCATTATCATATACGACATTTTCTTTTCCAGTATCTAAATCATAAAATTTAGTATTTTGATCATTATCTGTTCCTATATAGATTGCATGATACTTGTTTTCTGCATACGTTCCAGTTAATTCTGAAATATAGGTATCAGTATTTCCAATATCGGTTGCCTGCTGCCATTTATTGTTATCATATTCAGAAACCTTAATTGTTTTTTTACCTTTTAATGTAACAATATCATTTGATGGAACATTTACCCACATAACAGCCGGTGTACCATTTTTATCTATTAGTTTTGGCATCATATCCAATGTATCATTATCTGAAATTTTTTCTACTTTACCAAAAGACTTTGTATTGGCATCATATTTACTAATATAAATTTCACTATCTTTTGCAATATTTTCTGTTTGTTTATCAATATCAGCACTGTCAGCTATTTTCTTATCACACTTCTGCCATGTAACGAAAATATCATTTCCGATTTTTTTCAGATCAGCAAACGTATCTAAAGTTCCATTATCTAAAAATGCTTTTGGTTCAGACCATTTACCATTATGATAAATTGAGTACATTAATTTTACACTATTTTGTGTGCTTCTACTTGCATCGTTGGATTGAAATACCATGATAGTATCATCTTCTTGTTTAATCATTTTAGGAATACTATTAGGCAATATATAACTTTGCAATTCTTTGGTTGTAATTGTATTATTAGAACTTGCCTGTCGTAATTTATTATTTTTTGCAGATATATTACCTTTCCATGCACTTGTTTTATTTTGATATGTCCGGTCTTTAAGTTTTAACTTAATTTGACTATTTGATACTGATTTTAATTTAGCTGATTTATTTTCGTCCTTTTTATCAGTATCCTTTTTTGTTGTATTCCAAAGCCTTACATTGTTTCCTGTAATAACACTTCTTCTATAATCATATAAAAATATAATTTGTGATTCAAGATAAACATTTCCTGTCATGTCTCCCTTTGACCAAGGAACTATTTGCCAATTAAGAGTTGCTTCTCCACTTGCTCCTATTGTAGCTAATCCACTGATTCCAAGACCACAATTAGCATTAAAAAATCCTTTTGTACTTAATCCTGTCAGTTCGAATTCTATTCCACTTTTATCTATAGAATTTATTTTTAATACATTAGTTCCATCTATAGTACCCTTAACGCCTATATAGTAAGGAATAGGTGGTGTAGCTGAAATATACTGCACAGTCTTACTTGCTTCCCATCTTAACAAGAATCCGATTCTTCCATTTTTGGAAATAAGCTTTCCATTTTCATCATATTTTGTTTCATAATATCCAATTAAATTAATTTCTGGTTTCTTTTCAAATTTTTTGGTAAGATCAAAAGATTCTTTATCTCCATCCGCCATAAGTACAGATCGCATACCTTTTACTTGATTTAAATTATTTTCAGCTTTTTTTATTTTTTTCACTATTTCATCTTCGTTATATGTCTTTTTATTAACACCTATAAGTGCTTTTATTGTATAACCTCCATCTTTATCATTTGATCTCGTTACTTTTGTTCCAATTGCTGGAATTGAAATCTTGTATTCGCCTGGGTAAATTTTAGTAATTGGATCATAAGCTTCCCCTGATAATTCATCAAATAATTTTACAGAAGGACCTATATATGGAAGATTAGTATCTGCAGTATCTTTATATTCTGGTTGTTTTACAGAACTGTTCTCTTTTTCTTTTGCATTACTTACAGTATCTGCATAATTCCAAACATTTGTATGTGAAAGATCCAATTTCAGAGCAGGACGAATTCCCGCATTCACATTATCAACTGGAAGTCCTCCAGTATATCCAAAATAATCTATTGCAGAGGCATAACGTGAATTAAGCCCTGGTGAACGTAACCACCACCAACTGCATCCATAATTATCTGTAAAAATATTGACAGCATTTCCCATAGCTTTTGCATATGTGCTACTTTTACAGGATCTAGCATCATCTGTACTTACTGCTTCAGTTAAAAATCCATACTTTGCTGCATCAACTGAAACTTCTGACTGTGATAATAAAAAGATTTGGTCTTGGGTATCATTTCCACCTTCTGTTTGATATGTAAGATTATTATTATTTTTAATTTTTGTTTCTTCTATTGCATTTTCTTCTTCTTCTGAAAATGCACTGTTTATAAAATTATTTTTTGTATAATCATCATCTTTAGAATTTTGTAACCCTTTATATCCATTTAGCCAACTTCTAATTATACTTTTCTCCCATGTAGTTTTATGCCATGTGTCATATTTCTGAGTGTCCAAAATTTTATCTGATAAAAGTAATGCTTCATTACCGTCAACATTTAAAACTCTCCATTTTATTTTTTCATATCGAAAGTAATGATATTTTGTATCATTGTCCTTATCCCAGTTATAATATCCTTCTTGATCAGAAAGAAATTTATATGTAGTATCATCACTACTTAGTCTTCGATACTTTACATTATCAATCGTTATATCTCCGTTGCTATCCCATCCCGTTGCATTTTTTAGTTTGGAATATACCGATGGCTCTATTTCATAATCATCCTCTTCTTCCCATTTTTTAGCAAAAGCCCCACTTCTATGCGGAGTATCAACAATCTCCGTTTGTGGATAGCTTCCAAAATAAATACAATCCCACGTTACTTTTTGTCCTGATTTTAAAGAAGAATCTTTCACAATTCTAGGATTTGATATTTTCGTTTCCGTAGCTGCGGATACATTAATTTCACTTCCTTTTAAGTTAATCTTTTGAATTGGTGTTGTTGATAAGACTGTTGTTGTAATAACCATTGCAGACAAAAATTTTTTTGTTGCTAAACATAATTTTGATAATTGCATATAATTCCCCTTTCTTCATACATTTTCAATTACCCTTTATTAATTTTATATAGTTATATTTTAACATTTTATCATCTAATCTTCTACATTTTTTAGAAATTATATTTATTTTCTCAATGATTTGACAAGATATATTAATTATAGTAATATTTAAAGAGAAACTATTAATATATTTTAGCTCATATAATAATAACTGTAAAAGACCAGCAGAAATCTGCTGGTCTTTTATGATCACGATTCAACTTTAATCATATCTTTATATGCCGGAATTGTTGTCGCGACTTTTACCTCTGTTGAAGCAACTTTATTATTGGAGTCTGAAATAACATTTGCACCAATTACCGTTATAACAGATAATAATAATGTGAAAGCTATTATCTGCAATCGTTTTCTTATTAAATTCAAAATATTACCTCCCAATACATATTATAATTACTTTTTATACGTATATGAAACGGAATCCCGCATAGCAGATTTTCCTAAACGCTCTTCTGCTTCCTTAGTAACTTTTTCAGAATATTCTTTCAAAGATGCGAAGGTTAAATCAGAGGACTTTTGTTCTTCCTGGGAATCATCGAATTCCAATGTTTCGTCATTCTCCTGTCTTTTCTTTAAATCAGTAGAGTCTTTTTGCATAAGCTCATCTAATGACCAGCCTAAAGATTTACTAATCAGATCAATATATGACAAAATATTACCTAATTCTTTTTGTGTATATGAAATATCTAACGAATCACCTTGAAAAATCCATTTTTGTATCATATTCGTTAATTTCCCGACTTTTCCTGACAATCCAAATAATCCATTAATAATACCACCAATATCTACTGTTTCTGGATGGCAACTAATTCTTAAACCTGTATTATAATCTTCAATTCTTTTAATTGTATTAGACAGCTTTTTGTGTATTCTGCATCCTCTGTCATTGTTAACTTTTGAAATTCTTTATTTACCATTTTCTCCTCCTGTTTTATTTTTACAACATATTTTTCTCTTAAAAACTTTAGAATTCCAAATTTTATTTATCCTCTTTTATTTTCATTTTATATTATAATTATATAATATTTTATACTTAAAAGAAATCTCTTTGTTGCCTCTCCTATTGTTTATGTTATAATATTAGAAGGCTGATTTATAGCCTGGTATATTAATACTCCCTATCAAAAAGAGGACTGTACCCCCTATCCGCAGTTCTCTTTAATCCCCAATATATTGTATATTCTTTGTATCATTCAATTCATATCATTGTTTTCTCTTATCTAACAAATCTACACACTCATAGGTGTATGATTCGCTCTCAAAGGCATAGAATAACATTTATAAAATCCGAACTTGTTTAATTTCTCCATAATTACCACCCTTCTCTCTAAAATTGATTATAGACTTGACTACTTCCATCATTGTGCAATTTTCTGTCCTTGCAATTTGTAAAACTGCCACTTTTAATAATTGTTTATAATTCCACAAATCCTTATCAATTGGAATTGTTACAAGCGAATCCATCTTTGTTATTGGCTGATTTTTTCTTTTATACAGCAGTGTTGTATCATTTTTCCTTCTAATGCCAAATGGTATCCATCCTATATTCTCAATATATTCAATTAATTTCTTCGGATCAATTAGATTTAGCTGATCTTCTTCTGTTTCAGCTTTGTTATTTTCAGAGTTTTTATTACATTTTTTTAGTTCAATCTCATAAATATTATCTGTTAGAATTTTAAAATCATTTTCACAACATCTCCCTGAATCTACAATCCCAATCATTGTTTCAATATCAAACATATTTAAGTTTGTAACACCAGATATATAAGCAGGCGTAAAAAGTCTATTTTTATATAAACGAACTGCAATTTCCAATGATGTCTGTATTTTAGCTTTTTCTTTTGTTTCTTTGATTATTTCTTCTATATTCATTACATTCTGATAAAGTTCTAATTCTGTGCAATTTTCTACTTTTATAATGGTCAAAATTGCTTCTTTCATAGACTCCTGGTAATCCAAAAGCTCTTTCTCTAACGGAATATTGATTTGGTACATATTCTCTCCACCATCTGTAATTACTTTTTTCTGATAAACAGCAACATCTTTTCTTTTTCGTTCAATTTTTACCCATCCAGAATTTTCGACATATTCTATTAATTTTTTTGTATAATTCATTTTTTCTCCTTTTTTGTTTTTTAGATTCCCTATGATTTTTCTTTTACTTTATTTTCTTAATATATTCTTCCAAAAGTTTTGAATTATAAATACACAAATGACTGCGGAGCATAACTAACTCCAAAATCCTCTAATGTTTTAGGTCGTATGTACTTTTCTACATTCTCTACTTTGTATGCCACAGCTTTATTTCTACCCTTATAATATGTATCAAAAAAATCCTTAGTAATTCCTGAAAACTCATTTGTTCGATTCCAGATTTCTTCCGGATCATCAACTAGAACCTCTCTAATATCAGCTTCTCCAACAACCTGCATTATGGGAGCGGTTGCATAAATTAACATTTTCTCGATTGGCTTTTTGCAAGCCACTTTTCGGTATTCATATTTTTTTGTTCCGTCCAGAATGCTTTTTGCATACTCTGGACGGATTGCAAATATCGCTGCGTTGCTATTTTTCTGCATTTTCTTCTCCTTCCTCTGCCTCTTCTGATCTCGAATTCCATAATAATGCCATAGCAAAAGCTCCAAAAATTATTACGTGTGTTGTTGGGCTGTCAAATTCTGTTAACATACAATATAGTGCCAAAATAGCATATGCTATTAAACCAATATCACGTTTTTTGAAACAATATACATATCCAAACAAAATGGAAAATAAGATTGCAAAATACGAATTTACATCACTATCTGGATAATTTTTATTCAACCGAGCTGAAAAAAGTAAGAACTTGTCTACTAATCCAGTCATTTTTGTTGTACTTTTTTGATAAAAATCTTTATCTTCAAATAATTGATCATATTTCCCTGATTTAATTATGCTTTCTCCTTCGATAAATCCATCAGCAGACTTTAAGGAAACTGAAAAATCGGAAGTTAATTTTCGTCCTTTTTTGTCCTGATATTTTGGCATACCCTCAGATGTTTGACCAGCTCCAAAAGGAGCTTCAAAAGCATATGTTGCAAATATCTTATCTTTACTGTTTTCTATTACTACATTCTTAAATCCTTCCATTTCATTTTCTGTAAATCTATGCGGATACAGATATTCTTCTTTTCCTGAAAAAGCAGCAGTTAAAATTCCATTGTTTGATTTGTATTTTAGCTCACATTCTGGAGTGTATATATAAAAAACATCCACTCCTTTTGCGTATTTTTCATATTCTGCAGCTGTTAATTCAAATTGTGTAACATTATCTGCATAGTCATACTTTATTTTTCCTAATTCCTTCTTTTTCGTAATGTTTTTGACATTACATTCATATTTCTCATATCCATTTTTAGTTACTTTTAATTGATCTACTGAACATTCTTTTCCGTAAAAATTACGATCATTTTCTAACTTGTCTCTGTTGAGATTAATTACTATCATCGTAATCAATGGAAGTAACAACAAGATGATCAGCATATATTTTACCCGTTTTTGCATTTTTCTTCCTTTCTTTTGTTTTGTATTGTTTCATCAATATCATTCATTAATGAATATCCGAAGTAAAAAGCCGCAATTAAATAAAATATTACATCTAAGACAAAATGTACTTTTTCCCCTTCCTTGTTATAATATACCGCTGCCGAATAATTCATTATCTTGTCTTTTATACCATATTTTACGTTTTTCTCACGTACATACATTTCAGAATCTGGATACAAACGATCATACCTTCCAGGCTTAATCAAACTTCTGCCATCAATCTTTCCCAATAAGCAAGTATTTTTTATCAAAATATGTATAGTTGTATATACTGTTCTACCGTCTCTATCATATCCTGACGTGCCATTATCGCATTCATTGACAAAAATTTTATTATGACAATTCTTCCAGATAGCTTGTTTAATAACCGCTAATTCTTCATTAGAAAACTTTTTTTCAGTAAAAGATAACTGCTTGTCCATCATTTCCGCGTAAATTTTTCCTTTATCAGACTTATAAGAATATACACACCTTTTCTCATACATTGTGACTTTTTTCCGATGATCTTCCTGAAATTTTTTATAATCATTTTCACTAATGAAAAATATGCTTCCATTTTTTATTATGTAGTAAAATGTTTCATTCTTATTTTTTTGTATCTTTATTTTCTCAAAAGAACATTCGACACCTATTGATGAATTGTCCTTAATTTTAATATCTGATAACTTTATCTTATTAGTGTAAAAATTACGATCTGTTTCCCATACATCTCTTTTACTGTCAATGTAATTTCCTATTGTATATGGACTCATACTAATAAGACTCATTGTTGCTACTGCAGAAATTATGATTCCTTTTAAAATCCAAGCAACTTTTTGATCTGTATTTATATTACCCTGTGATATTACTCGTGTGGAGTTATTAGTACATAGAATCGTTATAAATAATACAACTCCTTCTACAAATGTCATGGCTACTGTAATTATCAATGCTGTATCTTGTATTCTCTTAAACACACCATTAAAGAAATAAATTTCGCCCAAATATTCAAAAACTAAGAAAGAACAAATTATGAAATTGCACAAAATAACGAATGACTGAATTGAATAAATTCGTTTTGATGTTCGTTTTTTCATTTTGTAACTGCATTTAAAAAGATACAGATTGACCGTAAAATTATCAAGGATTAACATCCATATAAAAAATTTTCCTATAATTTTTAACAATTTTATTTCCTCCTGTCTTTTATTTTTTAATCATCCAATAAAAAGAAAAGAAATTATTCCAATAGGAATTCCAAGGAAAAGTGTGTAGATTAAATCTAAGATAACTAAGAATAAAATAAAACTCATAATATAAATTACAAAATAAGCATATTTCTTTTCACTATCGTAATATAAATCTGCTGCCTTATTCATCATCTTATCTTTCCAATTATATTTTTCTGTTTTATTTGTAAGATACATGTCGGCATCTGGATATAACCGATCATATTTTCCAGGCATGATCAGACTTTCTCCTTTTACATTTCCATATGTGTTTGTTTCATTGTTCTTTATTGAGAAATCGGTACAAACTTTTTGTTTCTTCCAGTCATGATAAATGACATGATTATGTGAATCTGTTCCATATTCATTCACAAAGATTTTATTTTTACACTTTTCCCAAATATCTATTTTCATCTTCTTCAATTCTTCTTTTGAAAAACTTACTGGATAAAAATGAATCTGATTACCTGTCATTGTTGCATTAATCTTCCCTTTATCAGATTGATAAGAATATTGACAATCCTTTGCATACATAGTTACTTCATCACAATTAGCCACATATTTTTTGTAATCTTTTATACTTGCATAAATCTTATTTCCGTTATGTGTTACATAGTAAAATACGTTTCCATTTGCCTTCCCCTTCCTAAATTTCTTTGAAGAATAAACAATTTGTTTTGAACCGTTCTTATCTAATTTAATACCATCCAATTTGATATTCTTTGCATAAAAATTTCGATCAGTTTCCCAATCATTTCTTTTATAATTGATATACACTCCCAAGAAATATCTGCTCAAATACAAAACATTGAAAGCTATAATCAGGATTGCAGCTATAATGTATGCTATGACTTTTTTCATTCGTTTTTTTCGTTTCTTTTCTTTTTTATCTTTACTCATCAGATCACTTCCTACTGTTATATCTCTCAAGCTTAACATCGATTGCATAATTGAAATCAGATTCAGAAAGGTCCAAATATAATTGCAGTGTATTCAAACAAATTTGAACATCTGCCATTTCCTCAATGCATCCTGCATTATTTCTCATTGACTCTTTTCCTCGCATGATCTTTGTTAAATGTTTCGTTAATTCGCTCATTTCCTCGATACACACAGCAAATAGTTCATTTTGACTATGGTTCTTGGCATAATCTGTATGTATCTTTTTCCGTTTTTCATCCGACATGATTTTCGCATGATCTTGAATCTTTTTATCTAATCGTCTTTCAAATTCTTTTTCATTCATACGAAATGCACCTCCGCCTGTTCATCTGGCCATATGATTCTCCAAAATTTATCATATCGTTTCTCCAAATTAACTATTTCTTCAAAAATCCATTGATTGATATGTTCTTCTCGTCCATCTTCTGTTGGCTTAAAGGTCTTAATTTCAATTCCAAAGTCTTCCTGTTCTAGTCCATCTGCCCGATCATCCGGAGATAATGCCAATACTTTACTAATCGGCCTGATGTTAAATGACTCTCCTAATCCTGCTAATAAATGAGAAGATCTTGCATTATTATAATAAGCTTCTAACTGTCCTCTACTTGATCGTGTGGAATCCTCACTCCAAAATGAATGAAGTTTTCTGTATTTACATTCCAGAATAATACTGCCAAGATAAACATTTCGCTCATTGTCATATACATTAAGTACAATATCCGGGCGGTTATGATTCCTGCGATCCCCATGCTGCTTTGCAATGTATAATGGGTGATTGATATCCGTAGCTTCTTTCTCTAATGGCAAACATTGATCATAAACCACATCAACCCTGATTACCGGGTTTGAAAAGCGGACCATAGTACCTTCTTTTAAAAACGGAAAAAATACTTCACCTTTTAGATCAAAATTCCAATCAGAATATTCCAGATCTAATTTTTCAAAGCAAAAATGACATACTTTGAAAAAACACCACATTTCATACAGATAGCTGCTTCTCTTCCATGTATAATCAAATTCTGGATTCAAATGAATCTGTACTTCATTCTGCTTTAATTCCATATGCATCTGATAAATGGTATTGTAGCGTGTATCAAGAATAAATGAATGTGGAATATAAGGTCCGGATAGTTTTCCAACTTTTCCAAACCATTCCTGAGCTTTTAAGATTGCAGTTACCTTTTTTAATTTTTCTGCTGTTTCTCGAAATTCTAAAAGCATTTCTTTGTTACTTTCTTCTTCCATATTAAAAGATTCCGCATTATCAAGAATAGCAATAAATTCTACCAGTTTATCATCGTATTCCTGGAGCATATTTTTTAATAAGCGATTTTCCTGAATGTCATAACATGTCCTTTTGACTGGAATCTTCCATCTGGCATCGCATCCAGATCTTGTTGCGTATCTTCTCATGGTTGCTGCATCAAAATTACGTTCATTGTTCTTCTGTAAAGATACATTTTCATATTCCGTAACAATCTCGCATTTTGGATTTTCAGCAATATTCATTAAAGCCATGATCACACGTTTTGAATACTTTTTCAGAATCATGAAATCATATAGAATTCGTGGAGGAATTTTTATGTTTTTATTACCAATTCCAATATTTTTCTGAATAATGTCCTGAGCTAGTCCACGAACTTCTTTTTCCAGATCATCTTTCATCATTTTCCATTCTTTTTTAGACATTGCTTTGGGCAGGATGTTTAGCACCCCATAATACCATTTTTCATTGCAGTAAATTGACATTTTAAAAGAGTCAACCCTTAATGTATCTGTTGTGCTGTCGCTGGAACATAATAAAAAGCTTTCTGGTGATACGGTACGATATAACCGTCCCTCTTCATCTTCAAACAGGTTCTTATCATCATATGGCATGACATCCAATGCTTCCAGATATAACCTTGCGTTTTTATCTGCTGAATCAAATAATACTTCTAATGTCTCATTTTCTTCTGCTGCCAAAGTATAAAATCCATTTTCCCATATATCACGTTCATTCATACTGAACTTAGAACCAACACTTTCCTTATAACCAGGAAAGCGTTGGATAAGTTTTAAGGTAAATGGAGTCCTAGATACAATATCCATATGCCCCTAACTCCTTTTGTTTTTCGCTGATTACTTTTCTACATTTCTTAAAATCTGATAGCTCGCTATATTTATCAAAGATTTGATTAAATCCTGTATTACTTTTTCCATTCAGCAGTCGCCCAATCTGAATTTCTGGTCCGCGAACCTTTGTTAATATTCTCTGTGCAATCTGATAATCTAATGCTACACCTTTATTAAATCCATTAATCTCTGTCTTAGGAAGATTATTGATGTACATTTTAATAGCTTTTACAATTCGTGGTCCGACTCCATATTTAGCACTGGCTGACTGTAAAAGCTGGTGAATTTCCCACAATAATTCTTGCACCTTATCTGCTTTAATATCAACATCTTTATTGATTAACGCATCATATTCATCTTTAGACCATGTTGGTGTGATCAGACTTGCATATTGCTTCTTTGTCCATTCTTTCGAATAATCCAGAACATCTAATTCAATTACATTAGCACGATCCAGTACCTTATCAGAAAAATGATATGTAGATTCATCGATGTTAACTGTTCCAATAAATCGGATATTATCCCCGATGATAATCTTGCTTGGATATGTTGCTGAATTATATAACTGTCCGGCATACTGACTATCATATAATTGTAATTCTCTCTGATTTTCTGGACGTTCTAATAATGATAAGAACTGGCTGAAATAATGTTCAACTCTAGCAAGATTCATTTCATCAAAGCAGACAATAAATAATTTTCCTTTATTTTCTTCCTTTTGTGCATTGACCAGAAAATCAACGAATCCGGTATCTGATGGACGATAAACATTATGAACCAGATCAACATATCCAAGCAGATCGGCATCATCATTCCAAGATGGTCGCACTGGAACAAACAGTAATCGATCATCTTCCAGGTTATTTCTGATTCCTAATGCCCTTGCATAAATTTCAACTAAAGCAGATTTCCCAGTACCACTAAGTCCGGATAGAATTACAAGATTGCTGCACTTGATTGCTGTATGTACATTGACAAAATCTTTCATGTTATAGAACAAGTTTCTCTTCTGACTGTGATAATCCATCATCTGAATTAGTAACTCATCACTGTATTCTTTTGTATTAACCTCTTTTAATTCTTCCTGAGCATCATTAACTGTCTCTGTAAAACTCTCTGCCTTTTCCTGATTCTGTTTTGTTACTGGTTCTTTTTTCTTTGCCTCTAATTTTTTTGTTCTTTCAACTTCTGCTTTCAAAATTTGATCTTCAATCTGTTTATAAATCGTTTCCGGAACAAAAGCTAATGTTGGATTAGCATCCACATCATAGACAATCTTTTCTGCCTGATCACTGATATCAATTTTCAATAGTTCCTGTCCTTCTTTTTCTAAGATCAATCCTCGCTGCGAATTATATCGGCAATTTGCAATCTTCCCGATCACATACAATTTCTGATTCTGATTTTTCCAGATTACAAATGATGGCTGACTCTCTGTTGCATCGTATCCATAGGTACTTCCTAATGGCTGTTTTGCTTTGATACAATCACAAAATTCATCTAATGTATTATAGTTTCTGTATAAGCTCCACTGACTTTCCAGTTCCCATTCTCTTACGATCTCATCTGTAGCAGCAGAAAACACCGGAACTCCTTTAAAATATTCATCTTCATTAAATTTTACTGGCTTATTAACAAGATGAACTTTTGTCATTCTTTCAAATTCGCCATCATTTGCTTTGAAATTATAGATAAACAATTTGTCATAGATATGATCCCAGAACTTTTCTACCCTTTCTTCATCTGAACGATATTCATCATCAAATTTCTGATCATTCTCAAATGAATTCATATATCCAGTAAATAATTTATCTGATTTATAGTCGCTCATCATTGACTTAACAACATACTGTATTGCTGACTTTGTATTGATAAACACACCTTTTCTTTTTGTATCTTTTTCAAGTGCCAGTGTCCCTATAATCTGCATATCTTCCTGATTCATAGCCTGTCCCCTCCTTGTAATTTCTTTTGTAATGCTTTCCAGTCCCTAGCCTGTAATATTTTTTGGTTAGCATACTTTTCTGCAACCTTGATTAAATCTGCATGTGTAAGCCCACTTCTGATGTACCAGATTTGATCAAACACTGTTTCTGTATAAATCTTTTTATTTAACTCTTCAAGATCCGTTAGAAAATAGATATTATATCCTTTGATCAAAACATCTGCCGGATTTTTTGTAACACATAATACTTTCGGATCTGAAACTCCTGATGTTTTTGATAAAACAATGTTCTTCTTAGGCTTATATTTTCCTCTTATTTTCTCTTTTAATTTGCTGTTTTCAATACTTAATGCAATGATTCTGTCATTATATTCTTTTACTGCAGTATCTTTCCCTTGTTTTGTCTTTTCGTTTTCTCTGATCAATCTTCCATTTTCTTTCTTAACTCTGTTATTTTCTTGTTCCAGGTTACTGCATTTAATTTTTAAATTCTGAATGTTTTCTTTATATTTCTTTCCACGATTTTTCCAATTATCTATTTCCGCTTTTAACTTCTCATTTTCTTTTTTTAATAAATCATCCTGAATAGAAGCATTCTTATTTTTAGAAGTTTCTTTTATTTCTTCTGAATCGTTTTTTGTATCGTCTTTTGGTTGATTTTCTAATTGATTGAAGTATTCCTCAATTTCTTCATGGGAATCTGGATCTGTTATCCATCTCACTACGTTGTATAGCAAATATGTCTCATCATTTCGATCCTCTGCCATTTTTATCATTGCTTCAATTAATAGTTCATAATTATGTTTTCCACCTTTTCGGATTTTTCTATTTAAAACAACATCGTTATTAATAAATTCGACTTTTGGCCGCCATTTCTTATCACTTCGCTGATTAGCGATTCCAGGAACCCAAAAGCCACGAAACCACACTTTATTAATAAGGATTTTATAATCTTCTGCATTCATGTGGTTCAGGATCTTTTTTACAAGTTCGCATTCATTCACGTCACATCACGTCCTTTTCCTTGTTTTCTTTTGTCAGCTTATTTCAAGAACATCTATTCTTCTCTAACATCTGATCAACTTCTTTTGTTACATCTACACAACTGATTTTTTTAGGCCATGTTTTTAAGATAATGCAAGAAATATCTATCTGTGCAATACAACTTCCATCGTTCAGTTCTAAATATTTGTAAACAAAATAATCTCCGAGACCTTTATCAATAGATTCCTGCTCAATTTTTAATATACATGGCATATCAGTGCTATATCCAACTCCAAATCCAGTAACATACACTCTTTCACCATATTTTTCATAGAACTTCTTTAATGGTTTCATTGTTTTGATCCATTTTCCGCTTCTTTTCTTTTCTACTTCATTGGTCTTAATCTTTGATTCATCTCTTATAATCGTTTTATGTTCTTGATCTTGAATATGAAAGATAGCTTTTAATACTTCTGCTGCTTCTTTGCAAAGACTTGTCTTTGCAATTTTTCTTCCGTCCTGAATTGCCTGATCTAACTGACATAATTCATCGATCATCTTTTCTATTTCTTTTTTTGTTTTCACAATAAGCACCTCCGTTCCTTATATTTTTAATTAGGATCAATTAATTTTCTGCTACCAGCAGATTTCGCCTTTGCGAATTATTTCGATGCTTTCTTATTTTTACACAAACTGCTTATTTGACCATTGACGATGGTTCTGTTTTACAGTCTTCTAAAACGGCAGTAGAGAGCTGGGGTTTGCCGCCTTTCATTGACAATGATTCCGTTTCTTTAATCGTATAGACCATTTTTCAGTAATTATACTTACAATCAATAATATTCTTAGAAAAACCTAAATTTATCCTTTTGATCACTCGGTACCGCATAAATACGTTTGATTTTCTGTCCAATATATAATTTGTCTAAAATATCCGTAATTTTCTTGCCTTCATCTGTTTTCTCTTCATCTTGACTTTCATGCGTATAAGCAATATCATACTCTGGTTCTGGATTTGTAACATGAAACATTAACATTCTTTTATCCTTATCAATATAGTTATTTGAAAAATTCATTGGAAATTCGCCAATATATTCTCCAACATAAGATAATGGACGAATATTATCTGGAAGATATATACTCATATCAGTAATTGTATTGTCATACAGCTGCCATTCTTTTATTTTTCCACTTAATGTTGCCTGATTTTCAAATTCTACAATAATTTTTATGTTCTTATACTGACTTATTCTGATAATATTAAGATCATTAATAGCTTCCTGAAATTTTAATCCATTGTTTAGTTCGAAAGCAATGGACCGTAAACAGTCATAGTTAAGATTCATTCGTACACTAAAAGCAATCACATTTTCAATTTCATCATAATATTGCTTGTCTAACTTATCTTCCATATAATCACGAATTTCATCTGCTGTTGGATATAAAAATCTAAAATGATAATGAAATCTTCCAGGACGATTTATCAAATATTGACTTAAACTTTGAATCTCATTACATGTAATCACAAACAGTTTCTTTCCTGCACTTACTCCATCAAATAAAGATAACATCTCCGCTTGACAATTATGTTTCTTTTCATCAAAAGTTTTATCGTATTCATCAAACAGTATCATAACTGTTTGCTCAATTTCTTCAAGAAAGTTTGCAATTCCCTCATGATATTCATTAACCAATATAACAGGTATCCCTTTTTTTCTTGCTTTCAATCCTAAACACTTAGAAAAAAGTGACTTTCCAATTCCTTTATCTCCACTTAGAATTACTCCAAGATTTCGATTCATCTTATCCATGGAATTCAACACTTTCTTGACTTTATCTAAATGCTGACCATAAATTTTTGTTTCTGGAATCTCAAAATCGTGTGCTTCTAGTAAAGAAAAAATTCTTGTTTCTGGATCATAATCCACCCGATAAGTTTTTGGTGGTAGTTGATCGTACGTGGTAATCGCATTATTAAAAATTCTATATCTTTTACCTGATTCTACAATATGCATCAAACATTCCTCTTTTCTTATGATATTTTATATTGTTTGCTTTTTGCGATCTTGCAAATCTCGTAACGACGAGCGGTTTCAATATATTTTTACTTCTACTTTTCCTATTTTGATAAAATTATTGAAGTTATTGTAATATTTTGATACATTTTTTGTCATAAACATTAACGTTTATAAGAGATATCCGAATTAACTTATCTTGCAAATTCTTTGGCAAATTTCTTCGCTCTTGTTTCAGTCAACTCATGATAATGATGTTCTAATCTCCATCTTGATACATCTACCTGCCAGTTTTCATATAAGTCCATATGCAGTCTTAATAATGCTGCTTCTGTCTTTTCTCTTTCTTCTAAAAATTCAAGTGCTTTATTCAAATAAGGAATAATATCTGCAAACTGAATCTTCGTACCTCCAATATATACATTTCCAACCTTTTTGGTTCGAATCACGTATCGGATTAAGACACTGTTTAAATATGTCATATCAAGGTATTCTCCCTCCCTAATTTCCATATTGGCAGTAGAATTTACCGTATATTTTTTACGTTCAGAAATAAAATACTGATATTCTGTAGCACTATTTGCGACATGATCCAAAGATTGATGATATCCTTTCATAGAATCACTTCGGGAATCATAATATGTCTCATCTTTTGTCTCAAATCTATAGTTTTTGGGTAGAAATTTTTTTAATGCTTCTGTATCTGATGCAGCATTTTCTCTCTCCATTACCTGTTTTATTGTTGGATCATGCTCATCATCTAATGTGAATCCAATAAGTCGATTATTTAATACTCGAATTTCTTTTTTTTCTAATTCCATTTCATCCCATAAACAGGTAGACTTTTTGATAACATGCCCTATGTTTGTAATATTCGGTCTAATTGGCGTTTCAATGGTTTCAAACTCGATATCAAGAGGATATTTTCTCATAAATACATCATAATATTCGGTTTTATCCACTTTATTTATCTTATAAAATTTGAAATCTTTCAATGATACATCACGAGTACGATTAGCTTCTCCACGTCCACGATTATTGTTCCAGACACCACCTCTCCATCCATATCCATAGCCGTTATCATCTCTTGTAATCCTCATTAAAGTTAAAATGGTATCTCCCTTTTTCATAACTTCATGATTTGTTCTTTTTAGGATATCTTCTAGTGTTCCGAACCGATCATCTTCTAACCATCCATCTGCCATACTATAGATCACATAAGGATTTGACTTCATAATAGAACCTATCTTTGGAAGCTTTAAGATTTTTCCTTGATCGACTATTCCCTGCAATATCGCAAAAATAAAGTATCTTCCGGCGATCTCTTCTTTTTGGGAATTGTGAATGTTTTTTTCGTCTTCATTTGCAATTTCTTTCGTTTCTGGCTTCAAAAACATATTTTCATCTTTCACCTGGACTTTATCATCATCTGTCCATCCAATATAAAGATTCTCACCATCCCTGATTAAAATTGCTATTGTGTTTCCGTGAAGTAATTCATATTCTGATAACATGTTATTTCGGATATCGGACTGGCAGCGGATTGTTCCATCCTTGCTGATTTTTACTAAAGAAATAGATTTAGGACCTGGTGCAAACATATTCATAAAATCATCTCGAACTTTTAATAATTCCTCAAATGTATGTTTACTATATTTTGATCCATCCAAATCATAAATTGCTGCATATCTTCCCAATTCTTCGTTCAAAAATCGGATTTTTTGATATAGGACAACAGAATCTTCAACATCCGCATGTTTTCCTTTTCTTAGTGGCACAAAAGTTACAGTTTCTCCCCAATAGCAACGAATGGCATATAACTCTGTATCATATATAAATAATTGTCCTTCCAACTCTGCTTTTTTTGATTCTAATTCTTCTTTCTTCTTATTTATTAATGAGATGGTATCTGCATATTTTGCTTCAATTTCCTGTTTCATTCGCTCAATCTCTGCTGCTTTTTCTTTTTGCAGATTTTTAAGTTCATCCTGTTTATTTTGAATCTCTTGTTTTTTTGTATCAATGATTGATGTAAGATCGTTTCTACATAAATCTTCATTTTGAAAGATTGCCGGCAGCGTTGTTTGAGCTGTTCCTCCCTTGCCTGCTTTTAAAGATATTAAGGACTGATCATCTAAGTTTTTAAATAATGTTGAAGTAATATAGTCTTTTGGAGTGACAAAACAGAATGAGCCATAATGAAGGACTGCTAAAATATCGTCTTGATATAAAAGATTCCATGGCAATTTCATCTGGTCTAAATAATTCTGAATTTTAACAATTTCTCCATTTACGTCTACTAACGGTTCATGTGTGTATCGACCCGCACATCCCATAGAATATCCTTTATTCAAATATTCTTTGATTTCGTTGTTTATTTCTTTTGACTGATTATTTTTTCCCCAATAATCTTTGTCATATAACTGATCAATCCAACAATTTCCTTTTGTTTCTTGTAATCTAAAATTTATGAAACCTACAATATCAAAAATTGCGGTGCCAATTTTTTTTAATCTTCTGCTCATCTTATTGTCCTCCTATTCCTTTGTTTTTTCTGTTTCATAACAGATTCATCTATATGAATATATTCGGCAAAATCTTATTTTTACTTAATCTGTAACCTATAAAATGTATTCCACTTTCTATTTTTCCTTATTTTTACTTTATATCTCTTTTTCGTGATATTTTATCTCCTTTTCTAAATATTATGTCTTATTTAGAAGATATTTTGTTTTGGACTACAATTTATCCAAAAACAAAAATTTCAGAAATATCAAATTGATGTAAAACCATATCTTTATCAATTTTCTGCCACATAGCAGATTTCGCTATAGCGATTCTTTTCGATGTTTTCTTATTTTTACAAACTGCCAAAATATTTTGGTCCTTTGGAATCCACATATTTAACACAGCTCTAAAACTGTACAGTAGTACTTGTATTGGAATCCGTTCCTTTGGAATCCACATATTTAACACTGCTCTAAAACCTCTTATCTATACGTAGTACGGCAGTTTATCCTTTGGAATCCGTAATAAACACAAACCATTTATCTGTATTCCGAAAAATGTATTTGCAAGTATTCCAAAATCCGATAAACTTGAAATAAACGTTCTGGATCATTCTTATATCTTTCCTTGATACTCTCATATCTTTTTTGATATCCGATATAGTCTCCATCATGATTCACGCATAGATCTGCAAGCCATAAAAGTGCTTGCTTTCTACTTGGGTTCTCTATAAATCTTCCATGACAACTAATTAATTCGCAAATTTCTGCATTAAGTCCATTTCTCTTCAAGATTTCTGCACCTAATCTTCCGTGATCCGTACCTTTGGGATTGTCGATATATCCTATATCATGTAATAAGCCAGTCAAATAAAGATCTTCTGTCTCTTCCTTACTCCAGTCATGAGATTTCGCATAGGCAAATAAGAAATTTGCAACTCCCATACTATGCCTAATTCTGGATTCTTTTAAACACCCTTCTGCTGCTCCGTACTTTGCTACAAGGATATTTTTCATATGATTACAAAATGCTGCGTTTTCCCCAGTACATTCATATTTCCTATTACATTCTTTACATGAATCCTTTATAAAATCACATGCTTCTGATTTATCTGAAATGGTTATTTCCCTCATATCTGGTGTTGTAAATTGCATATCTTCTTATCTCCTTTCATATATTTTAAAATTACTTAATAATTAGATTGAACATCCAATTGATTATTATTCCCAATATTCCAATCGTAAAATAGGGTAAAAATATTGAATTTCTTTTATTTGGGTTGAGATAAGTACAAAAAGATAAGAACCTATTTCTCTTTTTGGCTTCTTCTGGATACCAACTGCTGTCTGAAAACATCCAATCATACTGCCCTGGTCTTTTGTTACTTTCACCTATAATCTCTCCCTCTAGTGTTGATGTTCTTATTGGTAATGAATGTATGACTTCTTGTCCTTTGTAATCTTTATATTTGCTTTCTGTACCTACATTAGCAAATATTTTATTGCTGCATTCTTCATAAATAAGCTTTTTTATTTCTTCAACATCTTTATCGTTATATGTTTTTTCTATTACCGGTTTTGTAAGAGTAATTTTTGCTTTTATTTTTCCATGATCAGTCTCATACGAAAACTCAAAAATTATATAATACGCAACCGTAGTCTTTACAAATTTGTCTGGGAAACATTTTTGATATTCTTTTTCAGATAATAACAAACGTTCATCTTCAAAATCGTAGCTACGATCATATACATATTTAATTTCTCCCATTTCTGTATACTTTTTAATATTATTTCTTACAATTTCAAACTTTTTATAACTTACATTCGTAAGTTCTATCTTTTGAATATCTATAGTTTTTCCATAAAAATTTCTGTCTGTTTCTAGCTTCTTTCGTAAACCGCTTATTACAATAGTGACTATATAGGGGATTGTATAAATAATTCCAATTATAATATAATACTTAACCATCGAATTTCTCCTTTCATAATCTGCTGCACCTAGCAGCTCTCGCTTTTGCGAGCAGTATCGATAAAATTCTTATTTTTACACAGTCTGTTTATTATTTGACCATCGACAATGATTCTGTTTTATAGACTTCTAAAACTATGTTCGTAATATGCAACAAATGGCTAATCATCGACAATGATTCTGTTTTACAGACTTCTAAAACCCAATCAAACGATCATCGTCATCTAACAATCATTTACAACGATATTTTTTACAGGCTTTTAAAACAATAGATGTATTTATTGTACCGTTATATTAACAATGATTCTTTCAACTCTTCTTGCAATTTACCTCATAATCATTGATGCAAATCTCATAAATGCTTTTGCAATAAAATATATTGTAAATAGCATAGAAACACTTGAAATTAATACATCCCCACTAAATATTTTTCCAATAATATATTTCATCGTCACTGATAAATAAATTACAATAATCAAACAAAGGCAAGCTGCTATCATATAAAGTAAAATAAATTTCATGTCCATCGTTAACATAGAATTTTGATTAACGATCATTTCTGTAATCAATCGAATAGTGAAAATAAGACCTATTGTAAAATACAATGTAAAAATATTGTCTGCTCTACGCATATCGAGTCTGGAACAAAATGATAAAAACCTATTCTTTTTTCTTTGCGTTTGTGGATACCAACTTTCATCATAGAAAAGGTAATCCCATTTTCCAGATTCTTTATTACTCTCTCCTGTGATCGTTCCATGCATTGTTTTTGTATCAATATCAATGTTATGTACAACTATTTGACCTTTACAATCTTTGTATTCAAAATGACTTCCAGGCACTTTAACAAACACCTGTTTCTCGCATCTCTTAGCAATTAGTTTCTTGTATTGTTCTATATCTTTCGGATTATAATATCTTTCTATTGTAGGTTTATAAGATTCGATGGTTGCTTTCATTGATCCATTAGTTGACTGATAAGAAAAAATAAACTCTGGATAATATGCTGTAATTGATTCAACCGTTGATTCTAAAAAATATCTATCGTATTCCTGTTTTGATATAGCATATACAACATCTTGACTCTTTCCTTTTTTGTAGAAATATTGAAGCTCTCCATCTTTGTTACATTCACTAAAATCAGAAACTTTCATATCAATTGGTTTATATCTGACTTTTACTAATTCAATATCTTTAGGAGAAATCTCCTTTCCATAAAAATTTCGATCCGATTCTAATTTCTTTCGTAAACCGGAAATTACAAATGAAATTAAAATAGGAATACACCATAATATGCTGACAATAATTAAAATTAAATCTTTCATAATACCCCTCTAATCTCTTTCTGATGGCCAATAATTTTCGGAAATTCTAGGAATCCAATCCTCTTTAACTGCCTTGATCATTCCTTTAGGAATGCCTCCGGTGTTACTTTAAGCATCTCCGCTAGTTGTTCTTTTGATAAAATTGCTTTTTTTTTATCTTTGTTAAAAATATTCGATAAATCTAACATAGAACGCCCTCCTTTTCGCTGCCTTTCTTTTACCAGCAGATCGTATCGTTTATCAAAATTCCCTTATAGGTAATCTTCCATCCTAATTTTTTAAATATCTCCAAGGCTGCATCTGCTTTTTCCTTTAACTGTTTTGCTTCTTCTTGTTGTATATAAAACAATTCTGTATCTTTTTCTATTTTTCTTTTCCTTTCTTCTCCCGTCTCTATTGCTATCATTGTCTTTCTAAGTAAACCATCATGAATGGAATGATAAACTTTGAAATACCTTTTTATATGAGTAATTAGATTTTTTGTGTGATAAGGTTTTTCATATAATAAATGAGCCAAATCAATAAAAGCCTTTAGATTCTTTTTATCAATAACCTTTTGGGTTAGCTCTTTTACTTTATAAAGTCGTTTTAAATAATCTTTTTCTGCATCAGCCATGAAAGGTTTTATGATTCCATGATACCGAACAGTAATTCCCTGCCAATCTACAGGACTATGAAATTCAATACTGTATTTTCCTTTGGAATATATGACACATCCATGTGTAATTTCCTTTGTTGTATTCTGAAACAATTCATTATCCTGATACATTTCATCAACAATGCATGAAAAAATATCAAGAATCTCTTTTATATTATGATCGTAAGATTTTCCATAAATGGAAAGCAACATTTCTCGATCACCCATCAATGAGATCAGGCTTTCGAAACCCTTCGACAAATTGATTCTTTCCAATGTTCTGTCATATTGATCAATAATTTTTTGTTTTCTTTTTTCTACATACTGATATAATTGATCTTTTGCTCTCATTGACGTTCCCACTTTCTCTATTAATCAAAAAATAAGCCATATCCTAATTGTGCATTTAGCTCGCCATTCCAATATCCATTGATTGGTTCAATTTCCGATTCTATTAACTTATATGTGAAATCCTCTGGCATAGATAACGCGATAAAATTCATAATAAGTTTTGCACAATCTTGAGTTTCATTTATATAATAATCACAACCAACTCGACGCCACTCAATATCTTTTAAACATCCTGCATTATCTAAAATTTCAAATACTGTTCTGCACATAGATGATTCTTCATATGTTGTCCAAATCTGTCTACCATCTTTATAATCAAGACCTAAATCTGTATAGTTTCTGCCGTCATTAAAAGTAATCCCTAATTTTTTGCAGCTGTCTTTATATGCTTGTCTGATTTTGTGTACATCGTAATTACAATCAAATAAAAAGTCTTCTGACTGTTTATGCCCATCCTTTGACCAATCGCCTAATACTAACTTATAAACCATCTTAATCTCCTTTTCTTTGTTATCTAATCTATTATTTTGATATTCGTCTGGAAAAGCTAATCAATAGAAAATATAAAAAACATAAAACGAGAATGATAATAAATTGATTGTTATTTGATCAGCTGATCCAGATTTTTACTGTCCCTGACAGTTCCTACTTTAGTAGGCACATTCGATAAACTCTTATTTCAACACACCATGTAATCTTTTTGACCATTCGGAATCACCCAATTTTACATGGTTACAAAACGAATGCTGTGTGTACATATAATGGGAATAACATTTGAAATTGTCCAATTTTAACGTTATATAATTCTATCTTACATTCATAATTTATTGAAACCTCACACAAATAAACTAACAAGTGTACGGTGTAAAATTCATTAACTTAATTTCTGCACCAGCAGATTTTGCCTTGAGCAAATCAACTCGATAATTTCTTATTTTTACGCACTATGTACCATTTAACCCATTGAAATTATCTGTTTCTACATAGTTCTAAATACTGGATGTCAGGAACATATCATATTTCCTTTGGAATTATCTAATTCTACACAACAGATCATTTAGTTAAACATAGTTTCAAAACGGCATGGCTAACTGTATTGACAATGCATTATTTTTAATATTTTTCCTTTTTATCCTAATTTTTACTTGGAATTATTTTAAAAAGACCCACCCACCATAAAAAATTCGATGGGTGGGATAAAAATTGATTATTCTTTTAAAATTTCTTTCATGAATTCCTTTTTAACTCTAACGACCATTTCTGCAAATAATGGATAAGCATCCAGTCGATACTGTGTAACCGGATCCATGTTACCATATGCTTTCAGATACTCATTTCTCTTTAATGCTTCCAAATCTTGCAGATGTTTTCTCCATTCTTTATCAATAGATTTTAACAAAACTTTTTTCTGTTCCTGCAGAATGGTTACTGTATCTTTTCCTTCGTCTTTTTTTCTTTTCATTGCTTCATGAAATTCTTTTTTCATGTTCATTTCTTTTGCGATACGCTCTACAGTTTCTCGATCCATATCATCATTTAGAATCTTTTCTCTTTCATTGTAAATGACTCGCATTTGCACCTGATTTACTTTGTCATAATCAAACAGGTCTTTTCGGTTAGAATAGTATTGTAATCCGATTCTTTTGTGTACTCTTCTAATAATGTTGCCAGAAAAAGGATCTTTTTTTTCAATTTCTTTTACTTTTTTCATTTCTTCATAATAAGATTTTGATAAATATGGATTAATTAAGCGATCTTCTAAAGAAACAAAAAACTGTGTGCTTCCAGGATCCCCTTGTCTTCCGCAACGTCCTCTTAACTGATTGTCAATACGCTTGGCTTCATTATGCTCTGCTCCAATGACAAGTAATCCTCCTGCTGCCCTTGTTTTTTCATCAATCTTAATGTCTGTACCTCTTCCAGCCATATTGGTTGCAATAACTACGTTTCCACTACTTCCTGCTTCCGCAATAATTTCTGCTTCTCTTCGGTGCAGCTTTGCATTTAACAAATCATGTCCAATGTCATTTTCATCAAAAATATCACTTAATTCTTCTGATGTTAAGACACTGGCAGTACCAACTAATACAGCTCTACCCTTATCAATAGCTTTTCTTGTTTCCTCCAAAATTGCCTGATATTTTTCTTCTTTTCGAGCAAAGATTCTATCTGGCAGGTCTTGACGAATTACAGGACGGTTTGTAGGAATTACAGAAATCTTCTTTTTGTAAATTTTTCTGAACTCTCTTCTTTCAGTTTTGACCGTTCCTGTCATGCCGCAAAAATCTTTATATTGACGGAATAGACATTGATATGTAATAGATGCCGCAGTTTCTGATGCTGCATCTATTTCTACTCCTTCTTTCGCTTGTACTGCCTGATGCAATCCATCGGACCATGTGCGTCCTTCTGTGAGTCTCCCTGTAGCATTGTCTACGATAATTATTTCATTTCTTCTGACGATGTAATCAATACCTTTTTTCTTTATAAATCTGGCAATCAAAGCATTGTTTAAGCTGTGTAATATAAACTTATCTAAATGATCCACATTAAAATAATCTTCTGCTTTTTTTACTCCGTTTTCAGTCAGATACACCTGCCCATATTTTAAGTTAAGGATAGCATCGCCATCTACATTAGGGAACTCTCCGACATAAACTGTGTCTTCTAATTCTTCTGTTTCTTTTGAAAGTTCTAATGTTTTTACAAATTTGGCACAACTGATACAAAAACCACTAATAAGTTCTGTATCTGCTGAAATAATAAGAGGTGTCCTTGCCTCATCAATTAAAATTGAATCTGCTTCATCAATAATTGCAAAATCATATTTTCCATTACAAACAACTGAATCTGGATGCATTGCCAAATGATCCTTTAAGTAATCAAAACCAACCTCAGAATTTGTAATGTAGCACACATCACATTTGTATGCTTTTTTTCTTTCTTCTATTGGTGTCTCTGTCGTAATATATCCAACACTTAATCCCAGCATTTCATATACCGGTAATAAAAGTGTGTAATCACGTTCTACAAGATAATCATTTACCGTTAAAACATGTACCTTCTGTCCATCCAATACTTTTGCAAAGGCCGTCATCGGAGAAACAAATGTTTTACCTTCCCCTGTTTTCATTTCAATGACATGTCCCTGGTACATCTTAATCGAAGCTAAAATCTGCACTGGATAAGGTTCAATATTGATTGTACGTCTGGATGCTTCGCTTGCTAATGCAACACTTTTGATTAACCGTTCTTTTTTATTCTTTATATCTCTAACATGTTCAAGCTCATCTGTAAGATCATCTTTTTCTTTAAGCTTTTGACATTCTCTTAATACAGCCTGAACAATCCTATTTTTAACTTGTCTTGCTTCTGCCATTTTTAATCCTCCAATTTATAAAAATTTATTTGCTAAAGTTGCAACTAGAATATCAATTCCATACACAACTGCCATGATCAACATTAAACTGAACAATAAGACAATATATGACACAATACAACTGATGGGTTTTGGATATGTCATCCTAACATTTTTTGCCATATTTTCACTTTTATTTTTTTTCTTCTTTAAATCCATTGTTTTTCCTCCTGACGAACGCCATATACTTCTGCTTTAATCTGATATGCTGTTTCTACTAATACACCAATCACAATAACCAATGATGTACCAAACATTGTTAAGGAAGATAATCCTAAAATAGATGTAATTGCAATCGGTACAATAGAAATTAACGTCAATAAAATAGAATCTAAAAGCATCATTCCTGTCTTTGCACTATGTAAAAATTTTGATGTGTCATTTCCTAAACGCACTCCAGGAATATAGCTTGCTTTTTTCTTCAAATCAATTGCAATTGTGAAAGGATTAAAGGCAATATCTGAATACATAACTCCAAATAAGAAAATTCCGGCACAATATACGATGATTCCAATAATATAAATCGGTTTTGTACTAACAAACCATTTTGAAGTATTAAAAATCTGTGTTTTAATGCCTACAAGAGATAACATCTGTACTAACTGTAGAATTGTACTCATAAAAATGATTGGCATTACATTTAACATATTAAGTCGAACTGGAATAAAGAAATGTTTAATAACTTCTTCATTCTGATCTACTCGGGCACTTTCTCTCACAATGATTTCCTTACGAATTAACTCCATGATCAATAAAACAAATAATGTAATTAAAATTACTGCAATTAAGATTGCCGTTTCCCATTTTTTTAAAGAGATGATTGTTAATACATCATTCGGCATTGAAGCAATAATATTAATGAATAAAACTAAAGAAATACCATTTTTAAAATATCGAAGTTCAATCCATTTCCCGATACCGATTAAAATCAAGGTTCCAATCATTAACGTTAACCCAGCAAAAAGAATATAAATTTTTCCATTTAAATATCCCTGTGCATAAAGTGTATAAGATGCAGTAAAAGAAATAATTACAGACGTAATACAGCTGATTAACAATGTCATTTTCTGCATATGTCTCCGACCGTACTCTCCTTCATGATACATTTGATTTAGCCTTTTAGACGTATATCCAAGTAACTGAACAACAATACTTGCTGTGATATAAGGCGTAATACCAGCACCAAAGATTGTCATATTTGAAAAACTTCCACCTGTCAGGCGATCATATAACTGAAAATAACCATTTCCTTTCCCTGCAACAGCAAGCTTGAACATACTGTGTTTCACACCTGGCACTGGAATATGTGACATGAATCGAATTAAAAGTAATAATAAAATCGTCATTCCGATTTTTTGTGCAAATTGTAATCGTTTATTTTCTTTCTTCATTTTTTCATTCCCTTCCTATTCTTTCTTTTCATCTGGCATCTTGTTACGAAAATCATCCGGAATTCGATTATTATTTGAAATTTTCTTATATATCTTACAAAATTCCGGATCACTCATTGCCATCATATAGTCATTCATAATCAAATATTGATTGAATCGCTCAAATTCTTCTTTCGTCAGCGAAGTTTTGCTCGCTCTTTCTATCGTATATGGTTGAATCATCCCATCTTTTACCATGTCTCTTACAAAAGAAATTTTCTGCTCAACTTCTTTATAAGCTTTTGAGTCAAAAGAATCTTTCAACAGCTCTAAATTAGATACTAATTCGTACATTCCATTTGCAAGAGCAGTAATTTCACCATAACTCATATGCACAACCGCATAAGAATTTGGATGATTTACATGTAATTCTTTAATATACATAAAGCACTCTCCCTTCTCAGCTATTTGAAAATATTTCCTGCCACACGGCAGTTCTCGTTTTAACGAGTCTATTCGATTATTCCATTCTTATTTTTACGCACTGTGCAAAATAATTTGACTATTTAGACATGATCCTATTACACAGTTACAAAACTGAACTCCAAGAATTTTCACGGATATTTTTTATTTAGACATGTTCCTATTACACAGTTACAAAACTCAAATTGACGTTCAGGAAATGCAACAGTACATTTAGGCATGTCCGCGTTACACGGTTACAAAACGCCTTTCTTTTTCAGAAATTTTATTTTGTCTTTAGACATATCTCTGTTGTACGGTTACTATTCTCTTTTATAAATAATAAACTTTTTGTCCTTCACCATAACACTTTAATATCTCTAAAATTTTTGATACAGCGTTTTCTTTACAAGCAAAACATCCGAGACTGCATGTCGTTGTTCCAAAACCAGATACAGAGGACATTTCACATTTTATTTCCCATCCATGTCTTGATTTTTCGATATGCATATCTCCTACACATTGTAAATTGATAACCGTCGATCTATTATCAGCTAAGTAAATTAACATAAAAACATCCCCTTTCTCTGATTTGTTTTACTTTAACTTGTATGATTCAATATTGTTGATCGCAAGTGAGGTAGTTCCCTCCATCTGGCTCTCTCTAATTTCGATATTAGCTTCATTAAATGTTTCCATTGGAATTTTAATGATGATTCCTGTATCTGTTTCCATTTCCAGATAATTCAACTTACTAACGGTACTTTCTTTGATAACAGCGAACTTATCATACTGCATATCATATCTTTCCATCTTCTGATCATAGATAGAAAGATTTTCTCCATTGTCTTTGAATAATTCATCACCAATCTTATTGATATCAAACATTCCATCTTCTACAAAGCAATCATACAATGCCTTTTTCGTATGAAATTGTGCCTTTAATCCATCCTGTCTGCTCTGATTGATAAGATCCATTACTGTTCTATTTAAAATCTGAAATTTTTTCTTTGGTGGAAGACCTGCCATGCACATTAAAAATCGTTCGGATAAGTAATTGCATTTTTCTCCATTTAACATTTCATATTTTTTCTGAACCAGATAAACATCTTTCTTACTTGAAAGATCAAAAATCACTGCTTCTGTCAACTTTCCAGACTGGATAACATTTTGTTTTACAATATCAGTCACATCATCTTTATTCTGATAATGAACAAATGTTGAGTGATAATTCATTTTTAGCAATGCCAGATAAATATTGCCATCTACCTGAAAACTAGCACAAAGCAAATCTGCTGACGGAATCTGAACACTGTCACACATGATATCAAACAACTGCTCAGCCAGATTTCTTGTCGTATCGATAAAGCTCTGATCATTTGTTTCTTTGAGATTTTCAATAGCCTTTGCAACCGATGTATTTTTATCCAGCTTGCAGCTGATTCTTTCATCATTATCCAAGACTTTAAATACATTATCTCTGATCATATCAAACAAATCTGGTCCCATATCAATCAGATTAGTTGCTAATCCAATCTGTCCACTTCCACTGTTTAATATATGTAAAATAGATTTTCTGACGATGATATCATCTTTCACAATCTTATTTCTTATCATTTTCTATAATTCCTCCCTAATTAGTCAAGTTGTTTTTCCTTTAAAATAAAGGATTTTTTAGTTATTTATCT